TAACGTGGAAAGATAAAAGTGGTAACGATGTAAAACTTATGACAGCTCCTGAAGAGGATATTAGGAAATGATATAAGCACTGTTATGAGATGTTATACAATGCATATCCATGGTCCCCTGGCAAATATGTCGTTCGAGAAAATATTCATAAAACATGGGATGCTTGTAATACAGAGTTATTTGTAAGATATCTTTTACATGACTGCGACACTGATATAAAAACAAAGAAAGATATTCTTGACTATATAAATAGTCAAAGATCCTCCCATGAAGAGGATATACTTAATGAATCTATTTCAGTTCTATTTAACGGACTTGAGCCTATTTTTGAAAAGGTAACTGTTAGTCGTCTCATGGATGCTTGTTTTGATAAACTTGATATTTTAAATAAGAAAATGATTACTGATAAGTTTATTTTAGCACAGGGAATCTGGTTAACGGATAATGAAAAAGTTGAGTTAACTGAAGTCGATAGTAATGGTAGAGTACGTAACAGAATGGAAGTAATTAAGGAAAGATTATGTTTGAATCCTGATATTAAACTTCGAGTTAGTCCAACAGGATTATCTTTTTCTGAATTTCGTTCATTAGTTCAGCTTACCTCTTTACCTAAGATAACATCATTGTCAACTATAGCACTAAAGACATTAAGAGATAAAATATTATTATTACTAGATAATGATTTAAATTATCATATAAATAAGTGGAATACTTTAATGTCTAATATTCAACGAGTGGCTGAAGCAAGAAATATTTCATTACCAATATTCGAAAAGACAAGTAAAGAGTAGCTTATTTTTATATCTAATCAATTTTTTGTATCTTTAATGAACCGAGATGAACGTCAGAAATTAGGTATAAGACGCTGAATTGATAGTGGTGGTAGAGGTGTACTTGAATGGGCTACTGGCACAGGTAAAACAAATGGTAGTATAATGGTTATTAAATCGTTATATAAGCATAATCCTAACATCGTAGTATTAGTTGCTGTTCCAACAGATGTTTTGAAAGAACAGTGAAATAGAGAGTTGGCTAAAAACCAACTCTTTTCTATCTGTAAAGTAGAAATATTTAATACTATCATTAAACAGCAATATCAAGTTGACCTATTAGTAGTAGATGAATGTCATTTATCTGCAAGTCCAACGTTTATCAATATCTATAACTGTGTAGAATATAAATATCTTTTAGGATTAACTGCAACCTGAACTCGTCTAGACGGAAGTGAAAAATATCTTGAACAGTTTATGTCCGTTTGTGATACAATTACATTACAAGAAGCATTAGAAAATAACTGAGTATCTTCATACAGAAAATATAAAGTTCTTCTACATGTTGATATGGAGAAATATTGAGAGTATAATGCTAAATTCCAACAATTATTTGCTTATTTTAATCACGATTTTAAACTGGTGATGGAGCTAGTCAAATCACCCAAAAAAGTGAAAATTTGGGCCCAAAAATATGGGAAAAGTGATAATGCTACAAGAGGTTACTTAGCTCAGTTTATGAAATACTTAAAGCTAAGAAAAACTTTTGTCATGACTCATCCTAAAAAGTTTGAAGTTGCAAATAAAATTCTAGACTTTAGACGAGACAAGAAATGTATATTGTTTACTGCTACTGTAAAAGATGCAGAGCTATTTAAATCCAGAGCTTTAGTATTGCATAGTCAGAAAAAGAAAAAGGAGAATAGGATAATTCTTGAAACATTTAATCAATTAGATATTGCTAATATTGTTTCTCCTAAAGCTTTAGATGCTGGTGTCGATGTTAGAGGATTATCTGTAGGTATAGCTTTAACTTGTAATTCTTCTCAAGTGACTGATTTACAACGTATTGGCCGTGTGATCAGAGCTGAAGAAAATAAAGTTGCAGAGTTTTTTACATTAGTGATTGCAGGTTCTATAGAAGAAACTTGGTATAATAATGCTAATAAAAATCAATCTTATATAACTATTACTGAGGATCAGTTAGATGTTATATTAAAAGGTGGTGAAATTTCTACTAGACCCAAAAAAGGCATAATAGATATAGAGCATAGATTTTAATTTAAAAGATCTAACGTAATACGTTATGTTTACTTTTAATCGTATTATATGAAGTTAGATACGATTTTAAATATTATGACTAAATATCAGTTAACAGCTGATGAAGTTTTGTTAATATATTTAACTTTTATTGCACAAACGGAGAATGGAAATCCCGAAGAGCATCGTATTTATTTCAAAAAATGATATGACGGCGGTGGTAATAAACGATTAAAAAGTTTATTTAATTCTCTCAAAGATAAAGGTATTATTAAGAAAAATTATAATCCTAATTGTTATGATCCTGATGAAATAGAGTTTAATCAAAACTTTATTAAACAGTATTTCAAATTAACTGGAGAACTAGGACAAGAGTTAATGGATGCATATCCAACAACGTTGTATCTAAATGGTAAGATTGTAAGTTTAAAGAATATTTCTAAGAAATTTAGAGACCTACAAGAATTTTATTTTTGATACGCATCAACTATTGGACATAGTATAAGTAAACATCGAGAAGTATTAGAAATATTAGAATGAGCTAAGATGAACGATCTTATTCATATTCCTATTATTGAATTTGTTGCTTCTTGTAAGTGAAACGAATTTGAAGAAATGAAAATAAAGGGAATACAAGGTAAGACCAGTACTTATGATGTTTATACAACTGCTTAATGAGTTTGGTAGGTGAATTATATTCTAAAATAGAAGATGGGCGAGAAGGTAAAAATATAGGTCTTAAAACAGGACTTTTAAAATTGGATTTTTATACTGGAGGATTTAAAAAGGGGGTATATAAACTTATCTTCAGCAAAAGTAGTGTTGGTAAGAGCTCTTTTGTTATATATACAGATATATATCGTATTTTAAAAGATTATCCAGATAAAGATATAATTATAGTTTATTTTTCTCTTGAACTAAGTGCTAATACATTGTTGGCGAAATTATTAAGCTTATATTTATATGAAACTTATGGCATTGAAGTTACATATATGCAATTAATGTCATTTACTAATAAGTTACCAGATGATATACATAAGTATGTAATTGAAGCTCGTGAGTGATTAGAATCTATAAGTCATAAGTTTATTATATATGATAAACAGCTCTCTGCAGATTCTTTTTATGCAGAAATGATGGAACTCCACAAAAGTTTAGGAACCTTTCAAAAAAGTCCTAATGGAAAAAGAACTATATATACCCCAAATAATCCTAATCAAATAGTTAATGTTGTTATTGATCATTTACTTTTAGTAAATCCTCAAAAAGGGAGAACTAAAAAAGAAGAAATGGATCTTATATCAACTTATTGTGTCAGATTTAGAGAACTATGTCAGACTAGTTTTGATATTATAATGCAAGAAAATAGAAATAGTACAACTATAGATAGGAGAAAAGCTGGTATGGAAGAGCCTACTGCAGATGAAATTCAACAGTCAGGTGAACCATTACAAGCTGCTGATATTTGTATTGCATTATTTAGTCCATTTAAAACCCAACTAAAAAGTTATAGAGGATATAAAATAATGGATGATAACGAAGGATATGGTTTACAAGATATTTGTAGATCTATTATTATTCTTAAAAATAGATATGGTATTTCTAATAGAATTATCATGTCTGCTTTCAAAGGTAGTATTGGTATGTTCTATCCTTTACCTAAATCTGATGAAATAAATTATGAAGATTATCTTTCATGAAGAGAAAAAGAAATAAAAGATGCAACTGTAAAAGATACAGAAGTAAAAGATATCAGAAATAAAAATAAATTTAGTTTTTAAATATGGCTATTGAATTACCAAAAAGTAAAATTCCAGCATCTACACAAGACCCTAAGTACTTGATTCTCTATGGATTGCCAAAGTGCGGGAAGACTACAACTCTTTCAACTCTTGATAACAATCTAATTATCGATTGTGAGTCAGGAACTGATTACATCGATGCACTTAAGATTAAAGTAAATACAGTTAAAGAAATTAAAGAGGTCTGTAAAGCAATTATTGATGCAGGGAAGCCTTATAAGTACATAACGATTGATACTATTACTGCTCTAGAGGAAATGGTAAAACCTCTAGCTTTGAATTTATATAAGGCTTCTCCTGTGTATAGTGATAAAAAATACGCCGATGTTACGGATGTAACTCATCTCCCTTCTGGTCAGGGATATATGTGGACGCGCTTAGCCTTAGAAAAGATTATTGATATGGTATCAAAATGTGCTCCAAATATCATCTTATGTGGCCATGTAAAAGATATATCATTGAACGAGGGACTTGAAGGTAGTGTAAAAGATCTTGATCTTGTTGGAAAAACAAAACGAATTCTTTCCGCTAAGTCAGATGGTATTGGGTTCTGTCATAGAGATCTAGATGGTAATTTATGTGTTAATTTTGGAAACAATGGTGAAATCTTAACTGGGTCTCGATGCAAACATTTAGCTGGTAAAGATATTATTATTGCTGAACGTAAAGAAGATGGAACATTTGTACCACATTGGGAACGTATTTACCCATCTCTTGTAAAATAGAAATTTTATGTTAAAAATATCTTTTGATTTTGATATAGAATCACGGGCTGCTACTAACGTTAAGGTAGTAGATGTACCTCCTAAGTATGATAACATAAACTTACCAGTTGTTGAAGTTGGAGATAGTAGACTAATTATCTCCCCTAAAGCAATAGAACTTATGTCAGTCAAATATGGAGATAGAATTGCTGTGAATTATATTCAAAAAAATAATGAAATTACAATTCCTGTAATTGGTAAAGCGGAAGCTTTTGCTGATCCAAATGCTGGTAATAAAGTAAGCAAGAACAATACTGTGTCTTTTAAGGGAACACAGAAAACAATCTTAACTAAATATGGTCAGTTGTTTAAAATTAAGGAGTATAAACCTGGGATGTTTAGAATGGATCCAATTAACGAGGCAGACCTCATCCCCGCTGATCTTAGTTTAATTACTGAAAATAATGAATTAACTTTAATTTAATAATAATATGAGTATGTTTAATATGGGTGGCGTCAAGGACGCTAAGGTAGTATCTAATAATTTCCTTCGTGCTGGAATTCACAATGTAATCTTTAAAGGAATTGATAAAGCGGATGGATTTAATGCAATTGAACTTCGTTTTGAGGCAGTAGATGGTAGTGGTATTCACAATGAACGAATTTTCGAACCCCGCTCAGAAGAAAGAACCCAAAGTCAATATGGCACAAATCCATCTGAATCTGAGCAGTTTATGTGTAAAATCAAGCAAGTAATTGATGCTCTTGATCCTGAACTTGCACATAAGATTGAAGCAGATGGAGATAAGTTTGCTGCTCCAGATTTTGACTCCTTCATTGCTCTTCTTAAGAAATATCTTGATAAGAAAGTTGGAACTCAGACACAAATTAAGCTTGTGCCAACTACTGGGAACTTTGTAGGTTTTCCTGGGTTTGTAGCACGTCTCAGTAAGGATAACGCAATTTATATGACTACAAAAATAATTGGTCATGATCTTGTATTAACCGCAAAAGAAAAAACAGCTATTGACAGTGCAGCAAATGCAAAGCCTACTGATATGCGCCAACGTAATAATGAACTTGATGATCTGCGTGAAGACTTTTCTCCTCAAGAAGATAGTATGAACAATGACGACAGTGATCTGCCTTTCTAATAATAAATAAGTTATAGTTATATGACGCATGTACAAGCATATCTTCTTCGTTACTGAAAGAAGTATGCTTGTACATTATATTATAAATAATCGTAAACTTATGTATAAAGAGGTAAGATATGGAATACAAGTTTCCTGCTGTTATAACTAGAGATTTAATTGAATCTAAGGTTTCTCAAGAAACATTAATGTATACTTATTATGGGCAACCTGTAAAAAAGGGTCTTTTTAGGTCTAAAGTAAGAAACGATTCAAAACCTACTGTAGCATATTATAAAAATCGCATGGGTAGGATTATTATAAAAGACTTTGGAAGTAATTATTGCGGAGATTGAGTATATGTGGTTATGAATAAATATGGCTGTGGGTATTATAAGGCATTAAACATAGTTGCAAGTGATATAGGTTTAATTCCCAGACAAAATAATATACCGCAGGAGATTAAGTATTCTAATACAAAACTTGAAGATACTACTGATGCTATTATTCAAGTTGAAATAAAAGATTTCGAACAATATGAGTTAGATTGATGGGCTAAGTTTGGTATTGATTTGCGAACACTAAACAAGTTCAAGGTATTTTCTTGTAAAAATGTATTCCTTAATAATAATTTGTTTCATTTGTTTAAAGATAAACAATTAGTATTTGGATATTATGGAGGTATAAGAGAAGATATTGAACGTTGACGGATTTATTTCCCTAATAATAGAAAATATAAATTTATATCTAATTGAAAATCACTAAGACTACAAGGATCTCACATGTTACCAAAAATGGGAGAATATCTTGTTGTTACTAAGTCATTAAAAGATGTAATGACATTGTATAATTTAGGAATTCCCGCAATAGCCCCAATATCAGAAAATTGTTTCTTATCTGAGGCTCAATATCATCGTCTTAAAGAAAGATTTAAACATATAATCTTATTATATGATAATGATCGTCCAGGATTGAGAGCAATGATATCTATTAAAAAGAAATTCCCTGAAGTTATTCCAATATGAATACCTTGAGAATATAAAGCTAAAGATATATCTGACTTTTATGCCAAATATAAACATGATAAAACTGTTAGTCTAATTGAAAGCGCAAAAGAATATATTAAAGGAAAATCAGAGGGGGAAAGAGAAGAAATCAAGAAATTTAAAGAGGAATAGAGCTAGAGGAAATGCTTATGAGGTACAGATAGCAAAAGAGTTACGAGACCTTGGTTTTACAGGTGTTGTTACCTCTAGATCAGAAAGTAAAAGTATGGATGATAGAAAGGTTGATTTAGTTGATGTTGAAAATAAACTATTTTTTAATCCTCAGTTAAAAGCAACTATTAATACTCCAGATTATTTTGGAATTTTAAACTCATGTCCTTTTAAAGATAAACCATTTGTTATCTTTTGAAAAAAAATTAAACCAACAGAGTCTACATTTAGGTCAGTTGGAGAAGTGGTTATGATACCGAAAGATTTTTTTTATGAATTAATTAAGAAATATGGAAACTTGTAAAGTAGAATTTATTCACAGCACAGGACAGAAAATCGTTCTAGATTTTAGTCTAGACGATAAAGGAAACTTGGACTATAAACCTTCCTTTGAACCAAAAATCACAGATTTAAAAGCAAATTTAGGTCTTTCTGCGAGACTATGCGAGCTATTTTTAACTGCTTTAGTTAATATGAATAAAACAGGAGATACAAAGATAGAAGATGATAGACCAAAAAGGAAACTTGAAAGTTAAATATAATTTAGTTTCACAATATAAAGTAGAAGAAGCTAACAAAGTTCTTATGGGTATTTCTAATAATAAGTACCACTTTATAAAACATTATGACAGTTAATTTAAATGATATAAAACTATCTCCTAATTTAGAAAGTGTCCATCGTGAGAAAATGTCTGATGAGGAATATTTTTCAAGTAAATATACCAACTATATATCAAATTCTCGTTTAAAGTTGATTAATCCTAATCAAAATGGGTCTCCAAGCAAATATAAAGAAGGATTTACTGGAGAAACCACAATATCATTAAGTATTGGCAGTGCAATCCATGAACTACTACTCCAGAAAGATATCTTTACTTTAGGCCCAGACATAGGTAAACCCTCAGCTAAGTTAGGACTGGTAATCGATGAAATATTTAAGCTACGAAAAAAGAATCTACCTATATATAGTGCTATAGTAGAAGCTTGTGGAAAGATACATTATTATGAATTAAGCTTAACCCCTTCTAGAATAAAAAGTATTATTAAAGATGGGTTTAGATATTACTATAATCTTAAACTTATAACAGATAATAATACTATTATTCTATCATCTAAGGATCGAGATACAGTAGAAAAGTGTATTAATAATCTTAATTCTAATAGACAAGTAAATAATCTATTATATCCTACTGATATCTTTGGAGATGCTATTGAAACATATAATGAGGAAGCATTCTTTATTGATATAAACGCATCTTATAATGGTAATCAACATACTCTTAAGCTTAAAATGAAAGCTGATAATTGAACAATTGATCTTGAAAATAAAATTATCACCTTAAATGATTTAAAAACAACAGGTCATTTATTATATCAATTTATGGAACCTGGTGGATCATTTGAAATATTTTCTTATTCAAGACAATTCGCATATTATATTTGAGTTCTACTTAGATATTGTGAAAAAAAGTATGGATACAATTCAGAAGAATGAACTGTAAAATGTAATGTTATTGTTGTTGAAACTACATCTACTAATAGTGTTGGAGTATACCCAATTAACAAGGAGGTACTAGAACAAGGGCGTAAAGAATTTTGTAAACTTCTTAAGATGGTTGCATATTGTGAGATGAATTATTATTCCGATGATATTATATTTGTTTAGTATGCAGAAGATAGAAATTCAAGCTCACTCCTTAGAGGAGGCAAAACTTATAGCTTTTCAAGCAGGTATTACCGTAGTACAAGATGCTACAAAAAATTGGAAGAAAGCAGGCTCTCCTATACTTACGAAAGACTTAAATATATACGCCGCAGATTTTTTAGAGGAAAAGGGTATGTTTGATTTTAAAGGAGCAGGTATAATTATTACCGTTACTTCTGGAGTTGAAGATACTAGAAAAAATCCTTTTAAAATTAACAGTGTCCGTAGAAAAGGTCGTTGTAAACTTAAGCGGGTTATAGAAATTCGAACTCAAAAAGATAATCAACTCTTAGGAACTGCTAGTAATAAAACAGAAGCAATAGAGTTATCAAAAGAACTAATAAAGAAGTGTCAAGAGAATATATATGGGAAAACAGTGTACTATTCTAGTGATATTGATTTTGAGATGGAATATACTCCTTCAGTACGAACTCAATTAGGTCAGTATATTGTGTTTGGAGTAGATGAAGCAGATGTGAGAATAAGTAAAAGAAAAAATAGAGAGTTTGAATAAATTATTAATTAAGTATATAATATATGACTGTTGAAGAATGGCTTAATAATGATCAATTAGGAATTGATATTTGAAATAAAAAGTATAGATATAATAATGAGTCTTTAGACGAGTGGTTTGATAGAGTTAGTGGTGGAAATGAAGAACTAAGAAAGTTAATTGTTGCTAAAAAGTTCTTATTTGGAGGAAGAACTCTATCAAACAGACAAACAGACAGACAGGCTTCGTACTCAAATTGCTACTCGTCTGGTAAAATTGCAGATAATCTTGATGATATTCTTCAAACGGCAAAAAATATAGGATTAACGTTCAAAGCTCAGGGAGGTCAAGGATTATCTTTATCTGATATTCGTCCAAAAGGATCAAAACTTTCTTCAGGATATGAAACAGATGGTATTGTTCCATTTATGGAGATATTTAATACTGTAACTGCTTCTGTTTCTCAGGGTGGATCACGTAAAGGCGCATTAATGATGTCTCTTTCAGCAGATCATCCACAAATAAAAGATTTCATAACTATTAAAAGCAATCTTGGAAAGATCAATAATGCAAACCTTTCTGTGGAAGTTGATGATAACTTTATGAATGCCGTAGATAAGTTTTATGAGACAGGAGAAGTTATAACCCTTCATATTAAATCTAAGTTTAAGGGATATCCTGATTATGATATAACTCCAATTGAAATTTATAAACTTATGATGAAAAATGCATATGAACATGCAGAGCCTGGAGTCATGTTTATGAATAGATTCAGAAATTATAATTTGATGGAGTATATTACTGAGTATCAAATAGATACCAGTAATCCATGTGGTAGTAAATGGCTGGTTATCAGTTAGTTGTATTGTTTGCCTCATGTAAAAAATTGGGTAAAATCGGTGAAGTCTAAACAAATTATTGCATGATAATACCGAGATAATTTCATAGATTACGAATAGGCTATGAAACATCGTAACGCATAGTGGATGAATAAATATAATTCCACCAAGAGTGCCCAACACTTTATAGTGAAAATATATGCTAAACTGGTCTGAATTGACAGACGTATCTCTAATGGCAATAAAGAGTATGAAGGAAACTTCCAGAATATCTAGATAAAAAGCTAAATAGGTAATATATAGGAACAACCTTTGCCAAAAAATATGTCCTGTAACTTATCCTCAATAAATCTATCTAAATATGTAAAAGATCCTTTTACAAAATTTGCAACAGTTAATTATTCTGAACTAGTTTCAGATATAAAGATTATTGTTAGGGAAATGGATAGGATTATAGATGAAAATCTTCATAACCACCCTCTTAAGGAACAACAAGAACAAATTGCTAAATACCGAAACCTTGGCATAGGAATTATGGGACTTCATGATATGTTTATAAAATTGAATATTAAATATGGAAGCCTAGAGTCGATAAAACTTGCAGAAAATATTATGAGACTTATTTTCAGAAATTCTGTATTTACCTCATATGATCTTGCTAAAGAACTTGGAACATTTCCTGGCTATTCAGACAAGGTATTTGAATCTAGTATAATGAAAGAAGCCTTTTCAAGCGATGAACTTGAAAAAATGAAAAAATTTGGTCTTAGAAACGGTTCACTACTTTCGATAGCACCAACTGGGTCAATTTCAACTATGCTTGGAGTATCGGGCGGTTTGGAACCCCTGTTTATGAAGAAATTTCAGAGAAAAACAGTATCTCTTAATAAAGAAGAAAAGGTATATGATGTTTATGCTAAAATTGTAAAAGAATATCTTGATTCTGTTCCTAATTCTTCTATAGATGATGATATTCTTGTAACAGCATATGATATTGATTCATATGATCGTATAAAGCTTCAAGCAGCATTACAAAAGTATATTGATACAGCAATAAGTTCTACAATTAATCTTAAGAAAGATACATCACAAGAATATGTAGAAAAATTATATTTAGCTGGATGGAAAGCTGGTTTAAAAGGGTTAACGATATTTAGGGAAAATAGTAGACCAGCTATTATGGGGGAATCTATTAAAGTTGAAGAAGAAAAACAATCTTTCAAATTTGATTCCATTGCACCAGTTTCACGCAAAACACTTGGTACAACACATGGTGCAACTTTTTGTAAAAAATGTGCATGTGGAACATTATATATAACTTGCAATAAGGATAATAAGGGTAATCTTGTAGAAGTGTTCACACATACATCTAAAGGTGGTATCTGTCAAGCTAACATGAATGCTGTAACAAGATTAATTTCTCTTAATCTTAGAAGTGGTGTTAAAGTCGATGAGATAATTGATCAGATAAGAGGAATTAATTGTCCTGCTTGTAGTACATGTAAGGCTAGAAAAATTAATATTGATGGTTTGTCATGCCCAGATATTATATCAAGAGTAATTACAGAAGCTATAAAAGATAATGTAAAAATTCCTCAAAAAGAGCAGATTAGTGTTCCAGATACAAAACCTTCAATAAATGCCAATCATGATAATAAAAACGTATGTCCAGAATGTGGGGAACCATTGGTTGTTACTTCAGGATGTGTAAGCTGTATGTCCTGCGGCTGAAGTCGTTGTAACTAATATTTTATTTAAGATATAAGTATGGAAACATATAGAATAAAAAATTTAGAATTCAAACCATGTACATATATTGGAGAATTACCTAAACATATTTCATTTGAAATTGTAAAGTATTATCCGAATAGTTATTATGGCACTGAGTCAAATTTTGAAAAACAGGGTGAATTTTATTTAGACGGAACTCATTCTATCAGAGTACACAAAAGCTGTTTTAAGTCAAAGGAAAATTGTTATACTATATTAATTTTCAGATATAACGAATATAATGATGATTATATAGCAGAATTTGTATCTGATAGATATCTTGATTTGAATGATGATGAGTGGGATACGTTACATGAAATACTATCCGTTGTAAATAAATATTTAAATAAACATATATATGAGGATTAAAGTTAAAGAAATTATTGAAGGGAGTAAATTTGAAATTATTGAAAAAGGAGATTGGATTGATCTCCATGCAGCCGAAGATATAGAACTTGTAGCACCGCAAGCTGGGGTACAATATGAGTTAAATGGTAAGCGATTTAGAGATGTGTCGTTTGATAGTTGTCTTATACGACTCGGATTTGCTATGATTCTTCCAAAAGGATTTGAGGCTCATATAGTACCTCGAAGCAGTACATTTAAGAATTTTAAAATAGTTCAATCTAATTCCCTTGGAATTATCGATAATACTTACTCTGGAAATGATGATGAATGGAAATTTCCTGCAATTTCTTTAGAACGTACTGTTATTAAAAAGGGAGATCGTATTTGTCAATTTAGAATTCAACTAAGTCAGAAGGCTACTATTTGGCAAAAAATTAAGTGGTTATTTACTTCTAAAATCAAGTTTGAATGGGTTGATAATTTAGATTCCTATTCTCGTGGTGGATTTGGATCAACAGGTAAGTAATGAATTATGATATAAATAAATTAGAAAAAGAATACAAAGTCAGATTGGACGATGCTCAAAGAAAAGCATTATCCGATTTGACTTCTTTTATAACTAGTGATGAACACTGCATTTGTTTAACTGGGTCAGCGGGAACTTCTAAAAGTATGATTGCTAGTATGTTATATGACATATTAGCTGATAACGGATACTGGACTGCTTTTATTGCTCCAACAAATAAGGCAAAATTAGTATTAGAATCAAAAGGAATGAAAGGAAGAGATGCTTTAACAATACATTCTCTACTAAATCTTAGACCTAATTTAAATGTATTAAATTTTGATGCTTCACAATTAGAATTTAACTTTTTAGATACTTCTTTCAAAAGATCACATCAAGTGTATAAATATGATGTTCTTATTGTAGATGAGTGTAGTATGATTAATAGTGATCTATATGATTTACTATTAAAAGAATATAAGTCATCAAAGATAGTATTTGTAGGAGATCCTAAACAGCTTTATTCTGTAAAAGAAAATAAACCTTCTAAAGCATTTAGTAATAGAACAATTTATCTAAATAAGATATATAGACAAAAAGAAAGTTGTTTATCTAAAGTATTAAATTATTTAAGAGAAAAGCCATTATATAAATTTAAAAGCATTTCTGATGATTATTCTAATATTACAGTATGTAACAATATTGTACAAATGCTTAAAAAGTATAGTTATTTATTTAAAATATCTAAAGATTTTAGTGATTCTAATTTAATAAAATTAGTTTCTTATACTAATAATAGAATTAACGCATTAAATAAATTAATTAGAGAATATTTAGGATATAAAGAAGAATTTGTTGTTGGAGAAGTTCTAACAGGTTATGACACAACTAACTATTTAGGATTAAAAATAGAAAATTCTCGTGATTATATTATAACATCAGTAAATAAAACTAAGTATTTAGAATTAAATGCTTGGGAATTAGGGTTAAAATCAGATGATTCTACTTTTAAAGTAATAGTATTATCTAAAGATAATTCAGAAAAAAATATTAATAATCTAGCTTATAGGTTAGAATGGCTTAGGTTATTTACGGTTAATGCTGATAAGAATAATGTATATAAAAAAAGAGTTAATGCTTTATGGCGTAAATATTATGATTTATCAGAATCATTTTTAACTACTTTTGATATAAGATACGATAATAGGATAATTAAACGTAAATCACTAGATTATGGATATTGTATATCAACTCATAAATCACAGTCATCTCAATATTCTATTGTAATGATAGATATGGAGAATATCTGGAGATGTACAAATAAAGAAGAACTTCGGCAGTTACAATATGTAGCCTGTAGTCGTACTACAAGTGATTTAATTATATATCAAAAGGATGATAATACTTAATACTAATTTATTTAAGAGATACTGCAAGGACGAAATCAGATATAAAGCTAGTAATAATTAAATATTTTAATTATACTGCCGCAGATAAGCCTATTCCTAACTACTTATTATGAAGACTTTAAAATATAAAATTGATATATAATGAAACATAAATTAAACAGAGAAGATTTGTTAGCTATAATAGTATGCATTCAAAAAACACGGTTTGTAGATTCTAAGTGCTCTAAAGATTTAATAGAAATAAAACAACTAGCTTGTGGTACTGTATGTATTTTATTGGAACTATACTTTGGAGAATACAACTCTGAGTTAATATGGTTGTATGCTATAGGTTCAGATAAAAACAAGTTCTCTACATTTAATGAGCTATATGATTACCTTTCTGACCCTAATTCTGAATTAGTTTCAGATGTAGCATCATCATTAGATGAATTACTTGAAAATCATTCGGAGAATAAGATGTTTTTAGATTTTAAAAAATGTGTAGATGAAATACCTTCATAGATTAAAATATAAAATAAATAGGATACTTAGAATTCCTAAGTGTGTCTACTTGTGTATTAGATTTCCTTTTTTATACCCTAGAAATAGATTTACAGACAAACATCAAGTAAGTCCTAATTGGCTTGTGAAATTAAGTAATAAATATTACAAAAAAGCTTATACTGAAATTAATTTATCATATAAATTTTATAAAGACCCTAAAGAATGCACTGAATTTAATTCTATCATTAGAGATGTTGGTAAATATAATTTCAATGTTAACTTAACCCCTTCTGGTATATTAAAATTTGAAAGTACATACATTGATTCGCCGCTTGAATTTAATCTTCAGAAACATGTTGGAAAGGGCTTTACTATTACTGGTATAACTACTTCTACTAATATATTTACTAATGATCCATATATTATATATCATGTTCATAAAAATAAGATAACAAAGTATAATTATGGATTTGCTTTTAAAACACTCAAAATTTGCGTAGATAAGTTCTATAAGAAAGTGTACAATTCTATTATTTTTATTTGGGATAATATTATAAACAGAATCTGTTTTATCCCTACATCTACAGAACTAGATGCTATGCCTACTGGGTGAAGGAAAGCTTTTGGTATACAGATGTGTAAGGATCTGAAGAAAGTTCTCAAAAAGCATAATTACCTATATAAGTATAGGATTATGCAGATTAAGGAGAAGTTTGGGATGCTTGCTTGGTATTCTAATGGTTCTCCAAATGGTTGTGAATATCCTATCATTAATACGTACGAAGAACTTTCAGAAAGAACATGTATATGTTGTGGGGCCAAAGCTAAATATATAACTAGAGGCTGGATTAGCCCTTATTGTAAAAAATGTGTACCAAAAGATGTAGTATCAAATGAAATCAAGTACTAGTAAAGATGTTAATGGATCCTGGTAAAATTGAAGCTTATAAACTTAAGTTAGTAGTATTCTTAATATGGAGCCGAAGAACTTAATAAAGTACTATAGATATATGAATAATATGTTAACAAACGAACAAATACTTACTATTTTAAACACCTGAACTGTTGAAGAAGGTTATATTAGATATAGAGATATAAGTATAATTCTAAGAAAAAATAAAGTTTACTCTATAGAATTTTCTCTTATGTTAGATGAAAATAAAGAATATATACCAAATGTTTATTTATCACTATATAAAAGAATAGATAACCGTAATACTATTATTTTTACCTACCTCATCCCAGATGAAATTAAATTAAAAGTTGTAGGTTTAGTAACTATAAAGGTTGAGGATTATGTTAAAAAGAATATTGAAGATATTTTAGCAGTTCCTGAAGGATTTGATGCATTAGTATAATGACTAAAGAAGAAATAAGGCAACTAAAAGAGAACAAGGATATCAAATTTATATATAAGATTCCTTGTTCTTTTTATGAAGAAGGTTATGAACATATTGTTGTTGGAGATAATATAACTTCTAAAAATGATAATGTTACATTCTTTAGCTTAGATGATTGATTTTTAAGAATGAAATCTGGTAGTTTGTTACCGTATGTATGTTCTATTCTTTCTAAATCAGGTAAGATTAAAGAATATGTAAATATTTATGAAAAACCTGATATTATTAAACTTAGAAGATATATTATTGCCAGGGTAACTTATTTACAAGGTATAAATAAGGATTTACCTAATATAGATATGGATATTACCAGAGAATGTTTATGGGGAATTCAGATTATCAAAGAATCTAAAGTAAATAGAATTGACGTTTTCAAAGGAAAAATTGTTAATCCTCTTAAAGATTTTATAACGATTTCTGAGCCTATATACAAAATGTGGAAAGAGTGTAATGAAAGACGAGAATAAGATATTATTAGTACTTGTTGGACCTCCAGCATCTGGTAAAACCTATTTTGCAAAAGAATTTGTGAAAGATAAGAGTACTTGGATTAGAATAAATCGGGATGATATTAGATTAATGTGTGGAGATTATTGGGTACCTTCTAGAGAAAAGTTAATTAGTATCTATGAAAAACTAATGATCGAAGAGGCTTTAACTAATGGGTATAATGTCATCATTGATGCTACTAATCTTAATCCAAAAACTAAGGCTAAATGGGAAGAAATAGCCTCAAATTTCGATGCAAATATAGAATATAAGGAAATAGTTGTTCCATATAAAGAAGCTGTTAAAAGGGATAAAAATAGGGATTTACAAGTAGGTGAAGATACAATACGAATGTTCTATCGAAAATATTATCCTGAGATATTACAATCAGATTTAAATGAATTATAATAAATATTAACAGAAATGATAAAATACGTGATTGTTGAATGGCCCGAATCTCAAGAATTAATGGAGCATCCAGATTTTAATGAACATTCATGTTTAATTAATGATGAGAATTGGTTAGATCAATATGGCCCTATGTCTTACTTTGTTGAAGAAGACTGATTAAAATCAATAGGAAAATGTTAAAAATTTACGATTCTTATGTAAAGATATATAATAGATTGTGTATATTAAATGGTATCCATGGCGTAGAATTCTGTATTAAGGATCCTAATTATCAAGACGTAAGAAAGGAAGACCTTAAAGTTACAGAACGATTCCACAAGAAACCTGAAGAGGAATTAGTAAAAGAAGTGCGTAAGAATCTAGACAAAGCTATTGAATACTATGTGAATGGTAAGAAGGTTGCTAAGGATACATATGTTGAGGTTATGCTAAAATTTGGGCAACCGAATCTCTAATATGGATTTAGATATTTATGTAGAGAAATTGTATCAGGCTTGAATTAAATATAAAGGAGTTAGAATTCTTGTAGACTATGATGATACAATTAAACCGTATAATACAGCTTCTGAAGCTCTTTGTAAAGAAGCAAAGATTGCAATCCTAACTACCTTGCTAAGATTGTACAAATCGATTCATTTAGACCTCACCCTAATGCTGAGCGTCTAAAGTTAGCAACTGTTGATGGATATATAATTTCCACATCAATTGATTCTGCAGAGGGAATCTATGTATATTTTCCTGTTGAATGTGTTATCAATTCCGACTTTTTGAAGGTTAATAATCTTTACAGAAAAGCAGACCTTAATCTTGATCCTACTAAACAAGGATTTTTTGAAGAGTCTGGTCGAGTAAAATGTATTAAACTAAGAGGACTTGCCTCAGAAGGGCTTATCATGCCTATTTATGAGTTGTGTAAATTTTCTGGAGAAGGAATTGCAGAACCTATAGATTCTGTTGAAATGTCAAAATTAGTAGGAACAGAATTTGATACTGTAAATGATAAATTGTTTGTCTGGAAATATGTGATTCCTACTAAAGCTTCTGGTGGAGGAATTAATGGCTCAGCTAAAGAAAAGAAGAAAATTCTTAATATAGTTGATGATCAATTCCATTTTCACATCGATACAGAACAGTTACAGAAAAATATTCATAAGGTTCAGCCAACTGATATTATTAATATCTCTTGGAAAGAGCATGGAACAAGTTTGATTCTATGTAACCTACTTACTAAGAAAAATCTCTCTTTAAAGGAAAAGATTGCTAAATTCTTTGGAATTCCTGTATCTGAAAGTGAATATAAGAAATTCTGTTCATCTAGAAAAGTTATCAAAAATCCTGAACTAAATCCTAGCATGACCAAGGGATATTACGATTGTGATATTTGGAATCTTGCCTTCGAAGTATTAAAGGATTACTTATCTAAGGGGCTTTCTATCTACGCAGAAATTGTAGGATATGTGCCTACAGGATCTATGATTCAATCTGGTTATGATTATCAATGTATCTATGATCCTAAAACTTACAAGTATTCAAAAATGACTCCTAAACAAATGTATGATGCAAAACTATTTGACATTATTGTTTACAGAATTACATATACTAATGTGGAAGGAAGAGTTTTTGAATTTTCTACCCAACAAATGAAATCCTTCTGTGAGAAGTATGGAATTCATTGTATTAAAGAGCTCTACTATGGAACAGCGCAACAGCTATTTCCTGAGTTGAATCCCAATGAGCATTGGCATGAAAATTTCTTGCAAGCATTAAGAGATAAATACTTAGAGAGAGAGAGTCTGTTCTTTGTAACAATAAAGTTCCCGAAGAAGGAATTGTTCTTCGTAGAGAAATAAGTGAAATTGACGTTTATAAACTTAAGTCAGTAGCATTCCTTGAAAGGGAAACCAAGATGCTTGATAAGGGAGAAGCTGACATTGAATCAAACCAAGAATAAATATGATTGATAATAAGCAACTTATGGAATTCCTTAAAAATGGAAGCATTTTAGATGGATATATTGATGATGATGATTCTCAATATACTCGTGCTGACATTAATGTAAATTCTAATTTTAGGGTTTCCTTTAACTCATGTATATACAGAGGACAAGGCATCAAAGTTAGAACCTTTAAGATAGCTAGAAAAACCCAAAATAATGACTTTGATGTATTTTATAAAGGAATGATTCCCGAAGAAAATTACATTGAATATGATTATTTACTTACTAGTCGAGTGCAAAAGTTTATAGAGGACCAAATTAATTCGATGTTAAGTCTAGATGAGCTCACTTTCTAAGGAAGATATTCAGGCACTTAAAGAAAACAAGGAAGTTTTGTATTTTTACAAGCTTCCTTGTTCTTTATTTGATTCTGGATTTCAGTATATTATTGTTACTGATGCTCCAGAACCTCCAGAGAAATATGACAATATATGATACTTTTCTTCAGAATGTTGGTTTCAAAGATTACAGAAGGGAAGTTTACTCCCAATAGTTTGCACATCACTTGGAAAATCCTATAAGATAAAAGAATATGTATCTGTCTATGTAAAGCCAGATATTATAAAGCTTAGAAAATTATTAGAAAACAGTTTATTAGGAGCTTGTAAATATCCTTGAAGTTTATCTGATGATGAAATTATACAAGAATCTTTATGGGGAATCCAAGTAATTAAAGAGGGAAGAGTGAATAGAATTAATGTATTTAAATCAATTTATAAGGTGACTGAAGCTTTTAGTGAATTTTTAGAAGTATCTGCGCCGATGTATCGAATGTGAAGGAAGAATAATGAGTAAGATGATCGTACTTCAAGGCTGTCCTGCTTCAGGTAAAAGTACCTGGGCTAAAGAGTTTGTAAAGGATAAGCCTAACTGGGTAATTGTATCCAGAGATGAAATTAGAGAGGGAACTGGTAAATATTGGGTCCCATCTCGTGAAAATTATATTTCTGATATTGAAGAATTTTCTATTAGAGCAGCTATTAATCGTAACTTAAATGTTATTGTAGATGCCACTAATCTTAATCAGAAAACTATTGATAAGTTAACTAAACTCGCTACTGAACTAAAGATAGACATAGAGTTTAAAAAGTTTGTTATTTCATTCAATGAAGCTTACTGGCGTGATACGAAAAGGACTCGTAAAGTAGGACTGGCAGTATTACGTAGGTTCTTTAATACATATTTTCCTGATATGTCTCAGGAAATTGTAAACCAAGAAAAGGAATCTCCAGCTAAAGAAAGATTTATTCTTAAACAAGATAAAACTCTTCCTCATGCTATTATTTGTGATATTGATGGAACTTTATCATTAATGAATGGAAGAGGTCCGTTTGAGTATCATCGAGTAAATGAGGATCTTCCAAATAATCCTGTCATTGATTTAGTTAACTCTTTATCAAAGATGTATCAAATTATTATTGTTACAGGTCGTGAAGATACCGAAGTATGTAGGAAAGAAACTCTTAAATGGCTGAATAGATATTTAACATGTAGCGATTTTTTATTCTATATGAGAAAAGAAAAAGATTATAGAAAGGATGCTATTGTTAAGACTGAAATTTATAATGAACATATTAAAGATAAATATTGTGTAGATGCGGTATTCGACGACCGAGACCAGGTTGTGAACGATTGTTGGAGAAAGCTAGGATTACTATGTAATCAGGTTTGGAAAGGAGATTTTTAATATGACTGTTGATGAATTTAATAATAAATGGAAGAACCATTTAGAAGAAGGATTTGAAGGATTGGAGTTTAGTGATGCTGAAGGGAAGGTTGTGGATTGGTTAGATAAACATTTTGTTTTATTTGAATTAATAAATCCAGAGTTTACTTATGCGCAAATTAAACTCAAATTTGGAATGGCCAGAGTATATCTTCAAGGGCTTCCTAGTACATGTGCACAAACAGCAGAAGATGCAATAAATAAAATTATGAAATACGAACTTTAATTAAATTATATCAGATGCTTTATATAGGAGTATGTAGGATGAATTACTACATTACTCCTATATATGAGCCTATTCTATTATTTATTAGTTCTTATGTCTAAGAATATTCCTGATAGCTGTTGAGATAATGATCCTTCAGCACCTTGGAATGATATACAAGTAACTTATAATTATAGGTTATATGTAAATCTCGATGGTATTCTATTTGCTTCCGAAATTATAAGAGAAGTAACTACATTTAGTCACTTCGAAATCAAATCTCCAGATGATTGGACTTTTCTTGAAAATGATATTTATCAAGTTATAGAAGATAATCTTGGGGATGAAATTAAGGAATGTAACTACAAGATTGACTTACTAAACTGAAGCTATAATGAATAAATATGTAATTGTAGAATGACCAGATATTCAATTTTTAATGACTGAATCTGGTTTTAACGAACATGCCTGTCTTATTAATGATGATGAATGAGTGTCTAAATATGGTTCTTCTGCATACTTTGTTGAAGAAGAATGATTAAATAGAATATCATATGAAAGCTAAAGTTAAAGGATTTGATCTTGAAGTTGAACCAATGACAAAATATGATTATAATAATTGTATTTTGAAACTTCAAGTACAACATAGAGAAAATAAGAGAATCAATGGATTCTATTGCAACTGGAATGGTTATAAGTTCTGAATAGATGAAATTGACTTTAACAAGATATATACCATTGAAGAGTAATGATATATTTAGTTACTAACGCTCCAGCTTTAATTCAATCTACTAAGTATACATGCATTTCTGTCAAGGAAGCTTTAGGTATGCTGGAGAAATTAAAGATTGTTGGTGTAGATACTGAAACTGAAGGTTTTGATGTCTATACTAAAAAACTATTATCTCTTCAATTAGGATGTTTTGATTTCCAAGTAGTTATTGATTGTACTACAGTTAATGTTTTACTATTTAAGGATTATTTGGAGTCGGAACGACTATTTCTTTTTTGAAATGCAAAGTTTGACTTAAAATTCTTATATTATTATGGAATTATTCCAAGATATGTTTGGGATGGCTATCTTGCAGAAAAATTAATGTGGCTAGGATATCCTTCTGGTATGCATGGAATGAGTCTTAAAGATGCAGGAATAAATTATCTTGGAGTAGAACTGGATAAGACTGTTCGAGGTCAAATTATAAATAAGGGTTTAACAGAAGATGTTATAGTTTATGCTGGAACTGATGTTAAATACCTAGAATCTATAATGGAGAAGCAAAAAGAAAAACTTAAAGAACAGGGTCTTCTTGATGCTATCCGTGTTGAAAACGCATTTGTTAGATGTTTAGCTTATATAGAATTTTGTGGAGCTAAAATTGATCCAGAGAAATGGAAAAAGAAACTGGAGAATGATTCTAACTTATGTGAAGATTTAATCTGTCAACTCAATAAATGAGTTGAAGATAATATGGGAGGTAAGTATACAACTGTAAATAGACAAGGTGATCTATTTGATGGATTTGATACTCGTCCCAGATGTCATATTAATTGAAAGAGTGCACAACAAGTAATTCCTCTTTTTGAAGATCTTGGTTTAAATCTTTCAGTAATTGATCCTAAGACCAAACGTCCAAAAAAGTCTACTGATATTAAAGTTATAGGACCACAAGCTTCTAAAAGTCCATTAATTCCTATATTTATGGAGTATAAGAAAGCTGCGATTTTAGTAGATACCTTTGGTGAAAAGTTTTTAGATCTTATAAACCCAAAAACTGGACGCATTCATGCTAATTTTAACCAGTTAGGCACTGATACAGGCCGATTGAGTTCAACTGATCCGAATCTCCAGAATCTTCCAAGTGATGCTTTGACTCGCTCCTGCTTTATAGCAGAGCCAGGAAACAAGTGGATCTCAGCTGACTATTCTGGGCAGGAAAGTTTCCTAATGGCTTCTATTGCTAATGATAAAGCTATGCTTGACGAATTAGTGAATGGTTCAGGAGACTTACATAGCCTAACTGCTAAAATGGTATTCCTTGAAATTCCAAGAGACACTCCACTTAAAGAAATTAAAACAAAGTATCATCATCTGAGAAAAGAAGCAAAGGGCTATGAATTCTGTTTTAATTATGGAGGAATGGATAATACTCTTGTTAGAAATTATGGAATTTCTGAAGAGCGGGCCAAAGAAATCTATACTAACTACATGGAGGGTTTCTCAGGACTGAGAGACTATCAAAAGTTTAGAAGAAAGGATGTAATGGAAAAAGGATATATACTTTTAAGTCCAATTACTGGGCATAAAGCATATATCTATGACTTTGCTGAACTTAAACGTCTCTGGAAAAAACAATGTGAGAAAGGATTCTGGGAGTATTATAGAGAAATGAAACGAGATGCCCCAGATTGTGAAACTGTACAAAATGTTAGAAAATTAGCAAAAAGACGTGCAGAATCTGAAAAGCAAAGTATTAATTATCCAATACAAGCTGCAGGAGCATTGTGTTTTAAGTATGCATCTGTCTTTTTATTCAAATATCTACAAGAGCATGACCTGCTGTTTAAAGTAAAATATTGTATACCTGTACATGATGAGATTAATCTTGAGGCTCCTGCGGAGATTGCAGAAGAGATAGGAAAAGTTCTTGTACAATGTATGGAGAAGGCTGGCGCAGTATTTTGTAAAAGAGCTAAGCTTAGTGCTGATTTAACTATTGGAGATTATTGGATACATGAATAAAATATATGAACTAGTCTTCTATTGGGAAGATATATACAATGGTTGTGAAATTACTGAAACTATATTAACAACTAGTCGTGAACGTGTTGAAGCGGAAATAGAAGGTTTTAGAAACCGCAATTTAAAAAATAGAGGTGAGGAAATTAAGCCTTCGCACAATCATTACATCTATGCGTATAAAAACAACAATGTTAAAACATTTATAGACGGTTGGTCAAATCTTAAAATATTTGAGCATGATAAAATTAATTAAATTTGGGGCTTCATATTGTGCGCCCTGTCGTGCCATGATGCCTATTCTTGAAGAACTCAAAAATAAGATAGAAATAGAAGATATCGATGTGGATGAAGTAGATCCTATTGTGTTAACTAATTATAAAATTAGAAACATTCCTGTACTTGTTTTAGTTCAGGATAATAAGGAAGTTTGGAGGCACGTAGGAAGTATTTCTAAAGTAGAATTAGAAGAGAAAATTAAAGAATATGAGGCTAATTAAACCATCTTTTGAAATACTTGAGCAGGAACCAGGTATTCAAGGAATATATAAGCAAATTGAGAGAGCAGGGAGAACGTGCTATAAATCAGAGGATCGTATTACAGAAGATTCTGCAGAGAAGTTTGTTAATATGATTAAGGATAGACAGCATACCGCAATGCTTGAACATGGCACTGTATATCTTTATATTCATAAGGATCATGCTTACAATATAATAGGTGATAATTGGGTAATTAAACAATACCTTTCTAATTCTTACTCAGTTATTAATAAAGATTCTTATGGTAATTATCATATCACAACTAATTACAGAGTTTTATATGAAAATGGCTGGCTTGACGATTTAAAACATCTCTGTGAACCTACTGAATATCATGAAAAACGAATTACAGTAAAGTTTATTCTTCCAATTTCTATAAGTCGTGAGTTTTGTCGTCATCGCGTGTTATCATTTGCGGAACAATCAACAAGATATTGCAATTACAATTCCGATAAATTTAATAACGAACTTACGTTTATTATTCCTTATTGGACTGATTTAAAGGAGGCTAGATATCAATATTGGGATAACGATTGGGTAGATGCTGCAGATAAAAATAATATTCCCAATACCATACTAAAACATTTTGAAGGAGACTCTGTTGACATTTTCTTATCTCAGTGTGAATCAGCTGAAGTGAATTATAAAGCTCTTATTAACAGAGGTTGTAAAGCTCAAGAGGCTAGAGAAATTCTTCCATTGTGCACAAAAACAGAATTAATTATGACTGGTACTATTGAACAGTGGAGAGGATTCTTTAAACTTAGAACTGATAAAGCTGCACATCCTCAAGCTCGTGAACTAGCTATTCCTTTGAAAGAGGAATTCATAAAAAGAAACTTAATAAATAGTTAATATATGGGAAAAATTTGTGGAGATAATAGATTTGAAATAATTGCTAAAGCTAAAGAGGCTATAATATCAAGCACTAATATTAAATCATCTGAAGATGAGATGAAAGTACTTGATAATTTTCTATTTAGATGTTGGCAAATGGGATGGTTATCTAGGTATGATACGGAAAATTATGGTAAAGATTCTTAATTATATCAATATAAATGAATAAAAATATCATAAAACTACAAGAAAAGTGAGGTTTAGGTAATATGCAAGTGTTTTCTTATGGTAACAGAAAGTTACCTAAAGAGACACTTGTTGTTAATATTACTTCAGCAGCAAATTGTCCTTCTGAAAAGTTAGGATTTTGTAGATGTTCAAAAGTATGTTATGCCAAAAAATGTAAACGTATTTATAAGGCATATTTACATAAAAATGAATTAATTGAATCTTATATGTATTTATGAACCGATGACGATTTAAAGGAAATGCTTATGTACTATATACTTTATTCTCCAGTTCAGATTAAATATGTAAGACTCAATGAAGCAGGAGATTTTCCAAATCAACAATCTGTGGATAGATGATCTAATATTGGACGATGATTACATAAGGTTTTTGGTATTAAAACTTATTGTTATACATGCAGAGAAGATTTAAACTTTAAAGGAGTACACTTTATTGTTAATTCTTCATCTCCTAATATCAAAGCTCATCGTTGGTTTTTCTGTGTAGATAAAACTCAATTTGAACAATTACCTCAAAATGCTATCATATGTAAAGGAGATTGCAATAAATGTAAACTTTGCTATGATAGTAAATATCAAGGTATAATATATTGTAAACAACATTAATGAGAAAATATTGTTTAACAAACGAATATCCTGGGATTTGTTGGGCTTATGATGCCAACAATCCTAGGATTTTTTATGAATGTAATGCTGACTATAAAATGTTAGATGCACCTATAAAAGGCGTTGTTAGATTAACATTTAAACGTTGGCTTAATAAAGATGAAATAGAATATGCAATTAATTAAAGCATGTAAAGAGCTTCTTATTCAGCAACCTTTTTATGGACTTTTCTTGCTAAATCTACGCAAGGAGATTGTTAGTGATAACCATCCTGTAAAAACAGCTGCTGTAGGTCCTAATGGTATCAATTTTACATTATATGTAAATAAAACATTTTGGAATAACCTTACTGATACTGAATGTATTGCTGTGCTCACCCATGAGTTAGTACACATATGTTTATTTCATCTTACTGATGATTTCGAAGCAGATAATCATTATAATATGAATATAGCAACAGATGTAGTTGTGAACCAAATAGTTACAGGATTGCCTGATGGGTGTGTTACTTTACAGAATCTTTCTAAGTTAATTGGAAAGAACCTAGAGCCCAATAGAGGGGCGTGGTATTATTATAATGAAATACAAAAGTTTGTTAAAGAACACCCTGAAAAATGTATCCCTGGTACTGAAGGATTAGCCGACTTTAAAAGTATAGATAATCATGATATGTGGCCTAAAGATATATCGGAAGCCGAACGTAAATTATATGAAAATCAAGTAAAGTCTAAGTTAAAAGAAACAGAAGCTCTTGTTAATAAACAAGTAGGCCACATACCTGGAGAATTAAAAGAAATACTTGAAAAAATAAGAAATAATCCTCCAGTTTTTAACTGGAGAAACTATTTTAGACGAGTAGTTGGAGATTCTATTAGTAGTGATCTACAATTAACTAGGATGAGACCTTCAAAAAGATTACCTGATGCTAGAGGAACTCGTTTAAAAAGAAAACCAAACATATGTGTTGTTATTGATACTTCAGGTTCTATAAATATGAATGACTTTTCTAATTTTATATCTGAAGTTAATCATATATATAAAACAGGTGTAGATATAACAATTATAGAGTGTGATACTAATATCACTAAGATATGTAAATATGATAAAAAAAGTAAATTTGAATTTATTGGTCGTGGAGGTACTGATGTTTGCCCAGCTCTAGACTTCTATAAAGAACACAAAGAATTTAGTTCTTGTGTGATATTTACTGATGGTTACTTATCTAAATTTACATTTTCAACTTGTAAAAACTTAATCTGGATTATTACATCTGATGGGAATAAATCTCAGAAGTTTCCAGGAATAACTGTATTAATACCGTAATAAATATGGAACTAACATTAGGAGAAATAAAACCTATTTTAAAATATATTATAAACAATAATAGATCTCTCCAAGAAAGAGGAGAATTTCCAATAAGTGTTCAACTTACTTCACTTCCTGGTATAGGTAAAACGAGTTTAATCGAACAAATAGCTAGTGAAATTGGTGCTAATTACATCAAGAAAAACCTTAGTCAAATTTCAGACCCAGGAGAAATTTGCGGGTGGCCAATTAAAGAGCACTATGTATGTAAAAATGATGAATGTAGATGGATAACTGCAGAACTTATAGAAAGTTATAGTAAAGCAGGTTGGGAAATATCTGAGGAAACTAGAATGAGCTATGCAATTCCAGAATGGATAAAAAGTATTGATCTAAGTAAACCTACAATTTTGAATCTTGACGATGTGAATCGTAGCTCTCCAATTGTATTGGCTGCTATTATGGAGCTTATATCAAGACAAGAATATTTCTCTTGGAAATTACCTCCTAATAGTACTGTTATTTTAACAGCTAATCCTGAAGGGGGAGATTTTAATGTAACAGAAATTGATGAGGCTATAAAAACCCGTATGTTAAACTTTAATATTAAGTTTGATAAATATGATTGGGCTAAATATGCCGAGGAAAAAGGGTATAATAATCAGGCGATTAACTTTATGCTTCTTTATAGTGATGAATTAATGGACCGTTCAAAATCTAGGCAGTCTAAAATTAATGCTCGCAATTATACTATGTTTATTAATACTATTTCTAGTATTGATGATTGGTCTAAACCTGAGAATTTATCCTTTATTCTGCAAATAGCTTCTGGATGTTTTCTTGATAGTGATGATATTGTTGGGGGATTATTTACTACATTCATAGCTAATAAATTAGATAAACTTCCTTCCCCAGAAGAACTAGTTAATACGGATTGGAACGATATTAAAAGGATACTTGAGAATCAATTATATGATAAAGGTAAGTATCGTGCCGATATAGCTTCTGTAATTACCACTAGATTTATAAATTATAGCTTATTATATCTTAGTAAACCTGGGTGTAAAATGGACCTAATTATAGATCGTATTCTTAGGATAGTTGATAATGATAAGTTATTGTTAACTGAGGATCTACTCTTTAGCCTAGTAAGAACACTAAACAAACACTATCCTGGTAAATGTAATAAACTATTACTTAACCCAAAATTAGCTGCAAAACTTATTTAAAATGTTATTACATATTAATAAAAATAATATAAAATATATTATATATAACCAAAAAACAAGATTTGATACTAATGTTGAGGATGCTAGTTTAACAGATCTGGTATGATTAAACGACTTTGGAGACACTGAACACAGTTATATTTGGTATAATGCTAATTTTTATAGTTCTTCTTATCTATACTATAAGAATGGTAAAATAGTTACTACACCTGTGACTGCAAAAGGTATATATCTTGGAGATAGTACTTGTATTAATAATAAAATTAATTCTAAGCATAGAATTAGTAGTCAACTTAACTTAAAAAAGATATATTTTGATCCTACCAGTGAATATCCACGACGTAACCTTAGTTTAACTAATATTAAACGTTGCTTAGACCCATCTAAAGCAGATGCTATTGTTATAAGCGATAAAATATCTTTTGAGACCTATGAAGTATCATCGTTAGTATCATCTAAAAAGATTAAGGACATTTTAATTTTGTATTCCTCAAGTAAAAACTGCTATTATTTTATAGACTATATTATAGATAAGATTTTAGACCCTAATAAATCTTCATATTTCAACTCTGTATTTAACAAATATAAAGATCCAAATCTTGAAGGACTATATGGATGGGCCTCTATGTTAATAAATGGATCTGTGTTACCAAACGATTGTAAACAAATATATTATGGTTCTGTAGTTTTACTATCTAATATTAAAGAAGTTGAATTTATCGAAAATTTACAAACAAAATATTCAGATATTATGTATGATTCCGATTTAAATGAAATTGTTGCTAATAATCAACTTGAATTAACAGAAGATAGTGTTGTAAGCTTAGGTAAAATGATATTATCTACTAATCTTGATGATATTACTTTAGGTATAAAGCTTCTATCTTCGTATAATATAAAAAAGTACCAATGCATAATTAGTATTTATCTCTTACACAATTGTAAAATTATTAAAGAATCTAACATTTATAATTCTAAGTCATTTAACTATATATTATCTATTTTAGAGATAAAAAAAGAAGAAGTTTATGAGGGGTTTATTAACTATATAATAGACAAATTGTACTTAAATAGTACTAACAGCAAAGACAAAGAACTATCTAGAAACTTTATTAAGGACAGCATTATAAAAAAGTTATATTCAGTGTATAATGGGTCCCTTAAGGATTCATATCCTAATATGAACTTTACTGCTAAATTTACACTTGAATAACTAATGAAGACTATTATAGCAATTTCTGGGCTTAAAAATTCTGGTAAGGATTTAACTGCCCATATGATAAGATATTGTCTTTCAGTTCCCAAATGAATGAGACAATATTGGTTGTATTGCCTAGTATATGATTTTATTGTATCTAAATATGAAATCACAAGTTTCGCCTCTTCAATGAAGGAAGCTTTATCTGTTTTAATTAATGTTCCAGTTGAAAAATTTAATGATAGAGATTTCAAGGAGAATTGATATATTAACCTACAGAGTATCCATATTACAGCTTTTCCTGATAATAATCTAATGATCACAGATAAGCAACTAAGCAGAATGATAAAATCAAAAAAGTTAAATGTTATATCAAACTATTATATTAGTATTAGACAACTTTTACAAATATTTGGAACTGAAATAATAAGAGAATATTTTGGAAATAACTTCTGAGTACTAAGAACTTTATTAGATAAAGATAATATTATTATATCAGATTTAAGATTTATTAATGAATATGAACAAGTAAAAAATAATAATGGAATAGTTATTTATATAGACAGAAATCAAATTCCAGGGTCTCATCGTAGTGAAAGTGAAGTAATAGAACTATTTCAAAATAATAAATTTGATTATATCATTAATAATGATGGAAGTATCGAGAATCTATTTAATAAAGTTTCAGATTTAGCTTCTAAAATACTTAAATAATTAATTTTAAAATATATAAAAATGGCAAATACAGAAATAAAATACTGTAACAGCTGTACACAAAATAATATTGTTCACAAGTTTCAAGATACTACTTACGGCAAATTTAAAAGAGTTTTTAATATAAATGAAAAAACTGGAGTAGGTACTTGTACAGTATGTAATAATGATAAGAAAGTAAAGAAGTAAATGAAAAATTACTCTATAAATTATGAAATTAACTCTCAGATTATCAGAATAAAAGATAGCGGGGAGTTAATTTCTCTTTCTGATGCTTTAAGGAAGGCTGTAGATACTAATACTGATTTAATTGAACTATCAGTATATATTGATAACAATAAAAACCAAGTATCAGTATGTATTTTTCAAGATTATCAGAAATTTCTATACCAACAGAAAAAACGGGAAAAAGTCTTAAAAGCAGGTCAAGCGAAAGTTATAGTTAAAGAACTAAGATTTGGTCCACAGACAGACGAACATGATTATCAATTTAAACTAAAACATGCTAGAGAATTTATCAATTCAAAAGCTAAAGTAAAAGCATACATAATGTTTAAAGGTAGAGAAATTATGTTTAAAGATCAGGGAGAATCTCTTTTGTTACGTTTGACTACGGATCTTGAAGATATTGCTAAAGTTGAATCTAAACCAAAGTTGGAAGGTAAAAGAATGAACATGGTGTTAATTCCCAAGTAATCTATTAACTATAAATTTATAAAATACCCCTTTGTTGTACTATGCGTACGACAAAGGGGTTCTTTTTTTATTCTAACTGATCACCAATATATTTTAAACTATTTAATGCTCCAAATGAATTGACACCAGCATCAAATAAATTAACATCTCCTGTAATTATTCCAGAAGTTTGTCTATATAAGTTCACAACTATGCTATGCATAGGTGGATTTAAATCTCCAAACATTGAAGCCATAATATTAGTAATTGGCCCGTCAGAAAAAGATGTATATAATGAAGTACCTACTAAATGACCCACAGGTCCAAGATCTTCTTCTTCAGATAAAAATAGAGCTTTAACAATTCACATAAGTATAGACATTCAGATCATATCATGTAAGAATAAATAGAAATTAGCTCTTTTAGTTGGATTTTTTCATAGTTCTTTAAAACCATTAAAATCTAACTTGTATAATGTTTTTCCAAAACTAATTATTGAATATGCAATTCCCTCCATAAATCTGCCTTGCCATTCAATGTAAGGTTCCCAAATATCATCAGGTTTTAATTCTGTTTCAAGACCGATTCTAACAGATGGAATTCCTTTTTCATCAAATGTAAATATACGAATATATCTTACTCCATTTTCATCAAATTTTTCAGTGTATTGACCTTGATTATAAGTATCTGGCTTTAATATCCACTGTTCAAACTTAGCTGATAGGAATGTTCTGAATTGTAGAATCATAGCACCTAGAAACATTTGTTTCATAAGCATTTGCGTACTTTTATCATAGTGCCCAAAGCATAATTCCGCAAACGATTTAATACTAGTTCCTTCTTGAATAGTATAAGCCCGTGGTAAATCATCTCCATCTTGGATATTTCATCCTTCTCTATTAAACTGTTCTCTCATAGCAGTATATAAAGCATGTTGCTTTTTATACTCTATAGAATTCTTATCAGCTTTAGAATCAGACAATAAACTAAATCTTTTATCCTTTTTGAAATCATAGATAAGTTGGTCATTGACAATACTATGAGCTTCATAACATCCGTCATGCAACATCTTAGCAATTAATAATCCCATTCTATGATACGAGTCAGGTACTCTATTAAAGAAGTATAGTGAATCAGAATCTAAATTTTTAATACCTGCTTTAGATGAACTTAGTCTCTCTTGGACTTGATGGGGATCGGCGTTAGCCATTCCATAATCCACATTTAAGGCATCAATTAATGTTAAAGTATTAATATCTTTAACACTTTGTTTAAATATAATAGCCCATGCTTTAGCAACATCTTTTTTAGTAAACTGATCCTTTCCATAAGCTTCTGCCATAGTTCTACTTAGATGTATTCACATTCCCTGCATCATTTCTCGAATACCTGATCTAAGATTTAAACCGAGAGCGGTAGCTGTTGTTATTGATTTAACTACAGATAACATCTTATATGCACCTTGCAATTCTTTAGCCATAATAGGCTTACTATAAACGTTAGCATCAATAAATTTATCTATATATTCTAAAACATGATCAGTAACTACTCCAAACATCCCAGTTTGATATTGTAAGGCAATCTTAATACCTTGAAGTCTGGGAAGATATTCATTCATTACTTCTTCCATTGTGTATGTATGGATGACATTTAATAGCAAATCTTCAAGTTGAGTTTCTAGACCATCTATCCCATAATTTTCAATTAAATCAGATCTACTAAGTCCATTTAATCTATATTTATTATATACCTTTGGCTCTCCTTTTGATTCCCTAAATTGTTGCTCTTGTTCAGGAAGAAGTTTTAGAAAGTTTAAAGCTTCATTATATTTAGATGTAAAGGCTTGTTTATATCCTTTATTGTGGATTTGAGTAGATGTACTTCCCATAGAAACAGGAACTTCATAGTAAGAACCGTCTTCAATGGCTTTAGCTATTTTACTTTGATTACCATCAAATCTAAAATCATTTACTATCTCTAGAAACATCTTAATAAAGTCAGATTCTTCCTTAGCCAAACTACTATCTGAAGGATTTTTTAGTCTAAATGATTTATCTATATTACCGTTTGTATCCTTAACAAATAAGTTATCAAAAAACTTAACCTCACCTCCAATAAGTCTATTTCTGTGATTGTATTCATATAAAGCCTTAACTACTTTACTAATCCTAGGTTTGTATGATAATTCTTTCCTTCTAATATGAGCTTCTGCTACTGAAAATATTTTACTTAATGTTTGAATATTTTTAGAAGAAGAGTTACTAGCACTATTCACATATGAACCAGTGTATCATCCTTCCCTAGAAAAATTTACTCACAATTTAGGATCTTGTTCAATATAAATAGAGTATCCGTTAAGTTTATTTAGTGCTCTGCCTAATAACATATATGCTAGCTGAATAGGATCATCAAAATTTCATTTGCCTTCTCTTAAAGCAGTACGAAGGCCATCTGCAGATTTTAATTTTCTTAGTTGTTCCATTTTCTGCAAGATGAATGGAACTCCATTTACAATATCATTAGGACTAAAATTAAATTCTCAATTACCCATGTGAGATAGTAATTCTTCACCTGCAGTGTCTCTTATTATATTTACAGCTGCTTCTAATGTTGTTGCAAAATTTTGAGATGTAAGATTATTGGTAATACCATGTATCCTGCATAATTCAGAAAAATTATCTAAAAGAGTTTCTAAATAGGTCTCAGTACCTTTTTGAATTCAAATATTATGTGATTCTATTTTATTAACTTTGTATCCTTTAAGTACCTCAGGCATATTATTTAATAAACACATAACTTTAACAAGGTCAATATTACCGTTAGATGCTTGCATTATTACATGACTATCAATATCACTATCCTTTTTAGTTGCTCCTTGAATAGATTTGCCAAGACCTAAATTAACAACTGAATGAATATCATTATGAGTAACAGATATTATTTCCATTTTACCATCCTTAGTAAATACAAATATACCTGCAGCTATAAATTTAGGATTATTTTGAAAAGTTCATCCATAGTCAGTTTCACTCTTTTTTACTAAATATTTTCTAAATATCTTTTTACAATAATCAGACTTAAATGGGTTATCAGCAGCTAAGTCATCAATGGATCCATATCCTTCAATAATTTGTTGAATGGTATCCGCTAAGGTAGACATTTCAGAGTGAATATGTTTATTTTCTTCATTTACTAATTCTTGTACTTTTTCTCTGAGTTCCTCCTCTGTTTTAGCATATACTTTACGATTCTTCTTATATTTATTCCAAATTCAGTATTTTCCAAACTTTCGTTCTGGGTCAGTGTCATCAATATAGTGTACAATTCTAGGATTATTAATGTATTTATCCACAGTAACTGTATTTCTCTGTACCTGAGTTTCTACTGCATAATTAGGAACAAATTTAGTCATTGGTTCCTGAATTGAGTTTATAAGATCAATATCATCAAGTAATGTTTTTACTGGAAGAATAGTATTTATAGTTTCTGTATATGGAGCATTAGGATTTACTTTTATTTTAGTAAAATCAATATAAGCATCATTTAGCTTATTAATAGTTCCATCTTCATTATATTCTGGATCTATTTTAATAGGAACAACGTTTGTTTCTCCTACAGTAATACCATATTGTGCTAGAATATTCTTATATATTCCTAACTGATACCCCACAGAACGTTTTTTAGTAGAGTGCCATGTAGTTGATCCTTGTATGTTTCTAGTATCCTCTCATATTCCTACTTCTTTTCTAGAAACTTTAAAATCATAAATATGAGCAAATCCTCTCTGGTCAATAACTAGCATATCAATTCTACCATTAATACTTTTAATTCCTTCTGATTGATATGCTTCATGAATTTTATCTGATATTATAGGAACTTCTGTTAAGATTTTAGCATTTTTACCATATTTAGATTTAATATCTTCAATAAAGGATTTAAATTCTTCAGTTAAACGTAATACCTGTTCTTCACTCAAATTAGTTGGTTTGAATGTAGTATTATTAATAATACTTTCAAATAAGGAATGTATTTCAGTACCATAATCAGTTAACTGAGTTCAAGACTTTTGTAACTTTTCTAAATATGAATCAATTTGAGATTTAGTCATTCCTTCTGCACTTAATCTTTCTCTTTCTTTTTTTAAGAAATCATTTAAGTTAAAAGGAGGAACTAATTCCTTTTGCATATTAGAAGGATCCCCATTAGATGTAATAAATCTAGTAGTACCTATTGAGTCAGGAATCTTAAGTATAGTTTCTGAATCTCCATCATCATTTATAATTACAGATTCTATAGAAGCATTTTTAACTTTACTTGTAATAGCATTTACCTTCTCTATAGTACTATCTATAGGATTAATTTGAAAAGTTAAATCTGATTCGTTTATTTGATAATCTGCTAATTTACTTGATAAGAAGTTGTCCAGCTCCATTTCGGAGCTGAACTTTATCTTCTTACCGTTTATTGTAGTTTCATATGTACATTCCATTATTTACAATCCTCTTTAATAATATTATCTTTGATGAGCTTATTTTTAAGTGTAGCTATCTTTTGAGATGCCTTATAATTCTCTATTAATGTCTCTCCTAATGATGGTAGAATATCAGATTTTATAAATGATTTAAATTCTGGAGATGTAAGATTCAGAGCATCTATTGCAACATCATAATCTGCTCCTCCTAATCCCTCATTATATGCTCGCTCAATTAAAGTTGCTAGAACCTCTTCATCAAAATCAGATCCTCTTTTATTTTGATATTCAGGTATCTCTCTCATATATTTCCAAGTACCTGTATTTCTAACTCTACTTAGTACTGAATAGTATTCATTAGGACTATTTACTTTAGCATCTGCTAAATATAAATGGCTAAATTCATGGACTACTGTATCATCTTCGGCTCTATCTACATTAATATAGATTTCACCATTCTTCACAAATCCCCTAGCATTTCTAGTAGTAGAATCTTCATTAACTAAATCAGAATCTGTAACTATGTGAAGTCCTTTTAAATTAGATTCTTTAATTATTGTTATAAGTTTTGATTTAGTTGAAGGGTTAGTTTGATAATATTCAGCTACTTCATTATTTTCTTTAACAGGATTATCTGCTAATTCTTCATATTGAGCCTCTTCAATATCCTCTTCTAAAGGAGTTTCTTTAAATCCAATATCAGAATTTGTGTCATCTACAATAGGAGTTGATTCTACTAAATTAAACCTAATACTATTTTCTTCTGTTCTAAATCTGTTAACTAAGTCTTCAATATTTTGACTATCAATTCAATTATTAAAATCATATATAAGAAGATCTTCATTACCAGATGATACTAAGTCTTCAAATATCCTAGTCATAGAATTAGGACCAAATTTATCTTGATTAACAACTAAGTTATATAGATAAAACATATCCACTAAGTTCATATCTATACCAGTTATTTTGACCTTATTAAGGTTATTAAAAGCATATAATGCTTCTTCGTATAAAGCCCTAGTCTTCTGAGTGTTATCAACTTGAACCATGTTAAGTGGTAGCTTATAGAATGGAACTCCTTGTCTTAGTCCAAAAGTTAATAGCTGAACAAACTTATTATTTTTCAACTTATCCTTTAATAAAGGAATAGCGTAGTTTTCAACATAACTTCTAAACTTGTTAATATTATTTTCATTATCTAATCTTAATATATAAGGAGCTGGATTCTTAGGACTAGCGGGAACATTTATTTCAATTCCTTTACTAATAATCCAAGATCTAATAAGATACTTATCTATCTGATCTTTTATAGTTCTAATTTCAAGTTTATTTAGTGGTTTGCTTACATCCATACGAACTCCAGCAAAGTTCCTACTAAGTTGGTTTAGAATTATATCTTCTAACCTATTTCTAGATGATAAACTATTAAGAACACTTTTGTTAATTGCAAGAACATTAAACATTTCTCTAAAATGAGGAACTGCACTGATTACTTCCAAAATATTAAAATTAACCTTATTTTGTTCATATTTTTCAATACTTTCCTGTTTGTAGATTGGATCGGTAATAAATCTAACTAAGTCAAAAGATTGCCAGATATTAGCCATTTCTTTTCTAGACTTAAAGTAATCTTGTCTAGCCTTTATAGCTTCTTTAGGTTTACCAAGTTTGGCTTCTAAATCTCCATGTCTAATATTACCATTTATATCTTCATATATTAAATTGTATTTATTATAGAAATTATATAATGAAGACCCTTCTTCTAATTCTGGATATATTTTTTGTAATCTTCGTTCCTCTTTTAATATTTCCTTCTTTTCAGGAGTTAATCAAGTTTTTTCTAACTCCTTTTCAATTCTTAAATATTCTTCTTGTTTTTCTAGTATTTGTCTATTAAACCTACTTTCTATATATTTTTCAATAGATTTAATATAACTATATAAATCAGAAGTGTTTGTAGGAAGACCTTGATTAATTTTAAGTATCTTTCCTAAGATACGTACTTCATCCGCAGATATAACTTTATCCAGCAATTGTAGATATTTCTCTTTTTTCTCTCCTTCAGAGGTATATGCTTTATCAGCAACATAACGAACTTTATCATAGTTCTGTTCATCACTAAACATACTAGTAGTAAAATCATTTACTAGTTCTGTTATATCATCATCAATCATTAAATTACCAATTTCATCTAGTGATTCACCTAACATAAGAGAAATAGTATAAATATCTACCCAGTTTGTATCTGCATTAATTTTTTTAAGGATTAATTCCTTTGCATTCAATTTTGTTACGAACTTATCGTTTCCATAAGTTCTCTCATAGTTTCCTATGAGTTCAGACTATATCTTATCCTATACAGGATCTCCGCACTTCGAACTTACTTAAGTTCTACTCTACTCTGTCATTTCTGCATTTCGATAGTCGTTGAACTTTCTTCCTATTAGGAAGCTTAGTAACGGATTACCCAATATTTAAACTTATTACTATATCTAAGTGATTAGCTTAGCCACTATCATATTACTATAATAGTTTAGTATTTAAATCTCTAAGGGCTTTCCCGTTTTCACGGAGTTAACTGACTCTGCTATTTCAGAAAATTTTAATTTGTATTTCATAGAAGGAATAATATAAGGAGAAATTAAATTATCAAATTCAAATCTAGAGCTAGCAACTATATATAAAGTATAATTTCTTAAATTTTTGTGTATTGTTGTAATAATACCAAATTTGTTTTCTAGTCAATTCGATAGTAATTTAACCTCTTCAAAAGAAAAACAATTTGTAGCTATTTGTCCAGAATTCGTTCCATCATCCATAAATCAGTAAGCTAATGCTATTGGATGATTAATCATATCTAAATATTCTTTAGTAATTGTTTTAATATCATTAATATATAGTTTATTATACATATCATTAAATACTTTATGAGATTTACTATTTCCTCTTATAGTAGAATATATTTTATTTGTTCTATTATCTAAATAACTATATTCTCTATAATTACTCATAAATTCTCCAAGAATTTCTACTTTCTTCATAAATAATTCTTTTTGTTTAATTGAGTGTACTAAGGATAATCTACAAGTAGGATGATGTTTTCTAGGTTTTCCTATGTTCATATCTCCTAATAAACTGCCAAGAATCATTTGTTCTTGTAGATGAGATAATTGATGATCTTCTTGCGAAAAAGGGTGCGAAATCTTTAGATCTCCTTCATTAAAATACTTTTTTCAATAGCATATAGCAGAAGGATGTACATTAAAATATTCTGCCATTTCTTTAGTTGTTTTTCCCTCTTTTGCTAGTTTTGATAAAATTACTAAATCAATTTTTCTTTGAGGCTTTATATCATAATTCTCTTTTAGATATTTAGATACTGTTTCTGTTTTATGACCTGTAAGTTTTCCAATTTCTTCACAAGTCATTCCTTCTAAATACATTTTATGAAGTTTTTCAACTTTTTCATTTGTTAATTTCTTTGCCATATTAATTTGTTTTAAATTATTTTTATCTATAGTGCAAAGATAATAATAAAAATTAATATAGGCAAGTTATTCAATAATTTTCTGATGAAAAAATCAGTAGCACTATTTAAAAGTTCTCCAAGTACCATAGATTGATCATCTAAGGCATCCTCATAACTAATTACTTGAGCTAGAGTTTGTCTAATATCTTCAGGAGTATTTTCAGGTAGACTCTCAAATACTTCCATATTAACATTAGCTAATGTTATTAGTCTATCATTATGGATAAATGTATATCTTTTTAACATCGTTCTAGCTATATCAAAATTACCAGTTTGAATTGCTTCATTAATCTCTCTAAACTTGGTATTATATACGTTGCTTAAGGCAAAGAAACTTTTTAATGCCGTAGCAACATTACCAATAACTGCTTTACCAACCATATTTTGAATCTGCATTAAGTACTTACTTGCTGGATTGTAAGGACTCATATATTTAGCAGCTTCACCCATTTTAGATCTTTTAGCAAGACTTTGCATTCGATCAGTAGTTACTGGCATTGTTAAGTTAATTTGGTTTCTAGGATTAAGAATAATACTAAATACACCATCTACAACTCTATTTCTTAATGCATCAGCTCGTAAATAAGGTGCTGAGTTTTCATCAGTATTAATACGACCATTAGATGATAATGAATAGCCAAGGATATATTGTTTATCTATCAATTGTGTTAACTATATATTTCTATATAGATCAGACTATATCTTCGCTTTCGCGCTCTCCATTTCCACTATTTCTAGTGTACCTTCAACAGCAGTTTCAGCTGTTTCTTTTAATAACTTCATGTAGTTTTCACATTCTATTTTATCAGGAAGAACCTTATACATCATGTGGGGACACATATAAGGTTTTATAATTTCTATTAATTTTCTACCTTCTCTGGCACAAAAATTAATTATATAGGATTGCTGCCTTTTATCAAAAACCTTAGTCGGATAAATATCTCATTCTTCATTAAAATATTCTATAATATCATTAGCTTGCTCTAATGGACAATACGTAGATATTGTAATATAAAATCCTGAATATGTTCGTATTCCATCTTTATTTGTTTTAGATCTACGAAGTAATGCTCCATCATCCATTATTCATATTGCTAACCCTTGAGCTCCAAGTCGCTTAAGTAACTTTTTATTATATTTAGTTTTTCCGTACTCATATTCAACTCGTCTAAGTACTTTACAAAAATCAAGTACTGTTGTTTGAAATCCATATTTAGTTACTTCTTTACCTTTAGAATATCCATTTATTTGTTTTCATTCTCTAAACGTGCCAACTTTAACTCCATTATCTTTTAAAAGTTGCCATTTTCATAAACAATACTCTTTCTGAGCTTCACAATGATTTATATCTAAATATCCTTTTTTAGCTATATGCCCATCCCCTATAGACATAGCAATTATTAAATTTCTTCCTATTTTATTTAAATGTGTTTTTAACTGTTTCATACTATTAAAGTCGAATTATTAAGTTATTAATATTAGTCGTTGAACCTTCCGTTTTGTTACGGCTTGGCTGCTGATTGCCCTCGTCTTTACGTTAGGGGTTTCCAGCAATTAAAAGAGTTTTACTTGAACATAGAAAGTTTATCCAAGTCAGATCCTTCCAAGTAGAAAATTTGTGTCGGAACGTATACCTCATTTACTTCACTATCAGTAAATGTAATAATTTCCATAGGAGCAAACGATTGCATAGACTGACAAGGAATACGTGTACCAACAAAATATAAACTCTTTTCAAAAGATTTATACTTATTTTCTGCTAATTTTCTAATTTGTTTAGTTCAATTATAATCTTGATTTTCAGCTAATGCTCGAATTATTTCAAGTTTATCATTAAATTCAGCAATATTACTAGTAGTATATTTTCTACTTCCAGTTGGTCGGTAAGTTAATTGAATAGATGTTCCTTCTCCAAACTCTTCTTTTACTAAGTCAACATAGTTATCAATTCTATAATTTCTATGAGTATAGGTAAACATCTTAGAATTTTCTAACTCTTTGAGTCTATCTATTGAATCAATAATAACTACATTATGCTGAACATTATCAGAATCAGTATATTTTAAGAATTGTTTTCCTTCAGAAGAGCAGATTTCATTACCATTAAAGTATACTGAACCATCAATAATCTTATAATCAGAATCTAAAGATGAATTAGTAAACAGTTCATTAATCTTAGGATTTCTAAGCTTAACATATAACTTATTTCCTGCACCATCAAATAAAGTTCAGTCATAAGTTAACTCATCTGCATTATCATAGAAATTGTAGTAGCCATCAATTCTATTTATAAAAAACTCTGGACCTTGTTCCTTAATTTTAGCAATAGAATCACCAGGAAGTAATCCTAACTCTTTAGCATATAGCTTACCCATAATAATCTGGGCTGGAATAACTTTATACTCTGTAGCATTTAATATTAATCCTCCTCAATCAATAGGCTTACCATCAGCTAAATTATTAAGAACAGATTGCTGCTTTTTGATTAAAGCTTTTTTAATATTAGGAATATATTTTGTAAATGAAGTTTTTTCTGTAAATCCTTTTGGCATAAATGGAGTAATTTCATTTACTATAAGTTGTAATCGATTATTTACTATATTCTCTATAACATTTTCATCAGCTCTTTCATTAGGTATTGATTTTATTACTTCACTACGTAGCTCATCTCTAAGAGTCTCTATATTAGTAGCACTACTATCACTTTCAATAAAATAATGAAGCACCTGAGTATAAGGACTTTCAAACATACTATATTTACGTCCATCAGCAATAAAAGTAGTATCTGATCCTTTAAGATTTTTAGCTTTAGTTGTCCACCTACTAATACGCCCAGGCTCATATAATCGATAGTATATATATTTATTGTAACTATCTATTTTATCTATTTTTACTACTTGATTATTTTCTCCTCATACGATAATAGTATCCTCAAAATCTACTGGGTTATCTGGAGTAATATCATCAATAAATGGATTTACAACCACATTTCCATTTGTATCAACAACAAAAACTTTATTTACAGCATCATCTACGGTCATTCCCTCATAAGTTGTACCTCTTGTAGCTTCTGCAATTAAATCTATTAATTCTTCATATCGATAATTGTTACCATTAATTGTATGATATTGAACTACATTATATGAGGGATTTAATACTGCCGCAACCCCATTGTAGTGACGCCTAATCGCATCTCTTACTAGAGAGGATGTGACTGTAGAGTTAAAAATGCTATTGATAGAAGAAGAACTAAAAGGTATTCTATATTCTAAATTATTATTTTCTAGTCCTTCCTGAGCAAGTTTTACAAAGGACTGAGCTAAACCTAGAGTATCCTTACTACCGCCAGCAAATGCGTTAATAACAGCTTTTCCAAATATTTTGTAAAGATCATCCTTATTTCCATTATAAATAATATCCTGAATTTTACTAATAGCATCATAACAGAATTTACCAATTTCTTCATAAACTCGTGTTGCTAAATGGTGAGTATATCCATTTTGTTCAAGACCACTAATCATTTGAGTCATTTCAGTTACCTCTGCTTCATCAAGTTCATGATCAGCATTCATTTGAACACCTCCAAACTTAGTAGACATTGTAGTAAATAATAAAGGAGTGTTATCGCTTCATGAGGTTACACTATTAATGTTAGAAGCCCCAACTTTAATAGCTGACTTATTTACCAACCAACTAATCATAGAATCTTTAATATCATAATCACAAATAATTTGATTGGTATAATCTAGATTATGTTCTGAATATTGAAGATCGTTGGTACGATTATCTATTTTCATAGCTCATGCACCACCAAATGTTTGATCTATATCATATATACTTTTAATTAGCTTATCATTAGTAATAATATTATCAGGATTAATAGGAACACCTTCTTTAGTAACTTCAACTAATTCTCTATGAGCTACATTATTTGAGATATTAATATGTAATATTTTATAATATTTTCCACTGACATTATCCCTAAAGAATAGATCATCAAATTGCTTGTCATAATCTATGGTAACATCTAAAGGCAATTCCAAACTGTGCATTTTCTTGAAGATGTTTTCCATACTAGTATCAGAACTATTTCTTCTGATAGCATTAGTTATCTCATATTCAGCCCATTTAAGTAATTTCGGTAGTCCGTGTTTAGCATCAACATCATGAAAGATAGTTTTCTTGTTAGCTCCTACTGCAGCGTCTATAAGAGATACATTCTCTCATCTAGACATAAATGGACTAGTATAACCTGAACCATCCATAGAATCTACAGTACTAGACATTCCAGATATGTTACTTACATTTGATCCCATATCAGACATAACAGCCATTTTAACTCTTTCTGGCACTCCATTTTTTAAACCTTGTGCGAGAGAATGATATGTAGCTCCATAAATAACCATACGTTTTACCTGAGATATTCATCTAGAAGCTAGACTATGATCTAGATATCCATTTGTGGTAGGACTTTCTTTTTCTTTATTAGGGTGAGCATAGACATCTCCGACCATCATTTTATTATATTCATTTGATAGAAATGAATCGGTAATAAAATAAGCGCCTAATAAAGGATTAATAACCCCATTAACTTCTTTGAGAAGTTTACCATCCTTTACAAATTTAGGATTATTCTGTTTAAAAGAGTTAACAATATTTTGATCTACTGAAATAGTGGACCAAGCTCCAGAACTATCCTCTAAAAATTTAGTAAACTGACTTTTGTAAAACTCATTAAACTTATCTCTATTACTAAATATATTAGCAAAATTTTCTAAAGTTTCATTAAACACTCATCCTGCTTTAGTTTTAGATGCATGTATTTCATCAATAAATTCAACATTAGCTCTAGCAAAATCTTCCCTAACCTTATTTATTTTATTCTTAGCTAAGAATACCTTAATATCATGTATAGAATTAAATTCTTTATTTGGATATACTTGTCTATAATCTGATAGAATAGTTTCTATCACACTCTCTATCTGAGATTTATTACTTTCAAACCAAGCTTTCTTTATAGGTTCTAAATCAATTTCATTTCCAGATTTAAAGTACTGATCTAGGACAGATTTGATATTAAATGAATTACCGTTGCCAAAATCTCATGTTTGATTTAAATCAAACTGCATTACAAAGTGTTTATTCTTATCAGAATATACATGACTTTGAATACCAACAATTCCTGATTTAGACCTAGATCCTTCAGTATGAGATTGATCCATAGTTAGGCCTTGATAAAAGTCATATACAATAGATAAGTGCATAACGTCATTTGCTGTAAGAGCAGAAGATTGCTTTGTAACTCCATTAATAGTTACTTCTGATCGAATTTTAGGACTTTTGACATGTTGTATATTTTTATATACAGCATTGTCATGATACTGTGACATATATAGATCTTTATCATCAATCTGTTTACTAATTTCATTAAAAACACCATTATGTTGATAACTTAAACAAATCATCTGATATAATGGTAAGTTATTACCTTCTGCATTTTTAATGACATTAACTGTATCTGATCCATTAATAACACTGAGTACTCTACCTAAATCATTACTCTGTCCAAAATTGAGATTAGTATTACTGTTGTTGATAACATCAAAAATTACAGTTCCTAATACAGGAGCATATAACTCATACTTAGTATAGTTACTATTTGGAAATACTTGACTAGCTACCTGATCAAAATCATCTGATATTAATAAATTAACAAAGTCCCCAACTATTTCATTAAAATTACTTATAGGACCAGTAATAGATATTTTTCCATTTCCCTCTAATGTAATTCTACTATCTCCAATAGATATAACAGAACCTATACCTCTAACATTATACTTCCTAAGTAACTCATTAAATCTAGATCTATTTTGCTTTCAATATTGAGTAATAGCCTTTACTGTTTCTACTATTGCTTCTCTTTGCATTTTAATAGGACGTTGTGTTAGATTTCTAACTTCCATGCTTTTACCATCTTTCTGCTCATAACTAACATAACTTGAGAGAACAGTTTTTTCCATTAGATGTGTAAACATGTCTTTAATATCCTCATGCATTTTAGAGTCATATATAAATCTTTTTATAGCTGATAACTTTGATCTTAAATAAGTTATATGCTCAGGATTAGAAACTTTTCTGTTAGATAGTTCTTGTTCATATAAAGATATGAGCTTACTAACATCCATTTTAGTTCCTTTCTTAAGCTCTTCTTTTACTTCTGGATTAGAACTTTCTTCAGCTCATAATTTCATCTTCCCCATTACAGAATTAAACCCAGATAACGAAATAGAGGTCCCATCAATAATATCTCCATTTATATTAACTTCTGGAAGATAATTTAAGAGTATCTTAGCAAGGTCACTAACACTTTCTTCTTGAGACATAAATTCATTAGTACTAAATCCTGTGTAGTGAGTAACATTAGGACCATTATAAATATATCTATTTCTAGAATATATTGAAGACTTACTATATTCTGGGTTAATAGAAACAAATGGTGTTAATTGTTTTAATAGATCATCAAATGTTCTAAGAGTTACATATGAATTATAAGCTTGATAATATTTGTTATCAAAATTAGGAGAATTATTTATATAACCACTAAATTCAGATAGTATACTTTCTATGGTAGATTCAATATCTATATCAATCATACTATCTAAATTAGGAGAAGGTTTTTCTAAATATGATAATACATATCCTAGCAACTCCTTTTTGTATTCAAAAATACCTCTATTTAATACTGTTAGATCTCCAACTTTTCTATTAGCATCTATAAACTGCTCACTTGCTAGATCAAATACTGATAAAGATATAATTCTCTTAACAAAGTCACTTGTCATCTTATTATATTGAACAGACTGTCCAATATAAAACTGTTGTGCTGATTTACTATCAGTTTTTACTTCTCATCCAGTTCTACTACTAATTTTCTTAGGTTCAAATATAGATGTCTGGGTAGGATTTGTTGAAATCCCACCCAAGAACATTCTATATACACTATCTGGATCTATAAAATATTCCTCTAAAAACGATTTAAATTCTTCATCTGTACTTGTATTAAAGACTCTGCTTAATAGAGGATAATACTTAATTGTGTATCCACACTTAACACTCATTGTTCTTTAATTTATTAATTAAATATTCTTCAACTTCTTGCTGCAGCCCTATTAATGCAGTGTTACTATTAATTTCATTTCAATAAGATTCTGCAGTTAATTTATCTACTTCCTGATTTAATATTAAAGCAGTTATATACTTACTTAAATTAGGATTAGCTACAATAATATCACTCATACTATTCATAGCATCTCTAAATTTAATATACGCATCTGCTATATTAAATGTTCTAATATTTCACACATTATTTTTCTTTTCAAGAACGTATGTATAATTCTTGTCTTGCAAAGATACAAAAAATGGTTCAAAGTCAGAAATCTTATCTCTATAAAAATGAATAGTTTCTTTTGGAGTATTTAGTTGATTAGATATCATTACTTTAGGATCAAATACTGATTCTGTTGTAATTGCTTTTCCTTCAACTTTAACTACATCAAATTCTGTAGATTGAACTTTAGAAGCTATTTCAGAATTAATAGATTCAATAGCTGTATCTATGTTATCTTTAGTGACAATAACTTCATTAAGTTTTAACTCTTGTAATTGTTCGTTAACAGATTCTACTACTTTTTTATCTTCTGCTGCTTGTTCGTTATTAACTGCTGACAAATCAATACTATAGTCATTACCAATAATCATGGGTATATTAGTATTATAATCATGACCTTGAATAGCATACCAATAATCTCCAGCAGGATTAACTTGAGTATCAATAACATCTCTTCCATAAATACCCATTTTAAATTCAGGAGCCTCTAAACATAACTGTTTTAATTGTTCAATTTGACCATCATTAATTGAAATTACTGATTCTCTATTTACTATCTTATACAAAATAGTATTCATAGTAGCTACTCCAGACTGATATTTAAAGTCTCCATTAATTTCATAACCAAACTCTATATTAGAATCATTAGATATATTTTGGATAGCTAATTCTGCATCTTTATACACTATACCATTTATTCTAATACGCTGGTTAGGATATTTAGAGGTATTTAAATGTATTCTAATAGCCTCTCTAACTCTATCTGGAGCTACTTTATATACATACTTAGCAATCACTGAGCTTCTATATCCTGGAATAATATCATAATTTTTCCTATTATTAGACTGCTTGATGATATCATCTATAGACACTAATCAGTTCATCCCAATTAGAGCAAATCTGTAATCATGTTGAGTACTATATGTTTTAATAGAACCATTAGTAGTGGCTGCTAAGAATTCTTTAAAATCATCATCAGTTACATAAGGGTCACTTGACACAACCATAAATGTATTACCATTATTTCTTTGATTTAATCATTCTTGTTGATCGCCACTATATTTAGTTCTCTCCGCAGAATTTACTGATAATACAACAGGTTTATTAAATGCTCTAAAGTATCCTTTTGGATTAATAGCTGATTGTCTAAAATTTGATAAATTAACTGAAGTATTTGAATCTATAGCACTTTCCTTACGAAGAGGCGACACTGCTAAAATATCCCCAAAGTATTCTCCAATAACTGGATCTGTAACTAACAATGGGAAATCAACAGTTTTAGAATCTAATGTTAATCTTACTACTAATAGTCCCCTATTATTATATGGTATAATATAAAATTTAGGAGTAGTTTTTAATAGATTTAGAATCTCATTAGAATACTTACGACCTAATGATCCAGGAATAAACGATTGAATTTCTCTAGACAATATTTTAAGAGATGCTTCAAATATTTCTTTATTATCTTTATGTCTATTATTAACAAAGAAAGCTCTTACTAAATTTGAAATTTGTACTGTAATTTCAGGAGTAGTATTAATAATATTCTTCAAATTATTATCAGTAGTTTGATAAAATTTAATTAGATCATTATTAATAAAATCAATCCAACTCTCCGCTGTACTTACATATTCATTAGCTCCTACTACTGGTTTAGCTGGTCTAGTTATAGGTTTACTAGTCTCGATATCTGAAGTAACAGTATTTTGTAAGTTATTTACAGGTTCTGTATGCTCAGGAGCCATAGATACTTGGTGTACCTCTGGCTTTATAGGATTGGTAAACTCAACTTCAGTATCTCTTTCTATTGGGCTTGTAGTAGGAGTGCTATTTTCTGTAGCTACTGAATTATTAGCAGGCTCTACAGGAGCGTTAGCTTGTTCATTATTAGGCTGTTGAGATTGATATTCTTCAAACTCTATTGATTCAGTAATATCTGGAATAGCATTTATTCTTCATTCTTTAAAATCTTGAATTTGAGATTCTGGCATTTCAATGTTTCCAGATGATGTCGAATCTTGTTTAGAAGATATTGTATTTCCTAGTCCTCTAGATACAATAATTGATCCTTTCTTTGACCGTTGCGTTAGAGTATATAAGTCTTTTAATTTATAGAATTCTCCTCGGCTTTTACCTTCATTTGTTAATCCAAAGTTTTTATCAATAATAATATAATCAAATTCATCACCCTGGACACTATTTAAAGGAACAATTTTAACTCCTTGAGTAGTATTATATTTCTTAGGATTGTCTGTAATTATCGCAATATCTGAAGAGTGTTGTTTTAACTTTTCTATATGTGAAAATACTTCATCTTCTTTAATTATTTTCTCCCCCCCAAATATAAAACTACTTTCAAAATACTTAAACTCAACTGGATTAGATTGTAAGTACTTTTCAGCAAATTCACTAAGATATTTTGGTTCTATAGCAGGATTATTGTAATATTGCTTATATATTTCGTCTAATCTCTGAGACAACGATATATAATTATCATATTTAGCTATATTATCAGGCCGTAGTGGAGCAACAAGATCAGGAGTTTTAATGTTAATAGTATCCTCAATCCCACTATCAATAATTTCCTTCCCGAATACTGTTTGAACTGCATTCTGTTTATAATCTCCAAATGCTATTACTGATACATTATTAGTATTAGCTCATTTACTAATTAACTCTAACTCTACCCTATCATATCAACTAATCTCATCTATAAATAAGATTTTATTCTTAGAATCACCAAATAAATTAGTTTTAAGAACTTCTATATTAATATTACTAGTAATGCTTACATTATTATTATTACTGTCCTTAATATATGAAATATCAGAATCCTTTATTTGGCGTCCTAGTATTTTCTCTACAAGTTCATTCTTAGTAAATGAATTTCCATCACTTTCAACACTATTTGTAAGTCTATCTGTTTGCTTTCTTGTTGGAGCTGATGTTATATAATTTGCATCTTCAAACATCTTCTTTAATAAGAACGCAACTCCTTTAGTCTTACCAACTCCAGCTCCTCCAAATACTACTGTAAAATTAAATAAAGGACTTTTAGTTTTAATATATGTATCAGGATTATCCTGAAAAATATCTTTTAATTTAATTATAATACTATTAAATACATCCTTATTTAGTATTTGAGAATAAGCTACTCTTACTGCATATTCTTGAGAAAATATTGGGGCATTCTTAAATTCACTACTACTAATTATCTCTTTTAATTTTTTATAAAAATTTTGAGAAGGAGTTGATAGTATTGTAGCAATATAAACCATTTGATCATACACAGTAATCTCAGTACTAGGATTTTTACTAAGAGTAGTTGGAGCTGACTTTACTAGTTCGTTACTATCAAACAACGAAACTATTTTGTCAGCTATTTCATCAGCAGAAAGATTTAGATTTTTAACTGCTTCAAAAATACGAGTTTCTAATGCTATAGAAGCCTGCTCTAATTGAGAGAAGTCTATATCTTCTCCACTAGAAGGTATTTCAATATCTGAGGATAATTGTTTTAAATCAATACCAAATATCTTAATAAACCTATCCTTAAGAATAGAAGTGTCATCAGTTAGTAAGCTAATGAATTTAGACTTCATATTTATAGCTATATCTCTCTGCTCTCTAAGTTTCTGAGATTGATTTCTTTCAGAAATATCTATTAAAGTTATTAACTGATTTTTAACTCGTGCTAGATCAGAAACAATATTAATTTGCCCTTGAACACTTATTATAGGTAACAGTTCTTTTTCTAGTGATTCCCTAAATTCATTAATTTTGCTATTAAAACCTCCATCTACTGAAGCATCAAGTATTGCTGATATAGCATCAATTAATTTAACTGTTTCTTTTAATTTATCAAGAGAATGTTTATCTCTAATAATAAAGTCTTCTACTTTCTTAGAATTAATAAAGTTAAACTGTTCCTCTCTAATTAGTTTAGTTACTTCTTGATTATCTAACTCTGCAACATTTGAAGCAGCTTCAATTAATTCATATATAGGATTAGTATTAATTTGTGATTTGATATTTAATACTTCTCCTAAATAATCGTAGAATGATCTGCTCCCAAAAGAAGGTAATAAAGTCGGTAGTATATTCTTTAAATCAAGCTGATATATATTACTAAATGTATCAGACAAATCGCTTCTAAGAATATAATCGTAGTGCTCTAATGCTCCTTGAACATTATTCTTTTTAATATAATCAACTATCTTGATTAACTCATTAGATAAGTTTGCTATATCATCATCCATTCCTTCTAAGTCAATTCCTTGACTATCAAGAATAGATTGAATTCTATTAATTCAATTAGCTTGATCATTATTTTCTAAATTATTAATTTGAGTTCAATTATATAATATACTAGCTAAATCTGAATCAATCAAATCAAGATATAGATTATTACGTTTAATGTATTCTAAATATCCAAGATAAGAATCAGTATAGTTATTAAATGCTAAGTTTGTATCTGCTATTCTTATAGGTCTATAAAGAATATTACGTCCTTCTTCACTTAATGCTGGATTTAAAACTTCAAATTTAAGACTTTTAATTTGATTTAAATGGTCTTCTAATTGAGAAATATCTAATTTTAAGTTGTCTATTTCCTCATTAGATGATATTCCTTCTGGAAGGTTTTCAATAGCCTTATCTAGAGCTGTTCTACTCTCTTTTAGTCTATTAGAAATTTGGTCATATATAATATTATAGTCTGTAGCTCCTGGTAGGTATACTTTTCTGCTATCTTTGATTTTTTCTCCTACTGATTTCATAGCATTAATCATACTTTCTTGCATCTCAGAGAAAATATTATAAGCAGTTAATACCTTATGTTTTTCTTCAGAAGAACTATATTCTTTATACTCAGAATCAATTTTATCTTTTTCATCTTGCTGAAGACTATCATATTCTTTTTTATACTTCCAACGAGTATAATTATGTATACCAAATCCTGATACAAAATTATCTACTAATTGAGGACTTGCCGCAAATAATAGCTGTCCTGTATAGAAATCATTTTTCTTTCCAGTAAGTATTTCGTCTCGTTGAGCTCTTAGGGTGTCTATCTTAAGTCTAAGACGTTGATATTCACTATTATTTCTCATAGCTTCAATACGAGCTTCTATATCTTTTGGAGTTTTTGGCTCATTATCTGCTGGAGTCAATAAGTTTTCTAGTTCTGCTTTAGTTTTAATTATTTCAGAAGTTAAATTATTTCAATCTTCAAAAATTTGACTATATAAACCAGATGAGATAATCTTGTCCTCTATTGTTTGTTGTCTACTTAACTTCTTAAGATTTAGATACCCTTGTCTAGTCTCTTCAATAGACTTACCAGCTATATCAGCTTGTTGTGTAATATATTGTAATTCAGCGTCACTTAAATCTAACCCTTCCTCTTTAAGAACTTCATTAATTCTATCAATATAAAATCCTATTTGTTGATATAAAAGATCATTTTGTGAATCACCAGAGCTAGTTGCTTTATATTGAGCCTCCGTTATATTACCATCTTTTACAAATTCTATTTCTGTGCCAGAAAGATTTGTACTACCTAACTTACCAGCTTTATGTAATCTGTCTAACTCCATTCTTAATTGGTTTTCCTTACCATCTCTTAAAAGATAAATTATCTCTTTTAGAGAATCATCATTTTGAGTTAGTGTACTATTAAGTATAGGGTTATTTTTTCTATCAAATCTATTATGTAAACTAAATACAGCACCACCAATGCCACCTCCTACAAATGAAGTAAAATATCTAGATATCATATCCTCTGGAGTAATTCCAAAGTTATAATTCCTTTCTTTATCAGCAATACCTAGTGCATTTAAACCTGAATATAATGCTTTTATTGCATCAGATGTTATTTCTTCTACCGTTTCCTCAACACCTTCATTTAGAGAATCATGAATTAGATTTCCAGGTTTCATCTTAGATATGTGGTTTACTATATTCTTCTGCATATCTAGAAGTCATTTAGCCGCCCCTTTAGAAGTAGATGTTTTCTTAGCTGTCTCTAATGCAAATTCTTTAGATGATAATTGTTCAGCAGCTTCTTTAACAACAGAGCGGACTTTTGCTCTATCTAAATATGTATCTCTAAACCAAAAGTCTTTGAAATAGTCATTATTCATCAGGCCATACATAGCTCCCATAGTAGATAACATACCTAAACCTGCTACTCTGTCTGAAGCACCTGCTTCCTTAAACGCATTATATGCTTCAGTGGAGGAAGTTCCCGCCATATAAGCTAAAGCTAATCCTCTGCCTCATTTAATGGCATTTTCACTAGGAATAGAATTTTTTGGAACAAACATCTTTGGAATATTTCCAATAACTCTTTGTTGGAATAATTGCATAGAGCTATCTTCAATTAATTTACCTAAATTTTCTATATTCCAAAAACTCTGTCTTCCATAGTCAGAAACACTACTGTCAAACCTAGAAAATCATGCTTGTATATCAGTTGCTGTCTGAGCTGATCTTGATGTTGATATATCTCCAGTTGCGATGCCTTCAATACTTTTAAAAAGTACAGGAAATAATTTTCCTAATTCCTTAGCTGCAGTCATCGCTCCATAATATTTTCCAACACCTGGAATAAACATCATGCCAACCTTAAAAGCTGTTTTGGCCATTGTGCCAATGACACTTTTATCAAGATCATCTGAATCAAAGAAATTATATTTATCTCACTTACTACCATCGATAGTTAAAGTGTCAGATATATGCAATATATCTTTATTTGCAATATCTCTATTTCCCAGAGTCTCATAAAAAGGATCTCCACTTTCATTAAATTTTAGGTCTCCTTTATTGTGCTTAACAATTCTACCGTTAACCTCATGTTCCCCATCTTCATCTCATTGAGCTAATACTAATGTAGGTCTTGTCACTGCTGATAATCCTCCTCAATCATTAGGAGTCCAATCTTCAAATTGTTGGGTATCATAGTTAAATACCTTATTAGTTTGAGCGACTTCTCTAATAGACATTGTTGGAGCAGAAGATTCTCTAAGGTTACTTAGTCCCCTACTTCTTCTCTCAGGATTAGAAAATTGAACTAATTTTGGTCTTATATTCGTCACTTTCCCCCCTATAGGAGCAAAGTAATCATTAGGATCATATTCATAGAAATCCTGTAAATCCTGAACTAATTTACTATTATCAGCATCATTATATAACTTTAAAGCTGTTTGGTAGTACTGATCAAATTTATTATCGTCAAAATTACCAGACTTGTCTTTAAAAGCTTCTTGTATTTGAGGAACTTTTTTGTAGTACTCCTTGTCTAATAAGCTGGAATTATCAGTTGTTATACCTAAATTAGCTAAGTCTTGCGGAGTTTTATTAGGCGAAAAGAATAAGGTCGCCAACCAATCATTTTTCTTCTGCTCAATCATAATTAGAAATTTGTCTGTATTTGAGACTCTTGTAGTAGTCTCCTGCGATTTAACATATCTGTATAATTACTAGCACTTGTTAATTGATGATTAGATACTACTGTTGCAATAGCACTATCTGTTATTGGAATAAATATAGCACTTTTATACATTGAGGATGCGTCTCCTATACCAAATAATCCTCCATCAAAGTTATTTCTATGTTTACTTTTCGAAGGAGTATCTGACCCATAATTAATATATTTAGAGTATAAATCAAATATATAAGACCCTTCGTCTCTATTTACATGATCAACTCATTCAGAGTCATCAATGTCAACAGCTTTATCACTAACATATCCATTGACAATAATAAAAGGATGGGCTTCTCTAAATGCTCACTCTCCTGTTTCTGGTTCTCTATAAATATCAAGATTTAGCTCATTCAACTTCATAGTTATACTATTTGGAGTAACTCCATATCCAGCATTTAATCATTCTTGGAATTTTTCAAACCTATTTTGTGCATCTAGATCAGGAGTTTTCTTACCTGTTGTCGCATATATATTTTGATCAATCGGTAAGTATGTTCTTTCAATATTACTTACTCCATCATAAACTACTTTGTCTAATTCACTTTCTGTAAGTAATCTATTTCCAAATGTTATTGAGTTTAACGCTAAACTTGATCCCAGTCTATCTTCTTTAGCAAACACATCTCTAAGTGTACCCATACCAATTTGCTTACCAGTGGTATCTATTGGTTTGCCATAAGGTTGTGCTAAAGCTTTTATACCTCCTTTAGACTTAGAATGTGCAATAGTTATAGGAGTATATTGAACGCCTCCATTTCCAGTAGTAATCATTTCCTCACGAGTCATTTCAACTTGTTTACTTGATGATCCTTTACTACTAGCACTACTGGCTGTAGAATCATAATCTAACTGTTGTTTAATTTCTCTAGTATGGTCAGTATGTTCAATAACTGCTATTTTTAATAAATTTTGAACATCTTTAGGATCATTTGGATTTAAACCTTCAGCTGTTGCATTGGCTCTTAACACATTTTTCATATTTCTAGGTAATGTTCTATAAAGGTAATTAACAGCAGCTTCTAAGCTTTTATCGTCACTATATCCTTGATCAGAAGTATTAGTAGATTCTGTAACTTTATATATGCCATCAGGAGAATCAAAACCCAGCAACTGTTCAAATCCTTTTTCAATTTGATCTTTCTGCTTAGAAGTATACCTATCAAATTGATTTGAAGATTTATTAGTACCAAAAGCACCAATAGTTGATTTCACATAATCTACTATTGACTCCATTCCAACAGTATTTGATAAGTCGGTTAAAATATCACTATTGTAAGCTAACTCTGGTTGTTCCTCTCTAAGTCGGATTAACTCAGAGTTTGTTAATATCCTATATTTATCTGGATTTTCATAATATGTATCTAAAGATACTATTTTAACACCATTATCATTATCAAAAACATACATACCCCCAGTATTAGTAATAGCTACTTCTGATCCAGCTCCTTCATCATTAATTTGTTTACTAGCCTGTTGATATAAACTGTTATTATGTTTAATTCTATTAGCCAAAGATTGTATTCTAATTAAATCTGACATATCATAAGATGTTTCCTGATTTCCTCCAAATAGAGATCCTAAATTTTGAGACTTTCTTAGAAATGTATTAGCTTTAGACAGAAAATAATCAACATCATTAGGAAGCCCATTTTCCTTCAATACATTAATAATTTCCTTCTGTATAAGTTCTTCTTTTTTATTATCTGTTGTTGTACTTGGTGTGTTTTGAGATTCTTGCTGAGCTATTGAATCTCTAGAAAAGGGGGTATAGTATATACCCCCTGTTTGATATCTTTTTATCTTCATATTATGACATCATTTTTATAAAAAGCCTTATGATATTATTGTTTAAATCATTCACAGCTTTGTTAATAGCTTTTTGCTGATCTAAAAATGCTTGTTCATTTGTTTCTCTAAACCTTTGGATTGTACCTCCTCTCTTATACCTGAAATATTTAGAGTCAGACAATTTTGGAGATACTTGATTAACATATCTAGGGATATTTAAATCATCAAATCACCTAATCCAAGAATGTCTTCTTTTAGGATCATTAGCTTGGTCTTGATAAATATCAAAGAATGCTTTACTACGTATATTAGACACTTGATCGGGATATTTATAACTTATATATCCTAATCAATCATTTCCTCATTGCTCTTTTTCACCTGCAGTCATACTATTAAAACCACCAAAGCTTTCAAAAAGTTGTTTTAAATCATTCTGATATTTAGTTTCAGTATTAATAGAATTCAACTTATCTTCAATATCAGTTCTATTCTGCAGGTCTTTAGCATAGTCCTGTCTAAACTGATAAATAAGATTTTTAACATTCTGTGTTTGTTGTCCAATCTTGTTAGCATCAGCCATATCTAATTGTGCTAAACCTTGGTACCAACGATTTCTATTTTCATTACTAATCTGATTTCTTATATTTGCATATTGTTGCTTTTGAGCAAGTAGTTTATCATTATACTGGTCTATCATTTGTGAAAATTTAGTATCTCTTTCTCCCTTTATTTGATCAACTCCTGCATCTCTCATTAACCTTTCAGCCATTACTTGATTTGGATCACTAGTGACTGTTTTATATTTACGCATTTCTTTAACACGATCATCATACATTCTATGCAAACCATTATCACTAAATCTAGAGTAGAATTCAGTTGGCATTTGCTGTTGAGAACCTATCATTCCCTTACGAATAGCATCTTTCATCTTTTGAGTAGTGCGATTAATACCTCTGGTAGATGCTATGAAATCACCAATACCAAGTAACATATCAGGATTAATACCAGATCATTTTAAATTTCTACTAGAACCAAACATACTTGAAGATGACTTCTTAATATTATTTGTATTAATTCCTGTAGACTGTTTAGTATATTTATCTATTGACTCTCTTAATTTAGGATCAATGTCATTTAAAGGCTTAACTCCTAAGAAATCTGAGTGAAGTCTGGGGGTTGAAAAAACATCTATTGGTTTTGCAGTAACAATGACTGATTCACTGTGCTCATTTATTGGTTTCCCATTTTTATCAAGAAATCAATTACTATTAGAACCTCCCTGTGCTTTAATAATCTTACCACCCTTTTTGTGAAATCTTAACCCAATATAGTCATCAACTTGTTGTAAATAAGGATCAATACTACGAATCTCAATAGGGTTCTTTATACCACTCAAAGTAACAGGTATATCTCGTACTCCAGTACTTTCTGGTAACATTAACGTAGAAGGAGCTTTAAATTTAATAAATCTTTTAAATACAGGATTTCTATAAAACCAATCTCCTCCATATCTAGAATTAAACTGTAGAGTTGATGGAAGTACTCATCCATTAGACTGTAATTGAGAAGCAATTTCAGGATTTCTTCTAATAACTCTTCCTAAAGTTCTTAATTTAGAAGTGTGGCCTGCTAAAGATCTTATATCAAAATCATCTGGAAGTTGTCTATTAGACATTCTAAATCTATAATTTCTACTCATAGGATTTCAACTTCCAGAAAATATGTTTGATATAGTAGAATTTGTTTTAGATTTGGCAGCCTCTGCTGTTCATTTAGCCTCTTGTGCTTTAGATATTTTTAGATGGCCTGATTTAGTTAAATCTTCAATTGCTTGTTTATAATTCTTAACAGTACCATCAGAGTTAGCCCATCGAGCTGGCTGGCCATCAACAAATCCTAATTCCTTATCAGCAACTACTTTATCAATATATTCTCTTTTTAAGCTTTCTTTTGTCTTAGCTTCTAATTTAGGTGATTTTCCTTTATATTGAGTAGATCTTATATTTTGGACTTCATTCTTTATTCCTTTAACAGCAAAAAGACCAGTAGATAAACTTTTTCAATCATCTAAAGTTCCTTTACCAGATACTATATTGTTAACCGCTGATACTGCACTAGTAGCTCCTGAGGCTAATAGTATATTCTTTAATAATGAAGCAGATTTTTTAACTGTTTTACTCATTTTAGCCATTTTACCACCAATTCCAACACCAGGGAGTAAGCTTATTGTATCTAATCCCAGTCCTAGAGCTAAGTTACCAAGGTCTCCTAAATCAAACCCATCACGGCTGACATCAGCTCCAAACTGAGCAAGAGTTGATCCATACCCTAAAGCACCAGCTACTGGATTACCACCAGTAGGGATAGCTGCAATTAATGATGCTAAATCGCCAGCAATGCTAGCTATTTGCATCTTATCCGCTTTAGTTAAATCTTTTCAATCTCCATTTTTTAAAGAGGTTTTAGCAACATCTTTGTCAGTTCTTTCAGTTATTGTCTTAGCTGTGGTATCATTTTCAATATTAGAAACTTTTGCTGCATTGATTCTACCTCCTGATTGAAACTTAGGTTTATTATCAAATATGTTTCTAGATGCTCTATCTCATCTTTCTCCATTAACCATAGGAGTTCTAGTAGTATATAAACTTCTAATTAAAGTAGAAATTGGAAGTAACGAAGAATCTATAATTACACCTCCTAATGTATTACCTCTAAAATTCTGAGTATTTTGAGAAAGAATTTCCTGTCATTTACGAGATAATGCACCAGTAAATGTATGATTTTCAGGATTAGCAGAAAGAGCTCCTGAGTTTATTAAAGATTGAACTTCTTCTGGTGTCATTTGATAAGGTTGTTCCATTCCATCTCTATAAAATCATACATCATTTACATCATATGGATTTCGAAAGATTGTTGCAGCTGTGGTGCCATTAGAACCTGGAATATTAATTTCATAGTATCCTTTTGCTCTTTCTGACCATTTAGTAACTGGATTAGTAATATCCTCGTAATTTATAGAAACTCCTGATAATGGATCTAACTCCTCAGATTCTCCAGTGTTAATATTGTACTTTAATCTTTTAACTGCTTCAGGAGTTACAAATCCATATCTATCTCTAGCAGAATCTTTATCATAATATTCATATACTACTGAATTTGGATCATTGGGATCTTTTAATGTTCTAAACATCATTCCTCTATTATTATTTCTTAATCCAGGAAGAAAGAAAGAATCATTATAACTTGTAAAAGGATTAGAACTATTTCCCCAAACATCTATTCCATTAGTACCATATATATTATTCTTATTGCTATTTATCCACTGATCTAGGTTTCTATAAAATACTGAGTTATCATCTTCTGCAACACTCTTTGGGATTAATTTACCATCAAACCAAAATCATCCTTTTAAGGGATCAAATTGATGCTTATCTCTTAGAACTTCGTCATTTATGTATACTCGACTACCACCAAAAACTTGATCTCCATCTACATCTACTAAATTATATGACTCATCTGGATTTGTAGTAACTTTTAAACCAGCAATGGAGTGAGTATTAGGATCAATGTTATCTCTGACTTCTTTTTCAGTAAGTCTAGAAGTTGATTGGTTAGTTGAAGAATTTTTATTAGTAGAATTACTATCTAAAAATATACCAATATCATCTAGAGCTAGCTTATCCTCTTCGGTTCATGTCCCATTTTCCACACGTTCTATTAAACTCTTAATACCTTCATCCCCTAAACGATTGTAAAGATCTATATAAGCTTGTTTATCAAGATTACCATAACCCTTAAATGTATCTTTATCAGTATAACTAGCAATATCTTTTAGGGCCTGAAGTCTTCTTATAACTTGTAAATTATTAGCTCCTTGTATAAAAACTTTATTTCCATTAACTAATTCATAGTTCCCGTCCTTGTCTCTTTTATACTCGACATTTATAGTATTAGATCAATCATATATCGAATTACCAGGAGTAGGAGTAGTATAAGTAAATCCCTTTAAAGCATTAATTGCATTTCTAGATGCATTTTCCTTACCTCTTCACGAATTACCAAAAAACCTTCCTATTCTACTTCGACGATTCCCCAATCGATTATTTTGACTATTTGTAACATCAAATTGTACATTTCCATCTAATCTATCAGCATTAGAATCATAGGATAAATTTTCTCCATTCCTTAGAGCATCTGTAATTTTACTAAATTGATAGGCTGTTTCGTCGTCTAATGATTTACCATAGTTTGTCAGTTGATTTAAAAAATTATCATCAACTTCAAACTTATTTCCATCAATAGTAAAAGTACCATATCTTTTATTAGAAGTAGAACCACCTTTTTGATATTTAATTATCTGTGCCATTCTATCACACTTATATTATACTTAAAAAGGGGAATTGATCATCTACAATCCCCCTTTTATCTTTCAATGATCTACTTACGACATTTCTTGCGTTTTACAAGCTTACCACCCTTCTTGAAAACAGGCTCCGAATCAACAGGAGCTCCTATTGGTTCTTGTGCAGGAGCTTGTGCCTGTGAAAGTAACGAAAGGAATGCCTCACAAGCCTGTGCTAGCATATTACAGTCACCTGACTGTAATCCTTGAGCCATCATATTAGCAATTTCTACAAGTGGATCTTGCTGTGCTGCTGCTGGCTGTTGTGCAGCAGGTGCAGGAGCACTACCACCTTCCTGCATAAATTTAATTACCTTCATATAAATATTTACTTTATTTAATTAATAATTTTATAAATTCTTCTAGTTAACTCTTTCATTATCATATATTCATTTAATGCTCAAAGATAATACTTTAGTTTTTAATATCCAAATAAATTCTATAAAAATTACTTCTGTGATAAATTTTGTATAAATTGTTTGACATATTAAATATATATTATTATCTTTGTAACACAACCCAAGAATATAAAATAGAGTCTATTTCATTCTCTAAGGAGATGCTAGATTAAACATTAGATAATATAGGGTTAAAGAGGATAGTTAGTATCTTCTTATGGAGAGTAGAATTATTCTACTCTCCTTTTTTATTAGGACCCAAAACATATTCTGGTTTTCTTTCATCTTGTTTTTTTAATATTTTGAATATATATTTTCCTAATTTCTTGTAGTCAGAATTCTTCTTAGATTTATTGGCGCGTTTCGCTTTACTAATTAATGATTTAGTTTCTTTAATTGATATAATCCGTTCACCACCAACTAGATCCATTTGAGGCTTGCCATCTGATCCTAATATGTACATCTTTTCTACCTCTTCATCAGAAATATCATCATCCTCAAAGTCTAATTCATCACCAATCTGAATTCCAGAATTAGCATTAACTTCAAGAACATATACTAATTTTTCATCAGGATCTGCAATACACTCTATAACTTCATCTGATTTAGGCTCTCCGTATTCTACTGCAACTACTTCATCATCATCATTTATAAAGATAATATCAATAGGAAAATCCATATCTTTAGTATTAAATACTAGAGAACCTTGTGGATTACTAGAGTAATTAAACAACATACCCTCTGAATCCTCCATAGACTCTACATTAGAAAGTCCTTGGGTTTTTTCTTCTTCAGTTTCTGCAACTAAGACTTTATATTTCTTATCTGCTATTTCAATTATTGTTTCTTTCATAAATTAGGTTTAAATAAATAATTATCCCCAATAGAATAGGCTGCTCCATCTTGAACTAAGGATTTTCAAACACGTTTAGCAGCTTCACTGATTCCTTGTTCTCCAGCATTCTGTAAATATGAGCGAATTTGTAAATTTGGATACTTTTGTTGCATATTTAAATATGTAGCTTTTCCAAATCCTTTTCCTAACAACTCTCTAGCTTCTTCATTTCCCCTATTTGCAGAAGATGTTAATGTAGAAATATAGTCTCTATATTTACTAGGATTAGCTTCTTTCAAATCGTTGATTCTTGTTTCTAAAGGTATAGTTGGTTTTGTAGGAGTATACAGCGCTGGATTTCTATTAATATTATCCAGAGCTGTAACAACTTGTGATCTTATATCTAATGGCATATTACTTTATACTTTTAATTAAACCACTCCTATCATCTGTATTCTTTAACAACTCAAAACAAACTAGTTTACCTGCTTCTATAACTATATCATCTGAAGGATCCTCCTGATATTGACTATACAAAGATTCTAGTTGATCGGTAAATTCTTTTCTAAGAGTTCATTCATTCTTTTCAATCTCCGCAGTTTGAGTAACTCCTCCTTCTGAATGAGTTATTACTGGAATACCTTTTTTTGTAATTTGCCCTTCTAATTCTGGATTTACTTCCTCTAAATTGTGTTTTCTAGCATGTAAAGCTCCCTCTGGAATTAGGTTCATTTTACCTCCAAGTTGAAATTTCTGAGTATCTTGATTTTCTGTAGATTTGGTTGATCAGGAACTAATGATTTCTCTAGCACGATCTAATTCAGGAAATTTCATACCTCTCTTAGACAATAATAGTTTAGGCTCATATCCTGCATATCTATTTTGATTTTGAGATAAATAAGTATCCGCTGCAGAGTTTGATTTTCTTAGTTTAGCCTCATCCATAATACCCAATATTGTATTTTGAGTTTTTCTAGCTTCTTGTATTGCTTTATTTCCTTTTTTGGCAAATCCAAAATCAAACAATCCAGCCTTTTTCCCTGAGTACTTACTAATAGATTCCGAAACATCTGATTGTGAACCTCCATAACCTGACCCAAATTGGTCAGTCATGTCAGCTAATGAATCTACTCTCTTACCTCCAATGCCATTTAATAAATTTAAAGCGGCGCCAACAGCCATACCAACTGGACCAAAATTACTTGCCACTTTAGAAACTGTGCCAACAACTGCAGATCCAGTACCATGAACTCTATCTTTAGTGCCTCCTATTAGGTTTCCAATCATTCCTCCAGCAGCATTTGCCATACTTCCTATACCACTACTAGGAATTAATGAATTAACGGTGTTAGTTATACTATGAGCTGTCTCAGCCCCCTTACCAGTTTTTTCATCTCCTATTAATGATGCATTAATCCCACTAATTGCAGATCCTATTGCATTAAATGTTTCTCCATGTTCTGCATCAAGCATAGATAATTTCTGCCCAAAAGACGGTTTGTTAGCTGATTTTGAGAGTTTATTATTAACTTCTGTTTGTATCTTTTTATTTAAAGCTTTATCCTCTTTTACTGGTGCAACTTTATTTAGAGATTTAGTTGCAGATATTAATTTAGATTCACTGATAACAGGACCTAAATCTGATTTTTTAACTATACTTTGAGTCCCTATAGCATTTGGTATAGTTATTTTACCAGTTCCCTTTCCGTTGCCACCAAAAGCAGCATTAGAAAGGGAAACCCAGTTATTCAAATTATATTTAAGCATAACTTAATCTTAATAATGTTTGGATTGCATTTATAACTACTAGTTTATCACCAGTATACTTAATTCTAATTTTTAATCACTTGTCTCTAATTCTAGTAGACTTTAAGTCAGATTTTACTCCGTCTTTACGTTTAATTTTATAGTGAATTGGAGTAATAGTATTATATCACCTATCTTCCTTATATTCAATATTTCCTAAACGCCTTCCTACTCTCTTAATATTAAGAACAGGTTGATCTACCTTGATAAAATATTGATTTAACACAGGATCTCTATCAATAGATATATTATCACTAAATTCTTGGCTATATTCAGTCCCACTAAATTCTTTAGAATGTTTATCATTGTTATATTTATCTTCATCAAAAGATCCATCAGGATTTCAATAAGATTCCTTATCTACATGTTCTGATTGATAAATCCCAGCTTTATTAAAATCATAAACATCACCAACTAATTCAAATCCTAAACTATTTGGCTCTACATTATTAGATATTAAGACTAAATTATCAAATACCTTATGAATTCCTGCTGGATTATTTACTACAAACTCAAACTCAAATGGTTCTTGTTTGTCATATCATTTAGTTGGATGTATCTCATTATTTGGATTTTGATCGAAATAATTTATTTCATCAAATACACCCGCTCTACCATGCATATAGAATCCATTCTTAAGTAGTAGATCATATTCTTTAACTTTATCCTCCATCTTAGACTGAACTAAATAGTTATAGTCTCTAATTAATACTATAGATTCCTTAAATGAATTACTAGAAGATGATACTTTATTTTCATTAGTTTGACTTGAAATATTCTCAGAATTATCTATATATGTATAAACTATTTTTGGAGTTACTTCAAAATCAATTTTTAAATATAATAATTTTGAAACTTCTTCAAAATCATTTATAGTTAATTCCAAGTTCCTTCCATTTTGGATTATACCAATTTTTTTCTGAAGTCTTTCTGGATCTATATCTCCAACTAAGTATTGAGAATATTCTATTTCAGATTCTGAACCATCTGGTTTGTAAGATCCATTAATAATTTTACATTTAATATCATATTCTGTTTTTGGAGAATCTGTGAACTCAACTATATGTTCAACTCCATTTGTATCTAAAATAGATGATGTAATAGATGTTATTCTTATTCCAAATTTCTCAAAGAAATCATAGCCTTTAATAACTATAGTTCTCTTGATATTATCATATTCTCATAGATTACCACAGGTTCTTCCAGAAATAAAGTTTTTATCAATATATTCAATCCTTCTATCAATTTCTTCTATTCTAGTAGAATTCTCTGGTAAATTTCCCTTCTCTAAACTCTCTTTTTCATTATTTAATTTATCAACCTCGTTTTCTTCTAATCTTTCCTCAATATGAGCTCCTGAATTTGTGTTAATATTATCATATATAATTCCATATAATGAAGCTCTCTGACGATCCAAAGTTAAGAAAATGTTATTAACATTGGCTGAAGATAAAGGAGTTCAACTATATTTAGTGATTCACTTCTCTAGACGTTCGTTATAGCATAAATCTCATACCTTATTTCCATTATAGAATGTAAACATTACATCACCTTTATAGTTATTGTAGTGAGTCTTTACATTCTTTAATGCTACTATAGGATACTTATCCTCTTCATTTAATATTATATTATCATTCAAGAATCTCTGAACTACCATATCAGATATTAGCCTAAATCCTTCTGCATTGTATTTTCAGATTTTTTTAGCGTAAGTGTCAACCCCATAAATTGCATTTGGTGTTCTAATAATTGATTCTTGTCAAATACTTCCATAATCTTGAGAAATAGGAGTAACTTGATTTTGTAAAACTCCTGCACCATACATGTGTATAGATTGACCTGTGGTAGTAGCTATAAGTGCTTTTTCATTAATAGGAATTAAGGCGCATCCATGTTCAAAGACACAGAATAAGTTAGTTCCATAAGATATTAGTTTTACAATAGCCCCATATTGTCTTTCTATATCTTTATAATCTAACCCTTGAAATATTCTATATGCATTTCTAAAGTCATCCTCTACTTGTACATTACTAAACATAATTCTAGTATCAAATACATCCTTTACATAAGGTACATCAGGGGATGTAAAGTATTTTTTAGAAGGTACTGTTGTAGAATATCCTGCGTTTAATAGAGTACTTTCAGGTATTTTACTAGACGGCGCTGTATTTATACCATGTAAAGGATAGAAGCCTCTTGGATTTCCCATTAATGCCATTTCATCAACATAAGATGTATCCTCAGATCGTAGCCCTAAATTATAATTTGAAAGACATTTATAAGTAACTCACATTCCAAGAGGTACAGTATTCACATCTGCTCTGTTTATCTCTTTTCAATCAGAGATAGTAGTTTGATTATATCCTTTATACCCATTTTTCCAAGTTTCAGGATCAACTATTATGTCATTAGTTGGAGTCTCAGAATCTATAAAATTCCTTATAATTCTAACTGTTACTGTATTTGTAAAACAATCCCCTCTAAATACAGTTGGAGTGAATTTTACTTCTTCTAAATAGTATTCCTCCGTAGATGTATTAACATATTTATTTTTATCAATAGTTAGTACATTCTCTTCAATCAACTCAACTTTATCTTGTGTCCTCTTATATAAATCGTAACGAGACTGTAACTTACTATCATTCAATTCGTATCTGGGACTAATTGCCATAAATGGAGAGAGATCATTACCTCTGATCTTAAAATACTCACTCATAAATGTAGAAGAATAATTTCCAGATTTTATATTATAGATACAACTTGGATCTAAAACTTTATTAGTTCCAATAAAAGGACAATAGATTCCTCTTACTATTTTATTATTATTTTGTTCATAATTTTTTGAACCTAAAAACCTAACATCTTTACAGTCCTCTGATGATCCTACTCTGGTTGAAAATCCATAGCTATCATAATATTTTAATGGTATATCAGTATCTATATATACACATTTGGCCTTAGTTGCATACTTTTTATCTGCGGATTCTTTAATAGTATTTATATAGTAATGACGTTTATTAGATAATGACGTTGATAACTTATCTTCACTATTCATGGTTTCATATGCTTTTTCTACAATAAACTCAGAATTATCAAACATAGATTGTAATTGATAGTTTACCATAGTGTCAACACTTAATAATCCACTACTTTGTATATTAGCTGTACTAATTAATCTACTACTATAATCAGTACTTAAACCTAAGCTAGAATCTATAAAGGATTCTGTAGTATATCCCTCTTCATCCTGTACTCCGTATATTAATGGTATATAAGATGTTCTGTCTACTCCTATTGAGAATCCTTGACATAAAATGTTTGGAATTCTTTTCTGACGTACAAAGAAGAATCCTTTTATATTAAGTTTTTTATTGTTTCTTAATTCATTAATTAATCCTGAATCGAATGTAAATTCAAATCCTAAAGGATGTACTCCTTTTGTTCCGCCTTTACTATAGATACTCTTATCTGGGAGTTTAAATACTCCTTTAGTATTAGATAGGTTTGTACCATCCGTATTAGGAATAAAAAATTCATCTTGTGAAATATGTTCATCCTTATTATATACACCTATATAATTTACTGTGTCCAAATCACTAAATTCACACCCTCTCAAGTTATAAACTGGACTTAATGAGTCATCATTAAAAATATACACTATTCCAAGTCTATATAATTCCGATGGTCAATATCCTAAATAATAATATATATTTAAAGGATGATAATACTCTGTTTTTGTAATTTCATCTTCAGAAATCTTAGTATAAGACCCAGGATTAATATAACCTATACTATCTTCTCTTTGAACTAATTTTACTCTTATATAATATGATAAATTCTGAAGAGTTGCATTATCCAATATAGTTTGCTGTATATTTCCTAGAAATAACATGTTTTGAACCTGAGCTTGTGTTTTAACCCCAGTACATATGTTATATTTAATGTTTAATTCTTCTTCATTTATAGATGTAATCTCCTCGAACCCATTAATAGTTATAGTCTGACTTGTGCCTTTAATTTCACATGGCTTAGTAATAAAGTATGTCTCATCTTTAATTACTCCATTTAAATCAGAATATTCTCTTTTGCAGTAAATGAATATCTTATTAAAAGAAACATCAATGTTAGTTAACATCAAAGTTATAGACTTATCTGTTCTCTCATCCTCTAATGTTCCTGATATAGTGTTAATTTCATGTAATGATCCTTTAAATATTGAAATCATACCAGATTCAGCTACAATATCTGTCTTATTGTAATCATTATCTGCTAATTTAATATAAAAAGTATAATTACCTCCTTTTAATTGTCCAGAATAAGATACATTTACAAGATCTATTTTTGGAATCTTATTTATATTTCTAAATAATCTAGTTTGAGTGTCTATCTTACCTTCTCTATAGATATTTGTCTGCTCTGTTTGATTTCTAACTATTCTCCTATAGCGATTATCCTCTATTGTTGTATAAGTAGTATTTACTATTCTAGGAGGGTTTTTATCATCATTAATTATTAGATTAACAGTTCCATCATATGATGGTTGGCATTCAATACTTACTGGATTATTTAGATCTAATGAAATTTCATCAGTAACAAAATCTTGAAGACTACCATCTTCTGTTAGTTTGTTATGAAGTGGGTTATATTCATGAGTAATATCTCCCTCACTATAAAATTTTTTTGCCGTAAGATTTAATTTCATTATGTTATGTCTGTTGTTATACTCTTGTAAGTCTCTTTAAATTCCTGAGTAACTTGCATTAAAGAATCAATATTACTGCCCATTGTTTCAGGTGGTTCTAAAATAGTTATTCTATCCGATTCATTTATTATAGATATAGTTGGAAGTATAGAGTTACCAATAGTTCCATCTCTCATTGCAGGAGCGACATCACCACCTATATCATCTGTAGTAAAATCTTTATTGCAAATTATATCATTATAAATATTATTATTGTTACTAGACGCATTATGTACTTTTAACATTGCAGTTAATGCGTGAGCAAAATTATACAATGGATTATCTTGTGTGGTTGGTAAATCACATAATAATGAACTTGGGTCGACATTACTATATTCTAATATTTTATTTCTTGACTCGTCAATAAAATTAAATAAACTTTGATAATTAAAGTTTATATTGTTTATACTATCTAAAGTATATCATTCTATATCTTCAACTTTTACACTATTAGATTTAACAATTTTTTGGTCTGTTATTCTTCCTAAATTTTTTAAGTTTACATTAGAGTACTTTCCTGATTCTTCAAAATCAATATCAATTTTAGCATCTAATAAAGAGACTCTATTATATTGAATATCAACAACTCTATCTTCTCTATTAAATTCTAGAAAAACATCATTTATAGAAGTAGATAAATTAGATATAGATTCTGTTAACAAATATACATTTTTAGTCTTTAGATTCTTTAGAGAATATATATGTAGACTAACTGCTAATAATATTGATGCAATATAATTATTATTAAATCATGTTTTTCCAATGGTGTTTAAAGTAGTATATGTTGAACTGGAGTTATCTACGTCTCCGCCGTTTATATACTTCCCCTTTCCGACACTACCACTATCTGGAGTTACTAGCTGTAATAAAGCTACTCCAAAACTTTTTATATTCTCTGAGTAATAGAGAACTCCTATTCCACAGCTGATTCAATTTGTATCTTCTACTACAGTACAATCTGGAAATCTTCAGCCAAAACCCACACCAGCAGGACCATCATAATTTCCATGAAGCCTAAATAGTATAGGAACAAATAAAGGTAAATGTGCTCCTTGAAGTTTTTTAGTCATAATAGGAAGTAATGTACGCCAATCTTCTTTTCCTGGTCCACTACTACTTGACTCTCATACCCATTCCACACTGTTACTAGTTGCATCATTTTTTGTAAATCTAAAAGTTGGAGTTACTTTATTTTCTTTGTTGGCATCATATTCAAATAATGATGCTGATCCTTCAGATCATGCTCCATCATATAAACCACCTTTAGTTGAAAAGTTAATAATGGCCAAGGAGCATCTAAGAGTCTCATTATACTTAGAAAAAGCTATACCTAACTTTGCTGTATTTTCACTATATTTCCCAATAGTAGAATATTCTTTAAGCTTTTTTCACCCATCTAAATTACTTTCTTTATTTGTAGGTTCTTTGGGTATCCACCTTACGGCATTATCTTCATTACCTATGTTATTAAAAGAATAGAAATATCAGGGTATACTTTCAAGTAAATACTGACGATTAGCAGTTACGACAGGAATTTTACCTTCTCAGTCTATTAGAACTCCATCAGCTACTAAATTCTTTATACTAATATTGTCTTCAGATCATGAATTATCAAAAACTATTAGCTCTGAGTTATTATCTCCTTGGGTAGTATTGTATACAAGTTTATTATTTGTTATCTTAGTATTATAAGATATATCAGACCATATACTATCTCCAGTATCTAGATCACATTCTATAGTTCCTTTATTTAGTTTACCTTTAATTGTTTTTCTTTTTAAATAACCACTATATTTTTTAGCTGGATTATTTTCCGTTGTTTGTATATCATTAATATTTTTATTTTCAAATAATGTATCTTCATCAGGCTGTAAACAAAAATCATCAAATATACTTTTTATTGAATTTTCAAAGAAATATCCTCTGTCTTCTTCATACTCTTCCGTAGTGGAGGAGAATGTTGAACTTCCAACTTGTAAATGCTCTATTAATCCTTCAATTCACTCATCTCCTGAAATAAGTTGGTATTGATTATACCTATTATAAAAACTATTCATTAATTCAGAAGTAATGAGAATCTGTTCTCTTATAAGTATATCTGAGGATTCTATTGATAATATATAAATATTTTCCTTTTTAAAGTTATCATCAAATTCCAGAGATATAAGATTTTGTCCTCATAAATTTAAATCTTTATCGTAATCTAATACACAAGTTCCTTTTTTGAATCCGTTCTTAGTATCATTTGCCTCTACTGAGTATATTTTTAATTTAATACTATCAAGTGAAGATAAATTATTAACAGGAGTAAAAATACTCATATTAATATTTACTTGAGAATCATTAATTAAATACTTATAAGTATCAAATATTTGTATATCAGTCGATTCTAGCAGATCATCAATATCAATAACATACTCAACTGTATACTGGTCAAAAATATAACCAAGATTTTCACTATTTTTTATATCTTGTATATATGGAATAGCTTTGATTACAATTTGTTTTAATTTAGAATATTCAACTTCTTTATTAGATGAATTTACTTCTTGATAATTCTCATTACATTCTTCTAATAATGGAATACACTCCCCAGATTTTCCATCTAACCCTATAATAGTTAAATTATCATACTCAGTTTTTTTTAGATTATGAACATCTATAAGGTTTCAATAATTATCATTAATAGTTGAGTCTTCATATATAAGCTTATATCCAACTATATTACTATAAACAGTACTAATTCTATCTGCTACATCTTTATTATATATTTGAGTCTGTGTTTGAATAGAGAAAGATACACAACCACTAGATTTTTTCTTCTTTTGATCATTTATGATTAAACGAGGATAGTCTAGATCTGTTATATATAAATTAAAATAGTCTATGTTATATAACTCAGGTTTTGCACATATTCATCCTGGACAAGACCATGTTACATTTGACATACTTGAAGAATCTGTATAAGGAATATTCTTTTCTTCAACACTATTAGTTATATCATATAGTTTTTTATCCTCATTTAACGAATAGTACTTTCTAAATTGAAATTTTCAAGTACTACTCTCGTCTCCATTTTTTTCTAATCAGTATTTATCTCCAGGATTAAGATACAAATCTTGCATCTTTTCGGGATTCATTAATATAACAAGAGTTTGTAACTCCGATAACTTTGTATATTTTGGTATACTATCTGGTATTTCATCATTAAATAGGGCATTAAGATCACTAACATCTAAAGGTTTCATTTCAATCCCTAAGTAATCTTGCTCGTTTTTTTTGTCATCACTATTATCAAACAATGTTTGAGGGGAAGGATATGAACCAATCTGACATAATTTATCAATAGGATTATAGGAAACAATATAAATAATCCCCCCATATTCCTTAACCCCTACTGGTATATAATCTGAAGGTAATTTAGCTTTTTCAAGCTTATAATTACCCATATCGTTTTGTAATATAAATTCATTTCCATTATAAGTAATAACTGTGCCATTGATACAGTCAGTCAAAATATTATTGGGGGTAGTTAATGGATGTAAATCTGTATTAAGTCCTTCTGTGAAAACATTAATTTGTGCTTGTTTTGTATCCATAATTGTTTATATTGTAACAATCTTACCTTTAACATCTCTATCTGCAAAATGTTTAAAGTTTCTTGTTGTTATTGTTTCTTCTGTAAATAACCATCCTACATCAATAGGATAATATAGTATAAAAAAGTGTTTCTTTGATTTATCTAGGAAACATTCTTCTTTTATTTTATACAATTTCAGATTAGTAAATTTGATTTTATTACGCCTTTTTGAGGTTATCTGAGATTGATAAAACTCCCATTCTGCTTCACTAAGACCAAAATAGTATATCCCATTATATTCTTCTTGAATATACTTATACTTTAATCGTAGTTTTATTCTAGTTTTAATATTATTATATAGTGCTCGTTTATGATTATCTATAAACATCTTACCACAATAAGCAGTGTAATCTTTATTATGTATTTGAAGGTCAGCTCCTTTTTTATTTAATGTGTAAAAAGTATGAAATCCATGTTCTAAAACTCTTTTAAGCTCATATCTAGAAATATGTGGATATTTATTTTCTAATATATCTAAGTAATCATCAAGTTCTTTAATCATACTAATAATATTGTTTAGCCTCGTTTGTGTGTTTCTCAATTAGTTTTTTGAGTTCCTTGTTTACATATATAGGTTTTTCTTTAGTATCAACTGTTCTAGTACTATACTTATACACTAATTCATTACCTGTAAACTGAGAAAGTACATAGTCTATATTTTTAAACTTTCCATATTTATAGAGTTTCTTAAACTCTTCATCAGAAAATTGCTTCATATAAATTTCAGCATAATTACCATACTTAAGAGGCAATACAAAGGTAACATTATTCTCAATAATATCCAATAATATCTCATAAAAACAATCTTTAAAAATCTTTGCAGCAAGTTGCTTTGGATTTTTATATCTATTTTTTACTCATCTGCCCTTTAATAATTTTTTATTTAATCCTGTATAAATTTCTTCTACAGAAAATGCATGCTTAAACATTCCATAATTCATACTTTTGTTTGCTTTATAATATAGGAGAGAATTTTTTCCCATACATTTTACGATCTCATCTAGTTTTTACATCTAATACATTATTTATATCATTTTGAGATAAATGTGCAGGAATTCTTGCAGAATTACATAAACGTAACCAATCATTCTTAACAGCCGCTGCTAATTGAAATAAATTTCCATCCTTCTGAATTAAACTTTTCTTATATATATCTATATAAGCACAATACGCAGCTAATGCTTGTACTTCTTTGTCTGTAAGATACGGTAGTCCATCCTCATCAACAATAATACCATGGTAGAGGATTGTAACATTTGCATAGTCTTGATCAAATACTAAATAATCCCCTTCTTGTCGATACTTAAGTAATACTCCACTATTATAAAAAACACTTTTATCTCGTTTTCAAGATTCAATATACTCCTCAACCCATTGATTGTAAACATTAGGGTATACACTGTAATCGTTAGTAGTTTGAGCATCCATACGTCTTCCAAATACAGCTTCAATAAATTCTACATTACATGGTAACTTAATTTTTCTATCTTGTGTATGAGTAGTATATTTATATAAACTAGTTTGCCTATTTCCAATTAATTCTCATCCATTTAAGCAAATATCCTCAAAATTTGTAGTATCTATTGATGTGCCATATAAAATATATGCTTGAGAATATACTGATTTAAAATTATTTCTGTTCATAGTTATCGTGGTTGTTGATCATTAGGTGTAACGGGACTTGCAAGTTGACGGAACCATCTTACATATTTCTCAGTCATTCTACGTATAATTTCATTACTTAAGATTCCACAATCTAGGTACGTATTAGGATCTTCAGAGCAGCAATCTCACTCTAATAACTTTCTAGGATCTTGAAATAAAGCTATAATAGAAATATATTTAACAAAAGGAACATTAAATATATATCCATCCATATTACCATTGGAATTAATTGCAGTATCTACATACACATAGGGACTTTGAGCTCCTCTCCTACGATGCTTATGAAATCTATAAGACTCATCTGTATAAACATTATACTTTATATTTCTATCAATACTACCTATAAACCTAATTGTATCAACTCCTTTAATATAGATAATAGGTGGTATTTCAAAATGTAAAGCTTTTTCTCCAATTTGAAGCTCACAGCACTTAGACATATAATCACAATTAACTTCTACACAATTAATTGCAAGAAATAATTCATCTAATGTTAAAACTCCTTTTAATAAATACTCTCTCATAACTTGATTGCGCTCTGCAACAACTTCATCTTCTAATTGTTCTATAGAAATCTTAGGATTTGAAGTTATGCCTGTTAATCCTCCAACAACAGAGTTATAAACTGCACTAGATATTTGTTGTAGTGTCATAATACACATATATAAAATTAAGCGGGACGGGATTAACTCCCACCCCGCTATCTGTATTGATATTATATTTTTACAGTAAAAGTTTTATATGACTTATATATATATCCTTCATTAGATCTATATAAAGTTTCTACTGTATACTTATCTCCTATTTGAGGTGTATAACCAGGTTTTGCTTCAACTCCTCCATATTTATCAATAATATAGTTTCTATTATCTGTAATCCTGTACTCAAAAGTAGCATCTGCTTTAAGGCTAGGATCATCTATAGTAGCTGAAACAACAAACTTTGCCATACTATGCTATATTTTGTTTTTTATCTAACTCAGCATCTACTTCGCTTTTTGTATATACTTCTGATTTTGTATATACATCAGTAGCATTGGCTTTAGCAGCAATAGAAGAATCCTGTTCAGTATTCTTTTCTGTATTAGCCTGAACTTTTTCAGCTAATTTTGTATCAGCATCACTATTTGCCTTAATTGCAGCTGCATTTGCTAAATCTTGTGATGAAGCATAAGCATCAGGAAGAATAGTAATTTCGTGCTGACCGTCATTTCTACCAATAGTTTCAAAGTCATCATCTACAAAACCAATCTCTTTGAACTTTTTCTTAAATTCTGTTACTAAGGAAGAAGCTACAAAGAAAGTATGTAATGTTGTCGAATGATTTGTCTGACCAGCAACTGATAAACCTCCAAAATGAATTCCACGAGGAACACAATAGGCAAAGCTAAACTGAGTATACTTAACACCTGGAACAGGCATTTCTGGAGCAGAAGGTGAAGTAAAACGAAGATTTGCATAAGTTGGAAGGCGTAGATTATGAAGAAGGTATTCATAGGTACCAAATTCAACATTGTTTGGAGTATATGTAACATAATCATTACCTTTCTTAAGAGCACCTGCGGACACATTAACAATTTCTACAGGCTCTTCTGAACTTCCAGCACAACGCTCATCACAATCATAACGACTAATAACAACCTTCCGTACTTTTTGATAAGAATCAGATCCATCAATAGTTACATTACCACCTAAATAAGATGTATTAACAAATTTATATTCTTCAGGAATAGTAGCTGTAATAGCATCGTAAATAACTTTAGCAGCTACTTCATTCTGTTCTGGAAGAACAACATCTACTAAAATCGGCTTACGAAAATACCAAAGAGCTGAGCCATAATCTCCACGGTAGTCATTATCAAGCCCAAGCTCAATTAAAATCTGTACATGTTGTCCTAGAATAGCAGAGGGAGCATGTAAAACTAACTTAAAGTTAGTTCCTGTAATAGGATCAGTTTCATAAATCTTGTGATCTACAATATACTTAGCAAAATACTCGCCTCCATCATGGAAGCGTACTTTCTTATCAATTGCAGGTTTACCAAGACCTTTATCTGTACCTTCTACAACCTCAACATTATCAAGACTGTTAAGTACTACTTCTTTTTGAAAATTCCACATATTTTTCTAAATTTTAAATTAATAATTATTTACTTCCAGGTACAGCTATAGTCTGATTAATAGGAATATTTGTTTGTAATCTTGGATCACTTGCATTTTCTAAAAATAACCTAACATAAATGTTGATTATTTCGTAACACACATAATCAGGAAATTCCAAAATTGGTGTATCATCGATTATAGCTAATATCTGGTCTTGTGTCATTGAGTAATACTTTGGAGATTTTAAATAAGTAACATATAACTTATTTAATGTTCATTGAGAATCTCCACTATGTATCTCAATTTTTACAATAGACTGGTTTACAACTCTACTTTCATTAGGCTTTAATGCATAGAAACGATACTCATTTTCTCCAATAAATTCTGGATTGTATCCAAATTCTGCATCCATGTTTGGATTTGTTGGAGTTTGACTCTCAGTATTATGATTAATAATATAATAATAAGGTTTTTTATGAGAAGGTCTCATATAATAATTATTAATAATACCAGGGTACATATCTGCTGTTAATCTTTGACATGGGGAGGTAATAGTTTTTAAAATACCATTCCCACATCTAGATTTTGAATCACTACCAACAAACTCTGCCATACAATTAAGTAAGTGTACGTAATCTTTTGGTAATTCTAACTCTCAAATTGTATCATTAAATTCTTGCTTTGGAGTAACTTCTCCAACTGTTATAGTAGCAGTAGTTTGTAAAAACCCAATATCATCTGAACTTTGTTGATTATATTCAGCTCTATTGTATACACTATTTACATATTGTTGAATAGCTTTATTAAACAAGTATATAAAATCTTCTAATAAAATAGAAGGAGCTTTTAACTTGTTGCATTCTACTAAAGCGAATTCGTAAACGTTCCTAAGTGTCATTCTACTTGTTTAATAAAATTATATAATATTCTATTTTGTTTTTTCTTTTGCGGTCCTTTTTACTACCATATCAGGGAAAGTAAGATTCTTAATTGAATCATAAATATTCTGATTCTCTGGATTTTTTAAGTACATGATAATAGCTTCATCTGTTGCTCCTAACATAGTTTCACTAAACATCCAAATTCCACTCTGATTGGTAATAATATTTTTATCTTTTGCATCAATGATTAGAAGTTTCAGTGCCTGATCCGACCCAGTATATAGGTCAATGATTTCTTGAGGATTCTTTTGTGCACGGCTATATAAATAATCTTGTACATCAGTATCAGGTGCATTTCTCATAGCTTTACCTAAAAGTTTACACTTAGTAATGCGCCCCGCAGGAGAATCATTCTCAATAAATACAAATGCTTTTGTAACAAGCTGAATACGTGAGACTCTTCTCTTTGAAACTTCTCCCTCTCGTTCAACATAAAAATCTGCTCGACCGTATCTTTCCTGTGTACCATCAATAAGATAATTGCCATACTTATCTTTAGCTGTTCTTTCTGGTGCAATTACAGGATTTGTTTCAATACATTTCCAAAGGTTACGTTCATATGGGTCATCTAGGTTAAAAGTACGCCCACTATATATCTCAATAAGTTCATCCTCTGGAATGAAATAATCTCTTTCAGGATCATTAAGTTCATCAGGACTTAAAATCATTTCGCTATCTCCATGTTCATTATATCTAACTTTCTTTACAAAAGGAAAGTTCGTTCCATTCTTTTGTTTCATAGGTTGAAGATAATACTTCTTCTCCCTCCCATATACATTCTTAAGAGTTATTTTATTCATTATTTTTTTTGTCTTTGAAATAAATTTTTTATCTAAAAAGTTTTAGAAGTACTCCCTAAATTAGGGAGTACTCTAAAATTAATATATCTTTTATATTACTTGTAATATCAAATATTAAACTTCTTCAAGGATTGCAGAACGATAGGGATTCATCACGCCTACTCCATGATAGCCCCAGTTAACAATCTTGGCTCCAGCAACTGGACTCGAAACTTCACCAGACTCAAGTCCGCTTTTTCCACCCCATGTGGACTTACACTTTCGTATAAGATTAGACTATATCACTAACTTAATCTATATATTTAAAAGTATATCCTTTACATTTATTAACCAATCCTTTTAAAACTCTACTTACATTTCCAAATTCCTTTCTACACTCTCTAACAGTATTATATGTTTTTACCAATTTACCATCTAAAGTAAACTGACCAACTTTTCTAGTTTTTATTGGAACTTTGTAAGGAGACATTTTTTCTACTTTTTCTCAAGACCACTGGTAACCACCACACGGTTTACCAAGTCGTATACAATGAGATATACTATTATACTGTTTTCCAAGTAATCTTGCTACTTCTAAACAGCTCTTATAGTAATTTAAATACTCTCCATCCAAACTATACTGATATACACCAGTATTATGTTTTTTGTATCTGATTGGTATAAATTTTTCTAATAATGTATCACTAATATAATATCCTTTGATCTTTGTTTTCGTTATAATGGCTCTTTGTACTGGACCAAGACTAACTTTTAATTCCTTTAAAGTCTCAGATATTGAATTAAATTTCTTGTACAAAATTCCATTTGTGTGATATAAATATATTTCCTTTTTTTGATCTACTATGTAATACATATTTGGATCTAAAGATTCTATATATATATCACTCCATAAATACCCTCCACTAGTAGTTTTATAATTTATGGCAGATCTTATACCTGCAGCACCATTAACCAATTTGCTCGCCTCAAAAATAGAATTATATTTTCTTATAAAAGTGCCATTTAAATCATATTGATATACAGGTATTGCATTTTTTGGAGGATCTCCCCCACCAGTTACTATATTATAAGTATCTTTTCTCGCTATAAATTTATCATCTACTATTAATTTCTCTAATTTGAGAGCATCCTCTCTATTATCAAATACCTTTATAGTAGATCTTATAAAATTATCAAATCCATATTTTTTCACAGCATAGTGAAACGGACATGAGGGATGTCTATTAGAAGATGGATAATTAATATTAATTCCATTACCAATGTATCCATCAAAGATCTCTGGAGTTTCAGTATCATGAACTCCAACATATATCTTTTTATTAATTATATTAGTTGTTAAATATACTATTGTTTTTAAGTTATTTCCCATTTCGATTAATTTTTTAATCTAAGTCTTCCAGACTAGTCGTTGAACTTTCGTTAGAGCTTCGTAATTACGCTTGCATATTCTAACGCTTAGCTGCTGATTGCCATTTAACAGGTTTCCAGCAATTAAGGAAATTTTATTTTTCATAATATCACTATTATGCGGCGCAGGCAGAATAATTTCTTTTTACGCCTCTAATAACATTGTGGATAATATCACCACCTTTGAATGTAAATAACATTATTCCAGGAGTACCATTTGAATCTGTCGTTAGGTCAAGGAATATACCATAAGCCTTCTTAGGGAACTCTAGGTCTAATGACCGATCAAGACGGAAAATCATCTTATTCTTAACTTTAATTATTTCTAATTAAACCAGACTATATCATTATCTTTGTTAAATATATTTAAATTTAAATCCTTTATGACTGCGTATTATATTTTTTAACACTCTGTTAATCTGAGAACTACTTAAATTATTTTCCATAGCGCACTCATTTATTGAAGAATAATTCTTAGTAATTTTACCATCAAGACTTATCATTACTATTGGAGTGCTATTGTTTTTAATACTATTTGTATAATAGCTATTTATATCAGAATCATCTTTGTTATAAACTCTTCATTGAAACCCACCAGCTAAACACTTTTTACTAATAGCCTGCTTGATCGTATTAATTTGTAGTTCTTGTTCAGCTTCTGTAATACTATTATAGTGTCTTATAAATTTACCACTAATAGTATATTGAGCTACTTGAACTTTATTGCTATGATAAGTAAATTCTTTTTTATAGCTTCAAAAGAAGTTGTATGCTGAAGATGAGTATCCCAAACAATTATTTCTAATACTCTTTATAATAGTATAAAGATCAGAATTAGTTACTAAACTTAAAGCCGCTTCATTTATACTTTTATACGATTGTAAAAACTCCCCATCTAAAGAATATTTATATACTCTTTTTTGTTCAATATTACAACCACCTTCTCCCCCAACTTTTGAATTATATACATTCTTACTTCGTAATAATGTAGTATTTACAAGCTGAGCTTCTAAATCATACGCTTGTTTTTTACCCCCATCTGTGTCTGGAAATATCTGTATAATAGTTCTTCTAAAGTTATCATACCCATATTTTTTAACAGCTGTGTGTAATGGATATTTTTTTATAGCATTTGACTGCCTATAAATACCGCAACCAATATACCCATCAAAAATATCAGGATTTGTTCTGTGTACACCAAAGTATAATTTTCCATTACAAAGGTTAACAGTAACATATACAATATATTTTAATTCCATAAGATAATTATTATTTCGGTTAATATTAACCTATGCCTATTAAATAGGACTTACTAGTCGTTGAACGTTCTCCATGTATTATATTTACTAAGGAGCTTCGCTGCTGATTGTCCAATTTCTATAATTTTTAAACTTTCAAGTTTATATTTCCATATTACTTTGTAGTTTATAGAACTATAAGGAGTTTCCAGCAATTAAATAATTTTATTTATACAGCCTCTAAGCTGCAGCGGGCAATAAGATAGATTTACCCGCAAATTCATATGACTGATAAGTTGCACCAAGGTCAACATAATCCTTAGCACCTTGTGACCATACGAAACAACCAGTAGTTTTCCAGTCACGAATCCACGTAGCCATTGTTCTCTGAACCATTTGTCACCATTTATATTCAGTATAAGTCGTTAATTTATACTCGTCTTTTCGACTGCTTATATTTTCATATAAGATTAGACTATATCATCATCTTTTTCTTTAAAGTATGCTCATTTATACTTTGCAGCAGTTCCATTTGTTTTTATTGCTCTGCAAATTGCAGAAGTAGTAGTATGAAAAGTATTAGCGGCTTCAGTAATAGAATCAAATACATTTAATAACGTATTGTTTAAAGTATATTGTGCAACAGGCTTTTTTACTCTTTGATTTCGCATGTTAAATTTTTTTTCAGTATTTCAATAAAATCCTCCACTTTGTAGTTGGTCTCCTCTTAATACTGCAAAAATGTTTGCTTGATCAACATGTACATCATCTGCAGCTTCCTGTACAGATTTGTAAGATCGTAAGTAATTACCATTTAAAGCAAACTTATATACTTTTGTTTCTATTATATTATGAGCAATTTTACCGCCAATTGCAACATTATAACACTGTTTACTTTTAAAAAGAGTTTCATTCACTAATTCTTTTTCAAAGTTATACGCTTCTTGTTCTGTATTAAATACTTTTATTACAGTTCTTTTGAAGTTTTTATAACCATATTTAACAACAGCTGTTACAAATGGGACTTTTTTTCCTTTAGTACTAAGTTTCTTTTGCAAATATCTTGCATCAGAATCACTATAAATTCCATTTCCAATATAATTATCAAAAATATTTGGATCTATAGTTTTATGTACCCCTATGTAGAATTTTCCATTACATAGATTAATTGTAATATAAACTATATATTTATATTCCATATCATAAGATGTTTATTATTTCACGGCACTTGCCGCTAAATTAGTCGTTGAACGGTTCTCATATCTTTTAGACTTAGAGAATTCGCTGCTGATTATCCATTGTACATCCTAATACTTGTTTAGCATTCAATATCTATTTCTAAATATTTATAGCAATTAGGCTTTAGGAACTTCCAGCAATTAAATAAATTTATTTTCTAGAAATTTCTTCCTAGGCGCACATGTGGCAGTTTATGCGCGTGTTACAAATAAATACCCAAGAGTTACCAGTTGGCTCATCGGCTTTAGTAGCCATTTCGTTCATTGCTCCTTCAAAAATACGTGTAGTTAGTTTATTAAATACGTATTTTGTTGCAAAGCGTTCAATTTGAGGAATTATCATTTTTGTTATCGTAGATGAGTTTACCATCTACTTCATATACTTGATTTCGTATATGATCAGACTATATCTTCATCCATTTCTGGATGGCTCCCTTTCGTGGTTATTTTATCCTTTATAGGACTACTTTAACTAGTCGTTGCACGTTCTAAATATTACTATTTAGCTTCGCTCAGGATTGGCATCTCAGCTTTCCCTGAATTAAAGAGCTTATTTCCATGCTCATTACTAAGCATAGGGGCAAATTCTCTTACCCTCAGTAGCGACAATAGGACGACCAATTTCATCAGAAATGGTAGTCTTACCATTTACATCAAAGTTACCTTTGGAGAATAAAAGCTTGTTATTACGAGCAGCCATATAGCTATCAAGACAAACTTTTTCTGCACCAGAAAGCTTGTAAGTAAAATCTTTGTCCTTTGTTGCAATATTGATAAACTGATCTTCCATTGCTGCATATTTTGCAGAATAATCAATATCACAACGAGTTGTCCCAATCATCGTTCTATGCTTCTCGATGTTTGATTGATACTTAGTGACTTATATACTTTATATTACTATAAAGAGTAGACTATATCTTAATCTTATTCTATATACTTAAATCTATAACCATTACAGTGTTCACGTACTCCTTTTAATACAGCATAAGCATTTCTATATCCAGCTTTCCGCAATTCTGCAGTATTTTCAAATACTTCTATTAAATTCCAGTCATCATCATATTTTCCTACTTTCCTCATGTCTCTATTTCTCTGAGCATTTGAATAATTAGCACTATTTACTTCAGTTTTTAACTTCTTCATAAATGGTACTTTTTCATAAGAAAATTGATAATTATAAACTCTAGATCCATTTTTAATTGCTCTAGATATATGACTTTGATTACGAGCATTCGGAGCTATTTCATCCATACATTCTTTTAATGTATTAAACTCTTTAACAAAATCTCCGTTTGAATTGTACATATACACTTTCTTCTTTAGAATTTCTGGACATCCACCAGATCCTCCTAATTTTATATTATAGGTGTTTTGGTCTCTTACAAAAGATTCATTTACAATAGTCGCTTCTAATTTATAAGCTTCCTCTTTTGTGTCAAAAACTGCTAATGTTATTCTCCTAAAGGCATTTATTCCATATTTACACACAGCCCGTTTTAGAGGAGTTGTAGCTTTTTTGTAACTAGCTGGCCTATTAGTGTATATTCCATTTCCAATATAAAAATCCCAAACTTCTGGATTTTTTGTCATATGAACACCTATATAATATTTTTTACTGGTTATACAGTAAGTTAAATATACTAAATATTTCATTTTTTGATAAGATTTTCTCCATTTCGAACATCTCTGCCCTACTCCCTTTCGGGATAGTCGTTGAACCTTACTTAGAGCTTCGCTATGCGATTGCTTTATCTAAGTCTTGGCTGCTGATTGTCCTATAAACGTATCAACTTTATAGGAGTTTCCAGCAATTAAAAGAATTTTCAACTATAACTCGCATTATAGTGGGGCCCACTAATATCGACCCTGTTTCATGCAATTCAGGCATATGATTCGTAATAAAACGAGTGTCAGTACCTACAATACTATCTACATCAAGTACTTCCTTATAGTCATTATCAATAATACGGCATACATATTCTACAACCGCATCAGAACGACGTACTGGAGACAGCATAACCATACATTGCTGGCGAGTCTCTTCAATTACAAACACGTCATACATCTCGTAGTAACGCTCTGGGAAATGGAAAATAACCTCAGAACCATTCGAACCATCTCCTTCAACTGCAAGGATAGGAATTCTTTTAACAAAATTAACATCAATTTCCCACTCAAGTAAGAATGAATTAAGAGACTGAAATTTACTAGGCTTGCCCTTTTCCATTGTATAAACATTCATCAGTGCTTCAGTAAGACTTGTTGCAGTATACTGTTTATACAAATTAGATACAATACCTAAACGCTCAGGTTTATCACCTAGCCACTTATGAAAGTCTTCATAAGTTCTGGTTGAACCCATCTGAGCATGGGAAGAACTAAAACTTGTAATTCTCATATTTATTTAATTTTTAAGTTTATAATAAATTTTCACCATATTCTGTCTCTGCAGATTTATGGTGATTAGTAAAATTATCTTTTGACTTATTTTTATCTAAAGAGACAACAGTAGTCTGCGGCTTATTATCTACAGATTTTCTTGTATTTTTAAGCTGAGATTTCCAATAATTAGTAATATCTGAAATAGCTTCCTTTCCATAAAGTGCAAACCATGCAAGTTCTACTAATGTCTTTGGGTCATTTAAATCTTTAAAGAATTGTGTTGCACCGTTCTCGTCTTGATTTAAAATATACTTATAAATCTCTTCCTTCTCAGACTCTTCTATTTGCAGACTATCTGACTTGTTATCTTTATAATCCATAGGAATAGAATTAAAGTCATTTAGTTGACTTTCAAGAGAAGTTTTAAAATTATTAAATTGTTTCTCTTGTTCTTTTATTCTTTCTTTAGCTGTTTCTTCTTCTTGTGCTTTATATTGTTTACGAATTATATCAACCTTTTTCTTAAATAGTTCCTCATTCTCTTTAGCAATCTCCAAATCAGTTTTGATGTCATCTTCACTCATATCGCTGAATTTTGATTTTAAATCAGCAATATATAGTTCATCATCTGAATATTCATCTACACTGTATTGTTTTTCAATTGGACCATTTTCTTTAATATAATCTTCTACTGCTTTTTGAGAATAATAAGTAATTACATCCTGTATTGTTGCATTATTTGAACGCAAATAATTAATTACCTCTATTTCATCTTTGCTAAGATTTGAAGAAGTAAGTTCTTTAAGAATATTTATTTTTTCCTCTGAGTCTAAACTATCAAAATCTACTTCTTCCGTAGTACCGTCATCATTCTCATAAGTTACTTTACCATCTTTAAGACCATACTCACTTAAAAAGGATGTCAAAAAGTCGCTATTGTTACTAGTTTCTATATTTTTATCTTGATCCGATTCTTTAGGCTCTACTGGATCTGAATCACTACTTGAGTGACTAAGAAGATTTTCTCCTCCGATAGTATCTGCGGTAACTGGACTATCATTTTCAGGACTTGAAACTGAATTATCCTCTCCTGTTAATAGCTCGTCAAAGCTATTCGTATTAAATTCAAAATGATTTGGCATATTTTCTTATTTTTTCTTATTAATTGATTATTAATCTGTTTTGATATTTGTGGCAAAAATAATATATTAATTCTTAATTTCCAAACACTTTATTAAATATTTTCTTTTATAATACATTTTTCTGGTATTTGAAATTTACCGTCAGCGTCAATTGTAGCTTGATATTCTCCGCTCCCTATAGTAGCTGTTCCATCTGCATGAATTTTGATATGCCCAATGTTTAGATTACCTTTAGTATCTATTGTATAGTTTCCTATAGATATAGTGCCATCATTATTTAAAACAATTGGACCAATAGTAGCAGTTTTATCTGATTTAAATTGATAAGTCCCAGCACTTAAAATAGCTTCATTGGAATTAATATTTATCCATGGAGAGTAACTTATCTTACCGTCCACATCTTCTTTTTTAACCCTTCCAATAGCAGCCTCACCATCTGTAGTAAATTTATATGTAGAACTTGATAATATTCCATTGGTAGAATATTTATCATTCTCATTACCAACAGTAATATATATCCACGGAGAGTAATTAACCTGCTCTTTTTCTGATCCATCTTCTTCAGTAGTAGTTATCGTCTCTCCTGAAAGTCCTAATATTGAAGGAGTAAACATTTCACTGGATAATTGAATGTAAATATCTCCGTTAGATGTTTTTTTAACAATAGAAGTTCTAGTACTATTACTACTAAATGTATTAGTAACTAAAGAACTTGTCATCAACTCTCCTCTTGATAAATCAAAATATGTTGTTCCAGATTTATTTACTATTTTATCTACCACTAATGTTGGAAAAGACCAATTACCTTCAATCCTCTCATTAGAAGCCTTTTTAGTATAATCATTAGATGAATATCCAGATAAATATTCTGCATTTAGATTTTCTATTAAAGCATTAGAGTTAATAACTAATGGAGACTGAGAAGTATCTTCTAATTGTATATTAATAGGAGATTTAAAATCACTAACAGCTGAAGATGGAAGTTTAGTATAAGAATTATTAGAAGCTTGGTAAAAACTACCAGAAGAGCTGTCTATAACAAGAGTTCCATCACCAGGATATTCTCCACTATACGTTTCAAGATTATCAACTATTAATACTCCCTTTATATTAGAATTATTAGAGGTGTTAGAATTCTCTGAGGAATTAGGATTGTCTGTATCTCTAAAGTTTATAGGATAAAATCTATCTTTTACTTGAACATATACTCTTCCAGAGGTTTGTAAAATAAGATCCTTCCCTTTATCTCCAACTTTAGAGTTATTATTAAGAGTCCCCATTATTTATTAATTAATTCAACAAAATCTAAAATACTATCTGTAATATATCCCTCTTGATCAAGCTTATCGATAATCTTCTTTAAAAATACTACTTCACTTTCTGTAAAATCTACATTTATAGGCTCAGTTTCATTATTCCAAGTAAGACGCCCATCATCGTTTTTAATGCTAAGCTTTTCTACTTCTTCACTTGAAAAATCAATCTTCTTTCTTACATTTCTTTTAGAGATCATATCAACTACTGATCCCTGTTCAGGTAAATTCATAAGCAACATTAAACGAGTTGCTACATTTAATTTAAATTGATTAGGTTTTTCACTCATATTTGTGCATATTAATGTTATTACATAATGCAAAATTATATATTATTTATATATATCCAAATTATAACATAAAAAAAGAGTGGCCAAAAGGCCACTCTATCTTTAAACAAATAAATTTCTAAAATCTATTAAATCTTGATGAGTTAGAACTAGAGCTTTATTTAGAAGCGGTATATTCATTTTTATTTTCCCTCCTCCTATCTCAAGTTCTCCTAGGAAACCTGTATCTAACTTAGTTGGATTCATAGATGTAATATTATCTATCATTTCTGATAATATCCCTTTAGCATCTACTAGTCCGTCCTTATCAGCTATCTGTTTTAGTAGAGTTTCTACTTTATAAGAATTGTTATCAATAACTCTTGTTATTAAAGGTTTAACAAGTGCCATAATAGGATTTCCCTTTGCAACTGAAGTTAGTTGAATATCTATAAAGTTTGTTAACTTATCCATTATTACATCTACATGTTGCGCCATTGCTTTATAAATTCTTCATAAGTTAATTCTGGATTATCTTTAGAAAACTCTTTAAACTTTTTAAAGATAGCCATCTCGTTATCTGTTTCTTCAACAATCTTAGTTTTTAGTTTCTTTACTAGTCTAAGCTGTCTCTGCAATAAATCTTTACCTTGTTCTGTATTTTCTATTTTACCCTTTACAAGATTTAATAGCTCAATTTGAACCATCTCTTGTAAAGTCTTAGTAATTTCAGAATACTCTTCATTTTCAAAGAATCTTGCTTTCTGAGTGTCTGTTAAAGAACTCATTTCCTTATCTATACTATCTCAAAGTAATTCAGTATGGAGAGTTCCCTTCGTCTGCATTTTAGCTAGTTGGGCTTCATACTGTTTTAAAAGCTGTATCTGAGTATTAATATCACTTTGAGTTAATAAGGGATCAGTATTTCCTAGAAAAACTTGATTGACAGGATACATACTAATTTAAACTAATTAGGCAGTTGGAGCTGCAGGAGTAAAGGTTGTTCCAGGAATATAGTTACAAGGGCAAAGTGGATTATAGGTTGCTGCACTAGTGTTAGTAGTTCCAACAGTTACATCTGCAATATGTACTGGATAAAATGTACTATTTACATAGTTAACAATCTTATTATCAGCACACATTCTACGTTCAGCCTCAAGACCTACCATTCCCGCAACATTAGATATTTCCATCTGAGTGACTTTACTTCTCCAGGGCTCTACAGCAGCTTGTATAGCAGCTGCGGTTTCTAATTTACTAATTCTATTTGCTAATACATCATAAGAGTCTCTTTGATTTTTATATAGATTAAAATCACTGTCTATCTGACTCTTATAAATACCAAACATCTCTGAGTTAATAGTCTGACGGTCATTAAAACGAGCGTTAGCTGACAGCAAAGCAAAGTCATAAAGAGCTTTTTGGTCAGCTAATTCAGCCTGGCAAGAGTGCTGCCATACCTGGAATGCACTAGGACCATTTAATGCTTCACCAGCTAAAACACCTGCCCCATTACCTAAACCAAATAAACCGCGGCCACTAAGAGCTAAAAGTCCTAAGGCGGTGCCCGCTATTCCTACAATGTTTTCACATAGAGTCGTTAGTTCTATGCAGTTCTCTAATGAACTTCTATACCTTCATATATACGTATAGTTAAGACTATATCTTCACCCTTATAGGGTGCTCCCTATTTCGCACTACTTAGTGCTACTCTCTTTCGAGATAGTCGTTGAACCTTCCTTTTCAGGCTTGGCTGCTGATTGTCCATCTCTGGAGTTTCCAGCAATTAAGGGAGTGTTTCATATAATATTACTATTATAAGGACCTAGAATATTAAGCCAAGACCAGTTCCAGCCACTCCTTTTGATGCGTATTCTTTGTCATGATCTTTCTCGACAAACTCTTTCTTTTCAATTACTTCCATAATGTAATTCTTTTAAAATTAAACATCTATTTGTTGATCAACACTTCAAAATTAATATAATACTCACCTGATACCTAATGTTGCTAATAAAAATAAAAATCCTCTCAAGTACTTAAACTTGAGAGGATTACAAAATTATATAGTTATTAACTCAATACTAAATAAACACTAAAGATTTTTACTTATTTAATGTCTCTAAGTATTTATCTAAATCTTTCTTGTAAAAGAATAATTCCTTAAATCCTTGTTGTTTTCTTCCTTTTGGAATTTTACCTTCACGAACATAATTATCAAAAGTAGCTCTACTAATATTTAAATATTTACAAGCTTGATATTTACTAAGCTTTTCATTCTTATTACTTATGAAAGACAAATAGTCAATAACTTCTTCACACTCCTTTGCACTTAAATTTGAATTGCCTGTGTCAATATAATTAATAATTTTCAACAATAATTCTTTAATAATAGATAACATATTAATTATTAGGGTTATATAGGGCACATGTAATTAATACCATTGGATTGTTTGAATCATCTTCAATCCTTTTTACAGTATAAACTTTTCTTTGAGTAGATGTCCCTGCTAAATCACTAGCATTGTTTATAATATATATATTAGTTCCTGAAAAATTAACTGTACAATCTCCTCTAACAACTACTATGGCCTCAGATCTAGAGGCTGTTAGATTAGAAACATTGATTGTGTGGGCTGTTTCTGTAACCTCAATAAATGTTCCAGGATCACCTGCAGACAAACTAATACCTAATAATTTTTCATATCTATTATCTAGGGGAGGATTTAAATCAATATCCACTTTTGCAACAGTTGGGTCATAAACTTTAGTAAGTTCTCCAGCAGAAATATGTAAAGACTTAAATACAGGAGTTGCAGTAAGGTCGTTATAAGATCCACTTTTAGCTACATCTGCTAGTCCATCTATTCCTGTAGCAGATATTCTAATATCCTTACCAATAACTCCTAATTGATAGGAAGTCATTTCTGAGGGTACAAATGCAATTCGATCCTCACTAGCTACTTGATTTACTGTTGGCACGTGATCATAATTTGATTTATGACCAATTAATAATTTCAAATCACCAGTATTATTTTCAACCGTAGTAGCTAAGTAATTATCAGCTCCACTAACAGAAATTGTATGATTTTGAGAATTAATAGAAATAGGATTCCCTGAATCTCCCCTAATATCTATAGAATTAACATAATCAAGTTCTAATACTTGTTGGGTTAGTTCATCTATACTATCAGATAGTTGTGTAACATTAGTCTTAAGGGTTGATATATCAGATATTGAAATATTAGAAGCTGAAACAGATTTTGTACCTTCGCCTATTACTAACATATTATTTGCTAAATCTCCAACTGCAACTACATCCCCTCCTCCAAGTTCTGCTATCTCATCTTTTGTAACATAGTTGTTTAATGTAGAAGTATCTACTTTAGAAGATAGTGCGTTGTTAATAACTTTATTCTGAACAGGGTTCTCAGAAGTGCTGTTTAATTCTGAATCTACTATTATTGGAGTTGGCATATCAGTAATTTGAGATACTGTATGAGTATGATTTAATCTGGCGAATGAGTCAGGATTATATCCAGAGTCTTTAATAATTTTTCCACTGTTATTATTAAAAGAAGCAAAATTATTATTAATAGCCGAAGTAGGACCTGTAACATCCCCCATACCAGCCTGTGCAGAATCAGCAGGAATATATCCTAAAATATCTGTAATATCTGTTGAGGTTACATTTAAATCAGTTAGTGTCTTAGGAACATCTGATAACTTTGCTAAATTTCCAATTAATACTCCAGAATCTTTAATGACTTTACCTTGACCATTAGAAGTAATTACTCTATCTGCTGTCGAAAATTCAGCAGCTGCCGTTACATCTCCATAACCACTTTCACTAAGTCTCTCGTCTACTTCTTCTTTTGTATATACTGAAATACTTTTAGAAGCTACTAATTTATGCTTATTAACAGAATCAACTGCTAATTCTGTAATTACATTACCACTACCACTTAATACTATATTAACATCAGGAATACTAGGAATATCTTCCCTAACATTTTGAATCTGAGAATCAACTTGATCCTTTGTATAATAGTTAGTCAAATCAATAGAGATATCCCCAATTTTTTCTCAGTTGTTTTCAATATAAATATATTCATCATGAACATCTGTCCCTGATCCTTTCTTTTTGACTAAGTATATGATATTACTCTTAATATCACTAGATGGTAATACATCAACTACTAAGAATTGTATATTAGCTAAATTATCAATTATACCTTTTAAAATTTTACCTTGTTTCGCAGATAGTGATTTATTAACATCATCTGATAATAAATTATCAACTATAGAGCTCTTGATCTGATTACTTATTTCAACATCGATAATATTTTCAATAGATCCTGATAAACTAGCATCTAAACTATCAATAGCATCTTTTACTCCTCCAGAAGTTACTAAGTTATTACTTCCTTTAGTAGGAGTGTTGTCTATAGTTTCTAATTTATTAACAACTTCAGGAATTTGAAGAAGAGTATTGTTATACTCTTCTTCTGATCCTTCATATCCATGCTCTACTGCAATATCATATGCGTCTTTTCCATTTTTTCCAGGAGCCCCAACTGTTCCAGGGAAAATAACTCATTTATTTTTATTTTTATCAAAATATTTTACACTCATAACTAATTATATTAAGAAGCTTTATATACAGCACAGTTTACAGCAACTAGAGTTGGTGTTATTCTTGAAAAAACATAAACTCTATATGTTCCTGCATCTCCAGTTAACGGAATATCTTTTTGCACTTTTAACATTGAGTTTGAACTAAAAGTAACAGGATATGCGCTTTCAACTACTACCATAGACGTTTCAATTATCTCTGTATCATTAGTGCTTTCTATACTACTTCAGTCAGCTGTATTTAAAGATAGATTAATACTTGTCGCCCATAGTGAACCTATGTTATGATAATAACATATACCTTTTTTAACAGAAATTGACGGATCACTCCCATATGCTCGTCTAGTTAGGTTAGTTTGTCGATTTCTAGGAATTGTAATCTCTTCTGTCTTTGATCCATTATATGTTATATTCGTAGATCCACTATGTATAGTTAATGCTCCTGTAACCATATTTGCCTTACTAGCGGTTCCACTAAATACTCCATCTTGTATATATGTATCCTCATCGTATCCAAAATATACAATATTGTTATCTGGAGCTATATACACATTGCTATCTGAAACAATAGCTAGTCCATCATACCCAAAGGCCTTCCCGTCTATAATACCTCTACTAACACTCCCGCTTAATCCAACAAATACTCCATTATTAAAGTATTTCGCGCCGCTTATTTCTTGTGCTTCAGTAGTTATAACACCAGAATTACTTAGACTAGCTATAGGTATAGAGCCAAACGAAACAGCACTCATTCCAGTACCAGTTAGTGAACCTGTTGGACCTTTACTGGTTCCATTTGTTCATGTAAATGTTGTTGGATAATAGTTTGTATTTGTATCTGTTCAAGGTACACTTACACCTAAATATCCATCTTTATCTAGTTGAACTGCATATACTTTTCCAGATACAGTAGAAGCATTTTGAGAACTTAGTGACATCTGTGTACTAGATCTCAAACTTAAATCTAACGTGCCACTCCCAGTTATTAGCTTTGGTTTCATACCAAGACCTGCATTAATCTGTGTTATAGTGCCAGTTCCCTTTTCTCAAGGCACATTTACATAAGCTTTACCATTACTATCTAATTGTACTGCATAACTTTTATTAGCTGCTTGATACCCTATTTTTATTCCTCCATAAGAGCCTGAGGTTGCTTCTGGAATACCCTTTAAATATCCTGCGGAAGCATGATTTCCTCAACTATAAGCTGTATTAAGATTACTTTTATCAGTAGCAGTCATTACTCCTGCTGTAGTTGTTGTTGCAGCAGGAATAGTTACACCAGATGATTCTAAACTTGGAGAACCAAAAGCACTTGCACTCGTAGCTGTGGATCTTCCTATTTGCTTTAACTTAATTTTTACTGTACTTGTAGTAGTAGTTGCATTTGCATCTGCCCCTGTAATTAAGTACTGTCCAAGTGAAGCAATTACAGAACCTTGACTACTAATATTAGTACTTAATCCTGATATATTATTTGTTACCCATTCTTGTGTTGCTATTATTTTACCTCGTATATAAGCGTTTCCGTCATCTCTAATTGATAGTTTATAGCTATTAGATTGATCAGATTTTCTATGTAACATAAAGGTCTCAATGTAATCAGCAGTTTCATTAGTAGTTCCAAATGAAGAAACATATACTCCTTTATTCTTCAATACTAAATAAACACCATCAGTACTATTATTAGTATTATCAATATATATTGGGTTAGGATGGGGTGCTGCAAATGTTGTAGATTCATTAAAATTTCCATGAAGAGTAGTAGCATATATGTCCTTAAATTTCTTACCTCTCTCTCCAATATTTGAAACTCCATTGTTTACGGGATTAATGTGACCACTAACCCTTAAACTTCCAGAAATTGTACCTCCTGTTAATGGTAGATATCCTAAACTATCTAAGGATGCTCAGTTAGGAGCATTATTACCATTAGATACAAGAATCTGCCCACTAGTACCACCTGAAGTAGGAGCGTAAAGTCTAACCTCAACACTATCTGATGAATAAAAATTATTTATAGTACCGTTTACAACTAGTTGTTTAGTTTTAAGATCTTTTAGAGATCCATCTCCCATTGTTACATTAGTACTAGTACCCCCATTACTGATAAATTTTCAAGCCGATACACTTCCTGGAAAAGAAACATTTTGAGCATTATCTCAAGAATATATTTGACCCACCTTAGCTGTATTATTAGGCATTCTCCAGCCATAAGTACCATATCCAGAAATTCTATAGACTGTCAATTGTCCATCATAGTTCTCACTAACACTTCTAGTTGAAAATGTAAACCTTAGTTTCGAATATTGAGAAGCTGTACTTGGGGAATTGTTATAATATATAGAAGATGTCAAAGCTCTAAAATTAGGTCCCGATCACCCCCGTAAAACAGCATCCTTAGATATTATATCTCAAGATTCAGAACTAGGATTATATGCTTCTATAAAGCAATTATAACCAGAGCCGTTAGTAGACACATATAGATATATTCAATCAATAGTACAATACCTGTCACTATTATTTATAGTAAGTCTATATTGAGTGGTTGTGCTAACATCTTCTTTATTTATTAATTGTAGACCATACTTATTATCTTGTGAAGTAAATAAACTTATAAGTCTACTACTCCCCTGAGGATCTTCGGTTCATGATTCTCCGTTGTTTTTACTTATTTCTCCATATAAATCAGTGCTCTTTATAAACGCTAATTTATCAGAACGGTACTCCCCAATATATGAAGCAATTCCATATGGTACAGTATTAGAAGTCGCAGTATCAACAGTAGGTCCTCCTATACTAGTTATAGGTACTTTTCCCCATTCAGGAGTTGATGACCCATTTGAAATTAATACTTGTCCTGCTGTTCCAGGAGTTGATGGTCCATACAATAATTTGGAAGATCCATTTGAACATAGTACCCTGTGTCCATGATTTTCCGAAGTTTTAAAACCTTTTGCTGTTATGTATGTAAGATTACTGGCCCCATCTCTAAATTGGTATTCTGTTATAGTGTTGTCAGTATTTTGACCCCCAGCAGAGTTTTTATAATTAATTACTAGCCTTCCTCCTTTAAATGTCTGGGGTATATAGTTAAATTCATCTGACGTTACTGTATTCATATCTAGGAAAGTTAATTTCCTAAATGTTGGTACCCCAGATGTGCCACTTGGAGCTGCTCATACTGTATTAGCGTTTTGTGTACTTAAAGATGATCCTAATTCTGCATTTCCTGTAAGTGTACTTCCAGAATTAATGAATATGGAACTTGGCAGTACTAACTTAACCGAGTTAACTAAATCAGGTTTACCTGTCACTCCCGACCACGGCACACTAGATGCTGCTCCTGCTGTATAAATAGAGTAGCCATCTTCACTATTTAATTTAGAAGAATCAATAACAAAATACATGTGACCTGTATCTTTCTCTTTAACAGTATCGCCTTCTTGTACTTGTTCAGTGGTTAAAGCTAGTCTTGCTGCTTTATTTGCAACTATTACTAAACGCTCCAGTGCTCCCTTAGGCAATCTCTCAATATCAATAACTCCCGAGGTAATTTTACCAGCATCTATACCATTAGCAACCCCTATATCTATAATATGTCCTTTCTCATCCTTAGTAATAGAATTTATAATAGTTCCAGATGTAGCACTTCCTCCAACAGGAGTATAGTGATTAGCAGCACTAGTAACCTTACTATCTGGAGTGTCTATATTACCTGATCCTAGTATAGCAGTACCATTAATAGTTTTAATATTAGTCCCAGAAACTAACTCTTCTTGTAATTCTTTATCATAAGTTTCTACCATAACTGGTTGATTTTCTATAATATGTGCCGTCAGAGTTATGTTATTAGTTTCTGATAAATATGTTGCATAAGCAATAAAGATTCTCTGAGATTCTGAAGAGGCATACTGTCAATAATTAGAGGTTAACGTCATTTCAGTAGTTTTAATTCTAATTAAAACAGCTCTATTATTTGCCGCAGCTTCTGCAACTCTATTAAAATCTGTCTCATTTGGTATTTGCTCATGTTCTACTGTAATAGAAGGAACATCGCCTACATTAATATTACCTTTCCCTAATAAAGAAAGATTGTTAATTGTTCTAATTGATTCTCCACTAACAAGAGTATCCTGTTTGGTATTATCTGAAGGATGCACATGGTCTTCACGTGCATATTTATTAGATGATCCTACAGCAGCTGTACCATCCATTTTAGGAGCCACAGTAGCAGGATCTGGAATTTCAGAGTCATTAGCAAGATTAATTGTAGCTCCTGCTGTAAATTTTTTTGTATCTGTATTATATATATATTCTCTAATAGAATCTTTATAGAATATATATCATTTCTTATCATTAATTGTACCTAATATACCATGAACAGTAGTCCCAGAAGACATGTCAAATATATCCCCGACCTTACCATTATTATAAGCTAATGTTGCATAATCAGAGCTGCCTGTTAGACTTGAAATAGCCCATCTATTACTAGCCTTATAAAAATTTCCATGAGTATAAATTTCTTTTGAATCTTGTATAAATGTGGTACAATTATAAAGCTCCTCTTCATGTTTCTGTAAATAAGAATTAAAGTTCGCTTTAGTTTTACAATAAATAAACTTATTTTTATTTGCCATATTATTTTAATATAGATGGGGGGGGTAGGAAAAAATTCCTACCCACCTTATTATTTTATCCCAATTCTTCTCAAACAAGCATATTATCAACGTATTGTTTTACATCATATGATTCTGCAAGTCCTTTAGATTCTATAGAAGCAGATTCAATACTTTGCATATTTAAATCTCCAGTAATACCCTGTGAACCTCCTTCTTTACTACTTGTACTTAATGTAAGATAATCAGAGCTAGAAGAAGCAGTTATATTTTGAAGTGCAGTGTCTGCCTTTGCTCCTTGTGCTGAACTAGCTACGCCTATGGGTATAGCCTGTAGTTCATTATCACTCATTGTAAGATTAACTGCAGGGGTAGAACCATCATTTCCTCCTTTTACTGTGATTGCTCCTGTTTTTCCACCAAAAGACTGTACTCCAGCATCTGCAGCATCAGTAATCTTACCATTAAAGTTAGATAAAACCTCTTCAATTGATGTCCCCGCAACATTATCTCCAATTTTGTCCTCAATGTTAATATGAGTAGCGTTAATTGTACAAGATCCTCCAACAAAAGATTGACCATTAACAGTAGCTGTGTTATCTAATTTTGCAGATACAGTTGTTTCTAAAGTCCCAATTTTGGAAGCATTAGTATCAATCAAAGCTAATTTTTCAGATGTAATTAATGAGCTGCCTTCAACTTTATCTACCTTTTGGTCTATATTAGTTTTTAAGTCATTAACATCTTTAACTAACCCACTCGAAACACTTCCAACAGTTGTTTCTAATGCTGTTACTTTCCTTTCAACTGTTGTTACCCTTCTAGAAATTGGTGTTACTAAATCTGTATTGATTTGTCCCTTTAAGTCATCATACTTGATAGAAATAACTCCAGCATCAACACTAATATAAGTACTTCCTGTGTAAACATCAGTTAATGATTTAACAGGGATATATACAGGAGTTCCTTGATTTGCAATTGATAGCTCTAAGTAAAGGTCTCCAACAGATGCCCCCTCGTATGGAGTGTTTTCTTTTTCTACTTCTTTGACCTCACCTTTGGTAACTACTAAATCTTTGGGGATATCAATAGAAACTCCTACTTTATCTCCATTCTTACGAAGTTCATAACTCTTTAAATATCCTTCAGTAGGAGAATCAGCAGCTGCAATAGTATATTCAGCGGCTTCTGGAATAACTGCTTTTAAACCATTAGGTCCTAGTTCAAGTCCTTGCCCTGTAGAATCAATTTTAATAGAAACGGTTTTTTCATCTGCATTTAAATCAATACCGTTTCCAGCAATGATTTTATCCTGTTTGCTAGTTTTTAAACCTTCAACATCAGCAGTTAATTCGGCTAAATCAGCAGCGACATCGCCTCCAACAGCTACTCATGATTCTGGATTAGTTACATCATCACGATTTTTAAGTACATATAATGTTGATGACTCAGTAACAGCTACAACTAATCCGTTATAAAGACCTATACCATTCCAAGTTTCTTGTGTAGTAAGATCACTTAATGTACCAACAACAAGTCTAGAATCAATAGGCTCCTGGCCAGTTATATTAAAACCTGCGCCTAAACTAAATGTATTTGTACCTCTTGCCATAATTATGCACTTAACTTTTTACTTAATGTGAACCGATATTTAATAGCATCATTTTTATTGTCTCCTTGTCGAGTTCATAATTTATATTGAACTTCTGTGCCATTAATACTTCTTTTTTCTTCTTCAGCTTCAAATTTTGATTGTCCTCCATAAGTTTCATACTTATTACTCATCGTATTATATGCTTCTACCTTAGTAATAGTAAAACTATCTGGAATAGCTACCATAATAAATTGCCCTGCAGCTAACTCACTATTAAAACTAACTTCAAATGAAGGTCCTTCAGTAAGAGTTAGTTTGGTACTTGCCTGAGCAGTTAAAGTCACAGCATTATTTGTAAATACTGGATAAACACCTGTTGCTGTGGTACGACTGAGATTAGTTGCAGAACCAGCAGTAAAAGTAGCATCTGCTCCTGTATATTCATGATTTAAATTAGTAATAGGTTTATTAGTTGGAGCAGTGTAGTTACCAGTTGCAGTATATGTAACGGTATTTTGTCCAAGTGCTATTTTTGCTGAAGTAAATTGAGCAATAACTTCACCAGCTTTAGGAGTATATCCAGTAAATCCAGCCTGCGCACTTGGAGTAATCGTTTTTCTTGATCAATTTACTCCTTCTACAGAGGGCTGTGCAGGACTTGTTCAACCATTATTATTAAACTTACCATTGTTGGTAGACATACTAACTGCTGGTATAGTAACTGTCGAATATATTTCCTTCAATCTCATATTAGAAGTTCCTGTAATTGAAATAGAAGGTTTTGTAGCTGCCCCAGGATTTAATTCCTTGCTTAATAACATCACTAAAAACTCTTGTAAACTAGTTCCTGCTGGAATTGTTTTACCATTCTGAATTCCTGCTCCTAAATCTCCGTTTAAGCCCGCGACAGTAATTTCTTCTGTAGTAACAAGTTTATCTGCTTCTGTAGTACCAAGAATTTTGTTGCCTTTATATAAAGATCCCAGTTTAGAGTTTAATGATTCAGAATCATTTTCTTCTTTAATACCTTTATTAATAGCAACAAAGTCTCCTTTTTGTACAGATTCAGTTAATTCTGTACCAAATTTAAACTTTAATACATCCATAAACTCTTAATTTTTTTTTGTTTATAATTCATATCAGACTAAATTATCGTTTATTTCTGATATTTTTTCTCACACTAAATTATTAAATTGATTCTGAGTTATAGTCATCTCAGGTTCTTCTGAAGATATTGTAGTATTAATATTATCTGCAGAGATTATCTGAGTTTTAACCTTAACTATATAATTTCCAGAAGTATCTTTATTAATTGTAATGTCAGAGTCATCTGCCAAATTCTTGGAAGTTACTCCAAGACTGTGTTTTTCTATATAATTATTAAAATCTTCTATAGAATTAAATATTGGAGATATCTGTATTTTTCTATTGTTTTCATCTATACCAATTGCTATAAAGTACTTATAGTTTTCCTCTGTAATATCCTTGTAAGAGACTAAAAGAGGCTCTCCATTTTTTAATGAAGGAGTTAATTGTTCTCGTATATATCTTATTGCTTCTGTACTAGTCCCAGAATATTTTAATATTCGTTTAAATTGTATAGTACTAATATTCATATAATTATATTGTTAATTCCCCCCCATCTATTACTAGAGAAGATAGTATGTTATTTACCTGTTCTTGTATATATGAATTTGCCTCAGCTTTTGTAATATAATCACTTAAATCTACATTAATAGATCCAGATCCCCATTTTTCTCACATTCATTTTTCTGCTTCTGGGGATCTAACAGCATAATATTCCTCAAAAGTATCATCACTAGTGCCTGTACTAGACTTAATAAGCCAAAGCTCATTTTGATGAACAGAAGCATCAGTTTTAAGAAAATCTTCTAATGTCCCTGACCAAAATTTAATGGTTAGGTTGGAAACATTAGCAAATGTACTTTTAAAATCTTTTTCATCTAACTGTCCACCTGCTTCTTTATAAGCATTGAATACAAATTCAAATGAGCTAAATTCATCTAAACTATAATCAAATGGATCATACCATATTTTATCTCTATCTTCAACTTGGATAGTCTTATCAGGATTATCTGGGTCTCTAACTTCCATTACTGGATGATTACCCTCTCCTGGTTTAACTTCCTCAGTACTTATTCATATATTTTCATCTCCTCTAAGTTCATCTAGATAACATAGAGTAGTTCATTCACTAACTGCAACTCCATCATAACCTCATACTATACGATCATCTCGTCTAGTATTATTTTGAGCGTTTGGGTGTTCTGCAACATCAAAAACTCTCAATAATTTTGGGGATTTCCCTCCAACACTTCCTAGATTCACTCAGTCTGAATCTTCATCAATAGATCAATATAAATCTATAGATCTAGTATTCTCATTTCTTACAAGTTTAAAAAGAGGAGTAGGACCTGCTTCTCCTTTTTCTCCCTGATCTCCTTTTTCTCCTTTTTCTCCATTATTCCCCTTAAGACCTGTTTTTCCTTGAGGGATTCCTAAAGTTAAAGTATAAGTTGTAGATTCACTTCCTGGAGTATCTGCAGATATTTCTGCATATCCGCTATCATCAGGAGACAAGGTAATAGTATTAACCTTACTAAATATTCAATCATTACCCTTTTCACCTTTTTCTCCAGGTTCCCCTTTTAAGTTACTACAATCTACTTTAATAGTCTCATTTCCATGTAAGGACTTGAATACTATATAATTATTATCAAGCTCTGTTTGTGGAATATAAGTATCACCATCTTCTCCATTTTTACCATTTTCACCATTCAGGCCGTCTTTTCCGTCTATACCATCCTTTCCTTTTATATTTATAGGATCAATATTTTCTGTGTTGTCAGAAATAACTCAGGAGAGTTCTCCAGTAGATGAATTATAATTAGGTATATATACTTTTCCTCCAGGACCAGGAGTACCTGCTAGTATAAAATTTCAATATGCAGATTTTACTCCAGTTGGCTGATTTGGGTCTTTTGGATCTTCAAATAATAGTTCTGGACAATTCTGACTACTAGAAAGGTGAGTTCTACGACATGCTAATAAGGTTCCTCTATAAGATACAAAGTCTGTAACATAATTATCATTAAAATAATTTATTCCAGAATGCCACTCGTTTGCAAAGTTAAAAGATTTACCTTTATAGTATTCTCTTGATTCAGTAATCCTACTACACTCTATTGAATTTTGAAGATCAATGTCTGGTTTAATATTTTTCATTATTGCGCTGTATATAATTCTCTAGATACTATAGCAACCTTAGGATATGTTACAGTTACTCCATTATAACTTACAGACTGCTTAGTACTAGTTGGTTTTAATAATACAAAGTCAGAAGGATTAGATATGTATAAACTTCCATATATACCAGTGTAAGACTCACTCCCACTACTTCCTTTAACATGGAAATCAGTACTTATATACTGTGTATATTCATCTGCAACATATCATATAGGTTCAAATGTATAATCTAAAGATCTGCCTGGAGTTAGATAAATATAATCTATAAGATAGTTACTATAACTATTATCATAGTCTCCTGGAAGATGAAATGTTAGTTGCCTACCATTTTCTTGTTCATTAATATCTATAGCTGGAGATATTCTAATATAATCCTTACGACTTATCATTCTTTGAGCGTTACATCCATTTGTAATAAATCCAGTTATATAATTTCCTTTTTCTGGTATGTAATTATTACTAAGAGCTCATTCAAAATTATTTGAATAACTTTCACTTTGATTTATTTCTGGGAACACTATATTAACATTAGGAGACTTAATAAAATTATCTTCTAATATTGCATATTGTAAATTAGGTATAGTATTAAGATTACCTTTTAGAGTCATTATGGTTTCAATACTATAATCATTAATATATTTAAAAGTGCATTGCCCAAAATTAAGAGAAGCTTCACCTGTTTTTAAATTTACATAATAAGCAGGAGTTCATTCGGTTAAATTACTAGGGTTAAAATTATGATAATTAGTGTTTACCCCACTAGTGTTTTTGCCAGTTTGGCTGAACATGTAATCCCCATTAAAAACAGCAGACCCAACTAATGAATTAGGAAATATAGAAACATCTGCAAAAATTGTTTCAAAGTGATTAAACTTAGTTCAATAGTGTTCTTCATTTTCTATAGATTCTGCTGGAGTTCAATTATTATGATCTATACCTGTCCAACTAGTTACTGCAGATAATAGATAGTACCCAGATTTTGAACTATCAGCATGATAAACATATACATAAGGAGCACTATCTTCGGTAGTTATATATGTAGTATTTTCAGTATAGATTCCAGCAGGATAAATTAATTGACCCTTTCTACCTACTTCTCCATTAGCTCCTGCTGGACCATTAAATAATGCTGGGTCACTTCAACTACCATCTAATAATCCTGTTGTGTCCTCATTATTCAAATATTTGATTCTCCCTTGTATAAATCATATTCGAGGATACTCTGTACTAGTAGCTGGAGGAGTAATAGTTCAACCTTGACTTGTAGTATCTAATATATTAGAAGGTTTACTTTTACTTGGAGTGTCATCTGTTCCATTGCAGAATCTCATGACTATTCCTACACCAGGTGTGCCAGATACCCCAGTTGCTCCTATTGGACCTTCAGGCCCTTGTTCTCCAGTTATACATACAGGGGTAGCCCACTGCTCTCCACTTATAATTGTATTATCTTTGGAATTTCTCTTAATAAAAGTCATCCAAAGAAACTCTCCAGAACTAACTACTGGTCACTGATCACTTCAATTATTACCTGGGTTCTCATTTTGCTTATTTATAGCAGGAGGCTCATCTTTAGATGAACTCTTTGCAAATTTATAATCAGTATAAATACCGTCAGTACCATTTTGACCATCTTGTCCGTTTTCACCAGTAATTCTTTGAGGAACCGACCAATTTCCAATTACTTTTTGAGTAACTCCACTAATAAGTGCTTTAGACATTCATCAAATTCCCACAGTACCAGTAGGAGCATCTCCTCATCCCTCAGGAACTGGATCTATTCCAGTCGGAGTGTCAGGAGCTTCTTCACTACTCTTAAATACATAAGAAGTCCAATTACCAGCAGCACCTTGTGTTCCATCCTCTCCAGATTCTCCACTAATACATACTGGTACTGACCAATTCCTGAATAAAGTATCATTTGGATTAATAACAGCTGTTGTCATTCATAAATACTGAGAGTTATCCTTAACTGGAGGCTCTAAAGTCCATCCTTCTGGAGTCCTAACTTCTTCTGATAATGATGGAGGTGTAATATTACTATTATTTACTGCAAATCTAAACTCAGTAAACTTACCATCTTGAGCAGTCCCATCCTTTCCATTTACAGGTAGAACTTCTCCTCATTTAATGACTGTATTAGACTGACCGTCTACCGTTCCTATACACTGCCACCATTGACCACTACTTAAAGGATAATCTTTTCAAGATGACTCCATAGGAGGTTGTGGTGTATTAAAAGTAGGTTTTTCTGGTTTTGAATCTGATTGAATATATACATATGTTTTGTAATTAGGTGCAACTCCATCTAAAGCATAGTAAGCAAATAGAGAAGGCTTACCATAAGTACTCCATACATTGTTTATATAAGTACTCGTGCTAACTCATTCTCATCTATAAGTTGAATCAACTCCAGTGGGTTGAGAAGTCCAGCTCCCTCATTCTATATCTGACGGCAGTTCTTCATTTTCACCATTACCTACTGGAGTAGTAGGAGGAGTTACTTTATTAGTTCTTATATATATATATTTTACACCATCACCATTTTGTCCTGGTTTACCATCAGCTCCATCCTTTCCAGGGGATCCATCTTTTCCATTAGTACCGTCAATTCCTTTTTGTAATTTAAAAGAAAACTGAAACTCATTAGTATCACTTAATGATACATTAGCTTCTGGGGACCCAGTTGTACTACTTGTACTTAATACCCTAGCAGAAAATGTTTGGATCTCTCCACCTCCAGAAGTCTGAATAGTTTTCCAGATAGTATCGTAGTCTTCATTAGACTGCTTTACTAATACTTGATTTACCAAGCCTCCTTCTGGTACTCCTTTTCCAGGTTCTCCTTGACTACCAGGATCACCTTTATCACCTTTAACATTACCCAGATCTTTTCAACTCTGGTTATCATAAGATACAAATAGATGCTCATTCTCTACTTTAAAAGTAACATTTAATTCTGTATCCTCACTAGTAGATGCTCCGCCCATTACAAATTCTCACACGGGAGTATTTTCAATGCCTATAACATTACCATTTTCAATAATAAGAAATGGCTCGTTTTCTGAGGAAGAGACATGACTTCTAGTACATCTAAGAAGAGCTCCATTATATGATACAAAATCAATAAAATCTTCATTGTTAAAGTAATGGGTTTCTAAACATCACTTTGTACATCTAAAAGATGTGCCCTTGTAAAAGGATCTAGAACCCATTGCATTATAATATGTTTCAGAAACCATCTTATTTAATTTATTTATTATAGTAATTAATTATATTGATAATATCCTCTTGATTACTATCTATATTCTTTATATATTCTATAGCTCCTATAATATCTATCATCTTATTTAATTTATTTCTATTTAAAGGATACCCTATATTTAGATTAACTAATTCAGTTGAAAAAAGGAGATATAGTGTTTCATATAATTTATCCATTGCACCCACAATTATTATAAGATGTATCTTCTACATCACAAATTCCTCCACATTCTAAAACATTTTCTACAATACGTTGTGCTTCTTGGAAATTATTTATATCTTTTAAATAATCTAAAACATATATAGTACTTAGAAGGAAGTCTCTTTTTTCTGTAACATCTTTATAATCAGTACATTTATTATAAATAGTATAGTCTATAATTTGGCGTTGTAAATTTAATAAACATTGTGTTAATTTACAAATTGTAAAGACCGTTTTTTTACAATAAAAAGATTGATTTCCACATAAACTATAAAGACTAATATAATCTGTTATAACCTCTGAGTTAGATTCTTTTAAGATTAAATCTATGTTACTTAACAGCTCCTCCTTAGATACAGGAGTTGTTTCATAATTTTGACTAGCTCTATAGAAGTTACCTTTATAGTAAAATGTTTGATCTTTTAAATAAACTAAAGAATATAATTCTTCAGAAGAATCATCCTGAACAAATAATGTTTTTAATTTTGGAATAACCATTTTATAATAATGATGAATTCCATCCTTTATAATTGGAAAAATACTATCCTTTAAATAATTATCTCTATTATGACAGTAATCTTCAAAAATTAAAGTATTAGGCTCAATTTCATCTGTGTTGGCGTATACTAAAAATTCCAAAGATACATAATCAGCTATATTTTCAAATAATGTTCCATATCTACCAGGTAGATTAGTGTAACTGCTGTCATCAATTGCTGATAATTTACAATTTGGATATACTATTAAACGGACATTTAAGTTACTCATTATATTACACTTTTTATTTTATTATTATACGGATTATCATCATATATCTCAGCAATCTGTGCATTAATTTGTTTATTTTTAACTTCTAGACTCTTATCATTATATTCCTTATCATTCCTCATCCTCTCTTTCTCAATTGCAACCTTTTCTGCTTCAATTTCAAGTTTAGTTTGATTATTAGCTTGTAATTGATTCTGTAGCTGTTGAATTTGTTCTTGTAATTGTTGATTAACTTTTTGAAGTTCTTTAGAATTTTGTTCATACTGTTGAATTTGTTGTTGTAACTGTTCAATAGTATCATTTTCCTCTTTTTTACGAGCTATAGAGCGATCAATATATCGCTTTAATTCAGTAATAGAAGATGCAGTTATGATATTTGTAATATCTCCTAAATCTGCTACTCCGCTCTTAACAAGCTCTCCACTGATTGCAATTAATGATTGTACATTCTGATAAGATTTAGTACTATCTTCAATATGAATATCAAAATCAGTTAAGGTATAATATTGGGGAAGGGCTGTAAATATTTTGGAATAATTACCTAAAACAATTGTACCTGTTATTCCTTTTGGTCAAACTAGTTTTGCAAGGTTAAGCATATCATAATTTGCTTCTTGGTATACAGTATCCATAGCATTGAAAATTTGCTTAGTTAAAAGCATTGTAGTTTGTACTCCCAACTTAACGTTTGAAACAGCATCTCTCTGCTCATATTGTGCTAGAGCTTCTGGTAATACTCCAGTAACCATAGAAACTTGTTGTTTAATAGATTGCATTGCTATTTCAATAGCCTGAATACTTTGTGATTTAACAGTATCATCATATCCGTTAAATATAGTATTCATTGTCTGAGCTCCTTCCTGACTACTATCAATTATACCTAAACCTTGCTTTTTATATGCTAGTCACTTCTGTAGCCTTTCTGGTAACTCAACTCCTAAAACTTGAGGAACATAAGCTAAATCAACCCAATCTCCAACTGTTCCAGAACTAGAGATAAGATTATCTCGATAGAACACTAACAAGTCATATCTCATTTAAATATTCAGTGTAGGTCGTTACTCTACACCCGTCTTACGACTGCTGCATGTCACCATGCAGATTAGACTATATCATACAAATTTGATTTAATACAATATCAAATAAATCTTCCGAAAAACATTCTGTAGCAATATTAGCGTCCCAATTTGGGGGAGTAATAATTGAATTCTTAATAAGCTTTTTAATTTTTAGTTCAAATTGTTTTAATTCTAAGTTTTCATTAAAATCAATTTCTTTAATTACTTCTATTTTATATCCCTTCTTCCTATAATCATTATACCTCCTCAACTGATTATTTGGTAATCTATAAGAGATACCAATTTTGTAGCATTGGAAATCATTATATTCGATTTTTATAAAATAGAATGTGGTGCTGGGAGTAATGTTATTACATTTCGGACACCCTTTCCCAGTAAAAATATAATCATTATCAATCAATACTTCTCCATGTATAGGACATACTAATATAGACTTTCCACCATGACGGTTAGTTGATGTTATTTTAAAATCATATTTATCGCCATATATAAGCTTTAGTTGATTCCTAAAATATTCTTTTCTATTTATAGCAGATAGTATTCCTGGCATATGTCCTGCTAATAACGTGTCAAATGAAGTTTTTACTAAACCGTAACTAGTTTCAAATAATGTTGGAGTCTTCATCGTTTTATATTCTCCTACACACCTTATTTTGCTGTAAATTTCAAAATGTTTTTCTTTTAACATATTCATTGCATATTCAGTTTTATTTAATGCAATGTTAATAGTTGGGGTATAATTTAAAATTAAACTGGCTTTAGAACTTTTCATAACTCCGTATTTATTTTTAATTAAAATAGGTTTATTTAAACCTAAAAATTTTCCAACTATTTCTACTTCACCATTATATATATTGGCTACTAAATTTTTGTATTCATCTTCACTATATTTCATAGTTACTATTTACATTAATTTAAATCAAATTTGCCTCCGCACTTCCACTCACTTGAGTGTACTCCATAAAAGGATAGTCGTTGAACCTTCCCACTTAAGGGCTTGGCTGCTGATTGTCTTAATTGTACTATTATTCAAATTAAGAGTTTCCAGCAATTCACGGAGTTTATACAGGACTGATATAACTTAATCCTGTAGATCCATTGTCTTGATAATCATAGAGTTTGGATCTCCATTCTTATCTAAGAAAAATAAACCATTAACACTCAATCTACATTTATTCGGGTTATCTTTTGTTCTAATAATATTTTCAGATTCCCCCCTAGTTATATAAATTTCTTCTCCAATACGTGTGCCTTCATGTCTAGTCTGTTTTCCTGTTTTATAATCAACTTCAATTCATTCTACATCATAAACAGTTCACATTTTTGGGTAAGTGTACCTATTAGTTCTGCTAGTTTCACCTGGTCATATAGGATGTGTTTCTAGTCCCCCTAAAATTCCAGTATGAGTACTGTTTCAAACTCCAGCTATTTCAGGAGATGTGGCTCTAATATAATAAGAAGGACCATCTGACTCAATTGTGCTGTTATTCTCTTCCTTTAGAAGTTTTATGTGTTCCTCTTTTAGATCTTTACGATATTCTAGTAAAACATCTTCTACAGACATATACCTTCTAACCACTACACGGTATGAATCTGCTAAATAGTCTGAATTTGGATTTTTTTCTACAAATGTATTAATAGGGTTCAATACCTCAAATTGTATATTATCTCCACTGTTAGAAGGTCTTACTCTATAATAACATGTACCAGTAATACATAAATCTGTAAGCAGACTATGCATTTTATTTGTTAAATCTATATTTTTTGACTGCTTTAAATAATCAAGAATATTCTGGGCTGCAATTTCATATTGAGATACAAAAGAATCATTAATGCTATTACTAATTTTATTTAATTGTTTCTCAATAAATGGATCCGTTGAAACTTCTTCATTGTTAATAATAGAAGATATTATATTATTTTCTAAATATTTTTTTAGATAATTAAACAGTTCTTTACTAATTAATAATTGTTTTTCTCTCATAATATTAGAAACTGTTTCCTCATCTTTACACGTTATTTTTAAATCTTGATTTAATCCTAAATATTCTCCAATTAACCTATCTATATGAGGACGAACAAGAGGATTAAATGTAATTCCAGTGGGTACACCAATACCATAATTTTCTTCAATATGCCTAAACTGATCTGCATCTCGTCTACTGTGATAGTAATTATAAGCTTTTTGAAGTGCTATCTTAGGGTATATTAACTCACTTATAGCTTTGTCAATTTGTTTTATTTCTCTATCAACGTTCATTTTTATAACTCTATTATTGGAAAATGCAAATTACTATTTCCATTTATAAGTACTCCTGTAGTATAATTAATATTCTGAAGTTTTCTCTTTCTAAATTCTTTTTCTAAAAATTTCAAAAATCCTTCTTCACTACCTTGATACCCAAAAGATATTGGAGCTGCATCTTTACAATTTAATCCAAGTCTTAATGTATATATCCCATCTTCATATTTAACATCAATAGGAGAAATATACTCAGACTGTGTAACTTGGTTAATTAGTTCTCTAACTCTACACTCAAGATTACTTTCTTTACGAAGGTATAATGCCATATCGTTTTTGTCCATTTGAATCATAATATCATCCAAAATCCTTTCATGAATTTCTTACTTCATCTTGAGCCCTTGGAGTAAATCCTAAAAGGTCTTCATCCCCTAATTCAGCAGCTATCATAGCTGCAACAATATCAAATTTACGTTTATTTTCCCAGGAATATTTAAGTAATTGTTCTAGCATTTCATCAATCTGTATAGAATAACAAGATTCATCTACAAATCTACTAATTAATTCAAGTCCATGACGTAGATACGTTTCAGTTGCAGGATATCCAATCATTCCAGAATTACCTTTTCGAATATCAGGCATCGTTGATTTTGGTCTCTTCATAAAAAGATTATCTTTCTTTTTAGAACGGAAATACATAATAATACTAATTTTTGTATGCTCCAGCATCGCCTTACAATTATAATATATACATAATTTCATAGCATTTTCATAAGCCGTAGCAATGTCCCTAGGTCTATCTTTATAAATTGCAACATAATTTGAAGAATTGGAACCTAAGATTCTTTTCTTAATTACTATACAAAAATCAGATACATCATTGTTTGTTGAGGAATCTGCAGTACCTTGATCAATAGAGTCAATTCCTGCAATATAGAGATTTTTATAAAGATTCCCTTCCCCATCTCTAAGAGGAGGTTCATATATAAATACTTTTCCTTGTGCATTAGGAATAAGTTTAACTTTATTTCTTGGATTATTTTCTGACCCTTTTGGAACATCTCATAACAAATCAACTCGTTGTGGTTTTACTCCTACTTTTTGTATACGAAGTTGAGTTAAACGATCTGCTATAAGTACTGAGTCGAAATAATTTTCTCCCTGTTTAAATAATGCTTCTTGAGGATGAAATGGGTGCTCTGCACAGTAATTAAATAAATCTTTCCCAGAAAGTTTTTTTCTTTCATTCTCGTAGAATTCTTTAAATCTTTTACTGTCTGTAACACCTCTATTATCTAAGTATTCTGGTAAGAGAGCAAATTTATGTGCAGGAATAAAATATGAAGTATATGTTGGAACTAGATCTTCTGTATCATAATTCTTATAAGGTAAAACATTATAACCCTCTGGATTTGAGAATATTGTGGAGAGTCCGTCTAGTTTCATGTCATCTCCAGCTGTACCAATGCATATTCTAGACCCGAAATGTTCACCACCTAATTCTACTAATGCATTAGATTGGATTCAACTTTTAGTAAGGATAGCATTGCTGCCACAGTTCGATTGTATAGTATAATCATCTGTTAAAAATAAATTATCTGTGGGTTTGTTATAAGATTTTAAAGTAAACCCATAATATTTACCATAGTATGCAGGAGTAACCTGTATATTTGTATATAAAGCATTATATCTTCTTTTATAATTGAATGGTGTTTTTTTTCTATTTATTTTAACAGGAATCCTATAAATATCACCTGTAATATTAACTCTATAAGAATTACTGCCAATTTTAAATCCTTGGTTCATTATATGTTCATTATAATTGACATAAAATCCACAGGATCTTGCTAATTCAATAATTTCATATATTAATTTTTTATTACTCATTGCTATTTCATAGCTATAAGTATTTGGCCCAGAAAAAGTTTTTAAATTTCCATCTGTATCAATAATTCCTGCTAAAACTTTTAATCTATAATCAATATTTGTAAAATAGATTTCTTTAGGGATATGTTTATTATTTATTAGATTCAATTCTTTATAACGATCTAGTATTATATTTTTATGTCCTTTATTTTTAGCAAGATAATAATTATATAATGCTTTATTAGAATGTTTATGTGTAACAGTGCTAGAAATTCTTTTAGTTATATGTGTATTAGGAATAGTTGAAAAATACCAATTAACATAGTTAGATATTTCAATATCATCGGTTTCATTAATAATAATTGCTATTGCCCGTTTAAATCCATCACCTAGTCATAATCCAAAAAAATATGGATCTAAATCAAAATCATTATTAAATTCTAATCCAGTACATTTTAATCCGTACATTCTTTCTTTCCTTCACTGAGGTAATGCTAAATAATCCGCACAACTTATTTTACCAACGTTTATTTTACCATGTAGATTACTTCTCAAATATAATTTATGTTTAGAATTAATGATATATGAATCACCACGTTTCTGTTTTACTAAATATAACTGATCATATCCACTGCAAGTTTTTATAACTTCTTGAGGACTACCGTCTATTCCCATAACAAAATCACCAATTCTAACGTCTTCTATATTTTTTCGAGAATAATTAGACATAATTACCTTTGTACCCTCGCCAAAGCACTCCTCAAATACTAGTCTGTCAACACGGGATCCTCTAATTTTGTCTGCAGTATCTGCAATAACTGTTTGTATCTCAGACATTCATCCATATTCAATATTTTCAGAATTAACTTTTGACGCTCTTTTACGGTCATCGTTATTAATTTTCATACGAACATGCCGCATACCCCCATTTGTGTTAGTATCAAGTCAGTTTAATTGAAGCCAACATTTATTTTTGGTATTATCAAGCTTAGGTTTATCGGGTGCAGTTAGCATAGAGACATATCCTTTATTAGTTGTATAAGGTCTAACTAGCAGGCTAGCAATAAGTTCTGAAAAACCCAACCCTCTCGCTTTTAGTGCACAAATATCTTTTCTAAGCTTTTCTGCCATTTCAACATAATGAAAAAATTCATATTGTTTAGCATGAAAAGAAGGGAATGTTTCAATACGTCCTTTACCAGCAGTACTAGAGTGTTGAACAGTTTGCATTCTATAAAAATTAAGAAAAAAATAGTTATCTCCTGTAATACGATATCCATGAGATTTATATCCTTCCTTACATCTTCTAATTTGCTCATTCCAATAATCTGCATAAGGTTTAGACCCTGCAGGATATTCCGTATACTTTCCAGTTTCTGTATATGTTCTAGCTGCTTCAGTAAATCATTCTGGATTAAAATCCAATCCTTTAGTTTCTGTAATTGGCTTATAACCAGTTAATTCATAACTACATTCAGGGTCAAAGAATTTTATTTCATCTTCGAGAACATAATCTCACAATCCACTTTTTTCTCTTTTAGGTTGTTCAGGTGCATTTTCTTTACCTAAAGCTTGGGAAACAGTAATATCGCCTTTAAATAATTCCCTAATTAATTCCTCTTCATAATTATCTTTAAAAGCAATTTCCTTAGGAGCATCTTTTTCTTTAAGAGATTCTCTTATTTCCTTATATTGTTCTTTTACTGGTTTAGCTTTCTTTTTAACCTTCTTTACCTCTTCCTCATCTTCACCACTCAACTTCTTCTTCATTTCTCTCTGAGCAGCTCTCATTTCAGCTTCAATACTTAGTTTTTTCGCCATAGTTCATTACTCATCCATAAATCCTGCTTCAACATCACCTCTAAGCTTAGTATTATTAGCTATTTGATCTTTCTTATAGTTTAGTTCTAGTTCCTTTAACTTATCAGTCATAGTACCGATAGACCCAATACTATCAAGAATATCTTTAGCTTTTCATATTGGTTTGTTATTTACAGGATCTCTTTCTTCAAGGTCAATATTGTCTAATGATACTCTCATCTTTTCAAGAGTTCTGAAGGCAGTTTTTATAAGACTTAGAATACGAGAGGAATCTTTAATTTCAATATATTTTCTAACGGCAGCTCTAAAAGTGGGATCATTTCATTCTTCATCAGATAGTCCTGAATCTTCCATAGCTGCTTTGTGTTTTTCCATCTCTAAATATTGTTGATATGGACTCTTCCAATCAGCAAATAATCAAATATATTTAAATTCTTTTCATGCTCGTAGTCTCTTTTTACCTGTAGGATCTTCACTACATTTATTTCTATCTAAGTCTCATAATGCCTCAAACTCCTTTACAAGTAGGATCTCATGAACATTAAGTTCAAGAGATCCTGTAGTATTATTATAAAGGAATATATCTGTCATTATTCTTTGTAATGTTCATTAAATCGCTTTTGTCTTTCTGCATAGCCTTTTTTATTAGCTTCTTTGTCAACAAAGTGGTATCACTTAGGATTATTTCTTCTAGTAATACCATTGACACTATTAGTATATATAGTATCTTGTTTGTCTCTACTTATAGTTCTATATTCTTCTTTCCCAGAAGGATATCTTAAAGTTTGTTTTATAGAACCATCAGGATTTGTTACAGAACTAGACTTGTATCCATCTTTAGTTACCTCTCCTCCTGTATTAAATTTTTTGGCATTAAAAATACCTTGTAATCTTCTAAAATTAGAACTTACAGGGGTTGGTGTCCGTAATCCTAATTTACCTAATATACCAGCATCATTAATATTACTGTCAATTCTTCCAGCATCTGCATTATTAATATATAATGTATCCCTTTTATCTGGAGATACTAATTCTGATGTTGTAGTATTATTTCTAGTAATCTGTCTTAGACCTATACCATTAGGAAGAGTTTCTTGATGAACTCCTGGTTTTAAATCTCTAACTAAAGTACCTCTTGCAGTTTTATATTTATTAGGACCATATTCAAATAAACTAACTCCATGAAAATTTTTTCTTACTTTATCAGATTTTCTCTGATCAGATTTTCCTCCTTGTTGAAATTTATTAATAAGTTGCCCTAATTTACCCCCAAATTTAAACATCTGTTTTTGTTTAAATTGACTAATAAGACCAGATATTTCATTTAACCCCTCTTCTGTTTGGGCTAATTTATTTAGAATAGTGACTACTTCATCAGGAGTTTTATCTTTAAACTCATTAATATTAACTGGGAGTCACTCTATAAACTGAGTTAAGTCTTCTTTATTCATACTTATTCTGGTTTAACTACACTACCATTAATATTACTACTAATATTACTACTATCTTTACAAGTTATCTCTCACTTTTTAATATCAGTATCAGGGGAATAATATAATGGTATAATTGGTTGTTGGGAATTAACAATGGTATATTGTTTTACCTGATACAGTTTAATAAAAGTATTTACCTCATCAGGCGTCCCTGTAACTATAAATCCATCAATTTGTAAAGTCATATGATTGTTTATTTATATAATTCCAAATCTTTTGTTGAAAATACTGCTTCTTGCAGCACATTATTTTTATCAAATCAAATACATTTCATACCCTTAAAGATATTATACATCTGATCTCCCTGTTTAAACTGCCTTGTAACTTTCTCTTGAATAAGCATTATTGGAGAATTTAGCTCCTTATGTTTTAAGGTTACAAGCTGACCAGGGGTGTAAAATAGGTATGAGTTACCTTCTTTATTCAAATTTTCATTCATATCCATAACTTTTTATATTCACCTTTAGTGCATCTTATTCATTATCTCTTATACTACAAATAATATTATTTTCACTGATTGTATAGTATCCTTTTCCACCAAAGGGGAGTGGTGCAGCTAATGTAAAATTAATATATACATCTTCCCCTTCTAATACACTTTTACATTCATTACCAACAGCAATAACTTTACAACACCAAATACCACGCTGTGAGGCTTCTTGTTCTCCAGTTTCCTGTGATTTATATGTTGCAGATGTTTCAAAATCACCTAAGATAAGTCCAGAGGTGGTTTCATGTAATGGTAAACGATAAGGATTCTTTTCGTAAGGTAATACAACCACTCTACCTGCCGTAGGAACAATTTTCTTATTCTCATATGGTTTGCAATCTTTATCTTTTGCCATTAAATTAGCTACATACTCCATTTGATCTCTTTCTGATTTTTCTTGTGCCCTTTTAAGTGCTTCAGGATCAATTTCACGTTTAATATTATTGCCCATTAAATGTTTTCCTGTTAACTGATAGTAATCAGTTCCTAGATACTTTTCTTTACTCATAATTCATTATTATTTTAAAATTATACATTATCATCTATTATCATAACATTGTTCATCTTCTACTAATGATTTACTATAGCAATTACATCCACATAAAGTACATCAGTATTCTCCAAATAATTTTTCTTTATGAGGGCAGTTTAAACATACCTTATATCTTCTTTCAGCTCAATCAGGGATAGGTTTAAAGAATCTACGATATCACCCTATTATAATATTTTTAATTGTATGTAATATTTTTCTCATAAATCTTATCATTTCCCTACAACACATTTTGCAGCGGGCATACGTAATTTTCTCTGTAACATGCAGTTACAACCTCTTTTATATCCTAATTTGGGTCTATCACTTACTGTCTTTTTATCAGCTTCGGATAAATATAGCCTAGAATTACATCTAGCTCCCATAGGACTATCTAGATATAGAGGACATTCTTTGCAAATCTTCATTCTATTTTCATATAAATCATCTACATTTTCCATAATCATTATATTTTAAAATACTATTGGTTTGTCTCTATCAAGTTCTGCTTTTATTTTATTCTTCTTCCTATGATATAAAAGAAGTCTGGCAATATCATCTTTTAAATATTTTACTTCATATTCAGTTTCATTACCGTCGTGATCAAAATGAACAATTGCTAGCTTTTTTATTTTGAATTTAGGATTAATCTTCTGAAGAAGATATGCATACATACTAAGTTGTAACTGGTAGTGACATAGATTACAATCCATAATATTTTCTAATGGTGAGAGCATCATCTGTCTTTTCTTAGTAGTTCTATCAAAATAAGACTCTTTATCAATCTTACCGTTAGTCTTTCAATCTAACAAAACTATCTCATTATCACTTATCTGTAAATAATCTATTTGACCAGCAATCTTTAAGTATTCGTCAAACTCATAACTTATAAGAAACTCAGGATAAATTGCCCTGTCAATATCTAGTTTATAATATCCCTTCTTTACCTCAAAAGTTCCTCCTCCTGCATATTTGCTTATTGCCTTTTTATCCCCTTGATAAAATAGATCTTCCATCATAGCATGAATTTTAGTACCACGTTCCGTACTAGCATTCCTCTTATCTTCATAACTTTGTAGGATTTCAGATTTCTTATTTAGAAATTCAACAGGATCTAATCCATATTCTTCAATATAAGACTCCTTTCATTTTTTAGAAGAAAGAAGTTTTGATTTTAATGGGTAAAACACTGTGGGGTCTAATAACGCCTCACAAGCTTTATATGATGACCAAAAGTCTGAATCAAATTTTTGACAGTACTGTCCTATTATTGTCGTTACAGATTCATATTTCGAATTATCGGTCTTATCCATATAAATATGCTTTTCATCAGAGTATATAATATTATCATTTTCTTTATCTACTGCATACCCATTAACATATTTTAATTTACTCCCTCTAAGTTTAGGCATATTATACTTTTATTCTTTATTATAATTAGATTGGATAAGAGTTTTAATATTTGCTCTATCATCTATAAGATAGTTATGTATTTTATTTTGTAAGCTATCAATATTTGGTGGAATATTTTTCCAAGTCACTCCTAAAATACCAATTGAATAACCACTATTATCTTTTATAATTGTACAGGCTAAATATTGTACATTATTTTTTTTGAGTTGTGTATAAAGAGTTGAATCAATACTATCTAATTTAACCATATCCCCTATAAATACTTCGTTCGTCTTTAAATAATAAGGAAGATTAATCCAGGTTAGATTAAAATCATTATATTGATTTTTAATTGATTCAACTTCATCATTACATAATTCAAATCTCATAGTTCCATGTTGTCAGTCCATAATACCATTATGGTACTGAATAATTCATACCCTATCTGCATGATATTTATATAAATATACAGGCAGGAGACTTTTTATTTGTTGATCATATTCTGTCCTTTTATGTATCTCTTTCGCATGTCTTTGAGTCATGTAGTCAGTATATTTGTCAAATAAAAAACTAGGATTGTAACAAATCCTAAGTGTTAAACTTAACATAATTAGAATAAATAACCCCCTCAAAATATTAAATACTCCATACTCTTTACATAATTGTAGGATTCTTTCTAGTCATGAAAGTCCAGAATCTATATCAGGTTTTGTTTTTGCCATATTTATATATATAACTCTTTATAATTTTACTTGAATGATGCAAATATATAATAAATCTTTCTGATATCCAAATAATTTATCCAAATACTTGCAAATATCTAAATAAATAATTATTTTTGCAAAAACATATATTACTAGATAATAATCCTATTAATTATTTTATAAAGTATGAAATATAACAATGACATTTTAAACAAAATTGTAGAGGTATATAGTACAGAGTATCATAACAATCTCGGACTAGATAATATTACAAGTGGGTACATAGAAATGATGAAAAAAGGTTCTAAGATTCATATTAAAAAGAAAAATAGAGGTAAGTTTACAGAATATTGTGGTGGGAAAGTAACTAGTGAGTGTATAGCTAAAGGCAAAAGATCCCCCGATCCAGCAATTAGAAAGCGAGCAACATTTGCTGCCAATAGCCGTAAATGAAATAAGAAGTAAGGAGGTGTATAAAAATGACGACATGGAAGAAAATCAAAGCGCAAATAAATATTTATATGATTTTAGAGAAATTTGGTAAATTATATATTATAGATTAAATTATGATAAATACCCCTAAATATTTTGAATTAAGTGAACTTTTAAGAAGTGATACAGCTATTAGTAAAAAAATAGAAAATCTACCTACATGAGAAGGAATAGAAAAACTAAGTAAACTAGCTATAGAATATTTAGATCCATTAAGAGAAGCATGAGGCTCTGCTATTACTATTACTTCTGGATATAGATCACCAAGCCTTAATAAAGCTGTGGGAGGCGTAAGTAATAGCTCTCATCAATACTATGAAGCAGTAGATTTACAACCTGAAGATACTTCTGTTAAAGGAGTAGAAAACTTCTTTAACTTTATTAAAGATTATTTTACTAGAAATAAAGTCATTATAGATCAATGCTTTATTGAAAAAAGTGGGTCTACTACATGGGTACATTTAGGAATATCTCCAAGAATGAGAAACCAATATGGAGAACTACGAGTTTAATAGAGGTTATAATAACTAGTTTTTAAATAATATGAAGGAAAGATCTAAATTAGAGTTCCCTGAGACATTTAAAGTAACCTCATTAATTGAATCTCCAAAACAATATGATGTGGAGGAATTAATTAAAGTCATAGGAACTAAAATATTTGACTATACTAATGCAAATATCTTAGTACAATATAATGATAAAATCTTAAATAAATTTTCAACTGAGGAATGTGAACTACAAGCTCTATTAGATAAAACACCAGTGCCTCATACATATAATCTATTATTAAAAACTAAGTTATCTGATAGTCTTAGTACTATTATATGTCATGAAATGCAACATTTTGATCAATACGAAAGGAGAGATCTTGAACTTGTGAAAAAAGACTCTAAACTAGTATTCTTATGAAAGGGACAGCAGTTTGATTCTTCATTGGATTATATGTTAAGACCTTGAGAACAAGAAGCAATAGATGCTCAATACTCACTTTGAAAACAATTTAAACAAATTTACTATAAATAATAAATTAAATATTATAT